ACGGACAAAGGAAGTATAAGACAAGATCGTAACCTTGTCAAGCCACTTACCCGACTTGAACGGGTGACCTGATAATTACAAATTACCTGCTCTATCCAGCTGAGCTAAAGTGGCAGACTCCCCCGACAAGATTCGAACTTGTGACCTGGAAATTAACAGTTTCTCGCGCTACCGCTGCGCCACAGGGGAATGATGGAGTAAGTGTGATATACCTCATAAGGATATAACAGGGACTTACCCTCTATCACTTTTATATATGGAGATAAACTCCAACAGGCAAGGAGGGACTCGAACCCCCGACAAACTGATTAGAAGTCAGATACTCTATCCAGCTGAGCTAAAGTAGCGAGTGGAGAATAGCGGACTCGAACCGCTGACAGCCTGCTTGCAAAGCAGGTGCTCTACCGGCTGAGCTAATTCCCCTGGCGTCTCAGGTTGGATTCGAACCAACGACCGACCGCTTAGAAGGCGGTTGCTCTGTTCCACTGAGCTACTGAGACATGGCGATGGGTTCCTGTCGCCGCTAGTCCTGAACCCATCTAAGGGGACCACCGCAGTCAAAGGAGGCGGAGATCTGTTTGTCGATCCCTCTTACTGTTTTGCCTCCCTGACCTTTTTATTATAACGTCTCAGTGCTGGTCTGTCAACCTGCGACTGCTGCTTCTTCTGCTGGTGCGGTTTCTTCTGCTGCTGCTTCTGGTGCTGCTGCTTCTGTGGTCTCGGTCTCTTCAGGTACGGTGACTCCAATCTGAGTCAAGTAATCGATAGCACCTTGAACTTTAAAAAATACTTCTCTTCTCTTTGTGATTCCTTCCTGCAAATCATTAATTTCTTTACCAATGGAATCTCTTTGCTTTAGCAGATTCGTCAGATGAAATTGTTGTTCGTTCATGATAGAAAATTGTAACGTAAATGCAATTCGGATTTATTTATATAAGTCCGCTTATACACATTTTAACACATATTTCCAATGCTTTTTTTTCTAAATACAAGCATACACGAACATTGACACCTTAAATGAAATCACTAATCGCTTTCAGTATGGTATTGATGACCGCTGCTGCTGCTAACGCTGGCGGAATTGTTACTAAACATGCTTCTAGTGTTCAACTAACTGTTGACGCTGCTCGTTCTACTGCTGTTAGAATTGGCGATAGCTATTCTGCTTCTGGTTCTAACATTAGTGTTACCACCATGGGCACCCTCGGAACTGCTGGAACATATGATGTTCACACAGCAGGAGAGAATTGGTCATTTAGTGAGTCGATGACTGTAAAAGATGCTATCCCAACAGCAGCAGTAACTACAGGAGATACACCAAACTTCTCAAACATTACTTCTTACACCGCTGGATCTGCTGGTTCACTAGCAGGTACTATTGATAGTTCACATGCTATGTCACTAACAGCAGGTGGAGCTGGTACATCTGCAACAGGACAATTCGTTTCTGAGATCACCGTTATCGACTAATACTATATAACCATGAAGAGATTATTTTTCGTGGCATTACTACTGGGGTCTCCTGCTATGGCGGTCCCAGTGGTCCCTAACTTCACACAGGGGTCGATGACAAGCCACACAGAGACCATACAAAAAATTACAGAGACCATTAATTCAATGGACTATAACACTGGATATCAGTATTCAGTAACAGGGAGTGGAATTACAGCATCAGGTTCACTGCAACCAGGCACAGGTGCTAATACTGTAACTATAGACGGCGTGACATCATCATGGACAGGAATCAACAGCAGACCAAACTTTACACAGACGACACCAGGAGGAGCGTTTCAGTTCACAGAAACCTATTCGGGTCCTGGTTTAAGCAATCAAACAATAATTCAAAGAACAACAGAAGTCACAAGCATCACAGATACAACCTCAATTTTCAGTCAGTAATAGGAGCACTTCTTCTTGGATCGTTATTCCCAACTCAAGCACTCGCTGAAGTCGGGGGTGTTAGTGCTACTGCTGCTCCTGTTGCTAATTCCTCTGGCTCAGTCACGAACCAAGCAATCCAAGTCCTCCAAGGACCTTACATCACTAATACATACGGCAATGGTATACAGTGCCAAGGACCCACTCTAAACATCACACCTTATGTAACTGGTAGTGCTTCTGCTACCAGACCCTATGAAGATTACTACTATGATCCTGTCTATGACATGAGGGACATGGATGAGGATGGAGCACCTGACAATCCTGGTTCTGTTCTCTACACTGTTCCTGTAAGAACAGGACAAAAAGATAACTACAATTTAAGTATAGGATTTTCTGCCACTTGGTCTAGACCATTAGATCCAAAACTACAGCAGCAATGTAAAGAGGCAGCAGCAACACAAATTCAATTACAACAACAATTAATTGCCAATAAAAGATTAGATTTTGAACTAGCTAGATTAAAAAATTGCGGACAATTAATAAAGGAGGGAATATCTTTTCATCCCAAGAGTCCTTATTATAGAACGTGTGCAGACGTGGTTGTTCAAAATGTAACTCACATTAAAGAGCATAGGCATTATATTCCAGGTCCAACATCAACCAATGCTCAAGATTTAGGTGGTCCTATTTCTTCTTCTTCCCAACCTTGAATGTCTGACGTAGAGCATAGATAGCATGATTACGTTCTCTTTGTTTTATTCGTCTTTCTTCTACAGACATTATAATTACCTTGCCTCTAACAGAGGCAATTTTTTTTACGATTTTTTTTGTGAGCGGTCTAATTACCTTAAGTAAAAGATCCACCAAAGGTTTTGCTACCAGAGCAGATGTAGTTGCAACAACAGCAATAGTAGCAGTAGTTACTACTTGTCCTGTTGCTGGCAAAGCATTGATAACTTGTTCAGGTATAGCAACTCCTTCAGTCAATCTGACACATTCATTACCTTGGAGTTGATATCCAATTACTTTCTGTCTACCAAAATCAAATATAAATCCTACAGGTTCATTCTGCCTTTGATCTTCAGTAGGACACTGTATTTGTGGTTTGGGTATATTTTTAACTGCCTCAGAAGTATCTGGTACTTTAGGAACTTCTGGTGCTTTAGGTTTTACAGGAGGAACACTTTTAATTTGTGGAGGTGGCAAATCATTTGAATTGTAGTTAATAGGATTAAAGGATGGAAGATGTCCATCACATAAAACTATAGTACCACTTTCATCATCTTGTTTAATTATATTATTTTTTGGATTATTGGTCTGGTGTGCCTCCACACATCCAGGCATATCTACAATAGGAATGCCAATGTATAATGTTACTGGCGGTGCTTTTGGTAATGCCAATGTACTTGGGACATTTACTACAGGATTTATATTACTAACTCCTATATTGTCGATATTAATTTTATCAACTTTAATATGTCCAATTTCCATCAATCAAAAAATTTAACGATAGCGTTCCAAGCAGAATGAAAAGCAACATAAAGGAAGAAGGTATCTGCAGCATCCCTTCCTCCTGATTTGTATTGATTTACTCGTTTTACTTTTCTTGCAGTAAACATAACTCTAAAAGCATTTTTTTTATTTAACATCTCTAATCAAATTCTCAGAAAGGAACTACTCCACCAGTAACTTTAGGTGTTGATTCCCTAACAACTCCACCTGTAGCAGTAGGTACTTCAGGGATTTCTGGCATCAAAGAATCAATGATTCCAGGAAGAGCTTCAGTCATTGCTTTAGTGACTTGCTCAGTTGCTTGCTTACGAATATCTTCAATCATTGCATCTTTATTAGCATAAAGATAATAACCACCACCAAGGACTGCCAGTGAAGTCAGTCCTGATAGCAGTGCAATAACGTTAATTAGTTTTTGCATTACTTTTTCCTATAAAATTTCTTTTCCATTACAGAACAAAAATCATAATATTTCTGTCTAAACTTATACCATTTCATTTCTTTAATAATAGATGGGGACTTCCAAATAGCAATTATTAATCCAGAAGTTCCTAAAATTAAAATTAAATGTAACGTACTAAAATCACCTAAACATCCTTCAATAGGACCCATTCTAACATATCCATTACAGTGCGGTTGTTGTATAACCTGTCCAGTATTAATGTAATCTGATTCTCTAGAATTCATTACTGTACGTGTACTGTACCAATCATACCTGCACCCTTGTGAGGAGCACACCAGTATGTATAATCACCTGCCTCAGGGAAAGCAACTTCAAAATCTTCACCAGGCATCATGGCAAGTTCTTCATGAGAGAGTTCTGGATGGTCTTCTACAACGACATTATGAGGAGGAAGCATATTATTAATAAAATGAACTGACTCCCCAGCAGAAATAGTGACTTCGCTAGGTTCAAATGCAAGATTGCCATCGTAACCCATTTGAACGTCAACAGCCCATGCAGGAAGTGCCAAAAATAGTGAGGCAAAAAGAGCAAATAAAACTTTCATGGTTATTAAATTAAACTCATAACTTATATATGTGGACAAATTATTCCACTAAAGTTCCATGTGCTCTACGAATTTCTCTTAACTGCTCAAAATCCTTAACCTTTGTGCCCCCATCATAAGGGAAAGCATAACCTTCGGTAATCATTTGTTCGTTCAATGATACTTCTGCATCTCCAATATATAACCAACCAAGAAGGCGACCGTACTTACCCATACCACCAACCAGTTCAGTTCTAATGATGAGATCGTCGTCTCCATGAATAGCACCCTCTAGTTTTTCCTTCATCCAGTTGGTGGCGTCAATACCTAGTGCTTTTTCATCTAGGTCTCTTGTTCTCTTCTCAGGAGTATCTACTCCTGCAATTCTAACTCTCTCTTTCTTATAAAGATCAAATCCCAAGTCTATAGTGACATCCAGCGTATCTCCATCAAGGACACGATTTACCTCCACTACTCTAAAATTGTAACAGGACTTTCTGCTAGGTGGAGTCATTGCTGCCATCACTTCTTACCCCCGTTTTTAGCTCTCTTTGCAATCGCATTCCCGCTGAATTGCTTCGACTGTTTGCCCTTCTTTTTGGATTTCAATCTCTTGGACATTTTCATCCATCTCCTTATATGCAATGTTAAGTATCATGTAAACAATATACCCAACACCCAATAAAAGGATCACTAAACTAATAATAATGCTCCAGGTTGGATCATTAGTATCACTCAATGGTTTTAGAACTAAGTTCACTTCCATATCAGCAATTCTTTCTCTATTTAGAAATAGAATTCTTTAACATGGGTAGTCCCATTTAGTGATACGATCTATTTTGTGAACCGGTCCCCACGTACCCGGCAAGTAGATATAAGGGACAGTACGAATTGGACAAGAATCACCAGTACAAAGAAGGTCATCGACGATCCTCCAAGATTCCATTACCTCATCGACGTGAACAAAATGTGATTGATCTCCACTAATAGCATCGTACAAGAGTTTTTCATATCCATCAATTGCTCTATCTTGTGGATATGCATGAGTTAATGTTGCTACCTCAACATTATCTTCAAGTCCAGGAGATTTAATGCCCATACTAATATCCAAATGAGGATTAGGTTGTAGACGCATAACGATACGATCATTAACTTTACCCTCATACAATTTAATTGGTGGTGATTTGAGTTTGATTACTACCTCAACACATCCAAATGGCATTTGTTTACCGGTTAGAATGCGAAAAGGAACATCCTGCCAACGCCAGTTATCGACATATAGAGTACCAGCAACGAAGGTAGGAGTGCGACTGTTAGGATCAACGCCCTCTTCATCGCGGTATTTTTCGTATTGTCCAAGGATCATATCCTCCCCTAAACGAGTAGCAGCAAGAACTTTTGTTTTCTCACGACGAACCTCCTTAGCATCCATTTTGCAAGGAGCTTCCATAGCAATCAAAGAAAGAACCTGAAGGATGTGATTCTGAAGCATGTCACGAACTGCACCTGCAGTCTCATAGTATTGAGCACGTCCTTCACACCCAATAGTTTCAGAAGCAAAGATCTGAATCTCTTCTACATAGTTACGATTCCAAAGTGGTTCAAGAATAATATTACTAAACCGAGTAGCAAGTATATTATTAACAGTATCTTTGCCAAGATAATGGTCAATGCGATATACTTGTTTCTCGCGTAGATGTCTAGCAACCACAGCTGATAGACGATCAGCAGATTTATAATCGTAGCCAAAGGGTTTCTCGATAACCACGCGGGAATGGTCGGGGTCATCAAGTTTACCTGCCTCTTTAAGATTGCTAATCGCGTTAGCATACCTCTCTGGAGGAACAGATAAGAAGTAAGTGTTATCGTGAAGATAATCAGGAAGGTGACGTAGAGATTCAACATTGTCGAGATCTGCAGAGATGTAATCTAACTGACGTAAAAACTCTTCTGGATATTCTCCAAGAGATTCTTTCCATTGTGTAGCGGTTGGTGCTCGTCTAGCACAACCTGTAATTAAAAAATTATTTGGAAGAAGATCTTTTTTCCACAACTGATACAGTGCAGGAATTAATTTTTTCTTACAGAGATCACCAGTGGCACCAAATATAACAATGCCACTAGTATCTACTTTATCTTCAATGTGCTGTTCCGTTGCCATCATAGTCGTCCGAGTCGTAGTAGTCATTTTCACCTTTTCGTACCCCGAAATATATCGTGGATAGTACAAACGGTATTGCAATCCATTTGAGAAATTCACCGAACATCGTGACCTCCAAACATTGCTCTCATACCATTCAGGACTTTGTTTGCAAATCTTCCCAGTCGTCTGGACTCAAATCTTGAGAAGAGAGCAGTAGTAATAACAGGGGCTGGAACACCGAGATCCACAGCACTGTGAACAGTCCAACGACCTTCACCACTGTCTGATACTCCTCCATCGAACTTGCTAAGCTCTCTATCGCGGCGTAATACAATAGCGGTAAGATCGAGTAACCAAGAACCAACCACGCTACCACGACGCCATAACTCAGCCACTTCAGCAACATCAATATCATAGCAATAATCTGCTGGACAATCCATTGGAGCGACTTCAGCGTCACCCTCTTTAATGTAAGCTGACCCAGCATTAGCTTCATGCAGGATATTAAATCCTTCGGCGTATGCTTGCATGATGCCATATTCGACTCCGTTGTGAACCATTTTCACGAAATGACCTGCACCAGGTCCACCACACCTCAACCAACCACGCTCAGCAGGTGTCTCCCAAGTTCCGTCATCGGTCCTTGGAGCTCCACTGATGCCTGGTGCGAGTGCGTCAAAGATTGGATTGCAGACGGATACTGCAGTATCTGCACCACCAACCATAAGACAATATCCACGCTCCAGACCGTAAACACCACCACTAGTGCCGCAGTCAATATATTGGATGCCCATCTTAGACAACCTTTCTGCCCTCCGTCTAGAGTCCTTAAAATTGGAATTGCCATGATCAATAATAATATCGCCTTCCATACAAAATTGTAGTAGCTCATTGAGTGTATCCTCTACGGTTTCTGCTGGAACAACCATCATATAAACGCCAGGACCTTTACCACTGACTACTTGAACAAGGCTTTGAATAGAAGTGGTATATCCACTGATATAACCCTCTTCATATTGTGCTTCAGCTTTTTTAACATTGTTTCTAAATCCATGTACTTCATGTCCTGCTGCAATAAGACGACGGGACATACCCTCTCCCATTCGCCCAAGACCAATCATTCCTACTTTCATCCTTTAACCTCTTTTCGAAAATACTCTGGGAGTGGACATCCCTTAAAATCATTTAGTTCGTCTACAAACAAGACAAACATAGTACAAAATCCTATACAGAAAGCAAAGAGCATCTGAGGAAAATTATAGTTCCCCATGTGTGCAGTAGGATTTGGTTCATCATCGTGTGGATGAATCATCCTACTGATCTCTTTTATCCTTTCTTCTGATGATTTCTTCGACTTGTCGTCGGACTTCATCTCTTCTTTCTTGGGACTCATGATCCTTCCTAGAATAACCGTGCTTTTGATGGTATATGAAGTGTCCTTGACACAACATAGTTATACCAAAAAGAAATAGGGTTATTACTCCGACCCACTCTATAATGTGATATTCAACCATGGGAATATCGGTGGTATCACTCCAATAAGTCGAAGCAGACCCTCAGCAAAAAGTGCAAGAACAACCCAACCAACACACATACTAATAATCGAAGCATTGCGATTGTGACGACGTATTGCATCTGCAATCATTACCTCCACTTCTTCTTTTGATACGGGATTGGTCATTTGAATCCTTTACCTCTATACCTTACTGGCCATGTTAGTTCCATACCAAAAACAAGCAACATTGCAACAGCAAACGGAAACAAAATCATGATTTAACCTCCTCAACTCCCACCAAATCGCTGATGTCTGGTGGAAATGGTTTACGATCTTTTTCTCTTACAGTCAAATGATCGGGATCTAAGATCCTCATCGCTTCAGCAAGTTCTTGAAAATGCTGAATCTCATCATTCATTATACGCCAAATGTCTTTATCATTCCAATCTTCATATTGAAGATAATGGGCATATGTCTCGGCAGCGTGCATTTCTATTTCATATGACAAATGGTATGCAGCGCGAGGAGCCAACCAATAATAAACCACGTTGATCCAATAGTAGACAAGTACAAGGTGTCTGGCGACAAAGCGATCAATCCAATAACGATTACCACCCCTACTTTCCATATATTCCAAATGCTCTGTTTCATTTACGCTCTGTTCGAAGTGTTCCTTCATCAAGTAAATGTGCCATTGTCCGCGCAATCCTAAGGACTCACGTAAATGAAGCACACTTAAAAACGCAAAATAGGGTGCCCGAGCAATCTCCTCAAGCACCCAGAATCTTTGAAAAAATCTACCCCTGTAAAGGTAGTCAATGATTGTAATAGTGATCTCTAAAAGAAAAGTATTTAATCGTTTCACTTTTTAAATAGATCATCTGTATTATGTAGTTACAGTTCTTATAGTGTTACAAACAATTGTCTTGAATTACTAATATTAACCTTGACCCATGCCATTATCGATACTCTCCTCATGATCATAATGTACAGATTCGGGATGAGGTTCCTGAACTGACTCAGAATGTTTTTTTAAGTATTTATCAGAAGATACTTGAGTGATTAAAGTCATTCCAGATTTAATAAATCCTTCACTCTTATCGGTTGGTGAGTTTGCCATCTGTTTCTCCGTTAGGTTAAACAGAACTTTTTAAGGGGTTGCTATCCCTATTCACACTCAGCAATCATTGCAGTCGCAAGTTCTGCACCAACTTCTCCACCCTTATCTTGTCCAAGCATCATCAACCAACCAGACAATACCCATCCGACATATGGAATATTGGCAACTACACCACCTAAACCAGCACCAACACTAGCACCGACCATCTTTCCTGATGACTCTCCGCCACCTGCCGCCTTGATGCACTCTAATTGGTCTGCACTTAACTTTCCCACGTCACCACCCTGGAGATGTCTTCCCCCGTCCATGGTGTACTCTTCGTAAGTGTCTATCTGTGATTCTCCACCGGCACCAAAGAATCCATTCTTCTTTCTAATCTCTCTACTGTGTCTCATGACCTTAGGGTCATTTGCTTTATATTCTATTGTATATCCTTCTTTTCCTGCACGAATGACATAAGAACTGTAGTCATTCAAAGGTAAATCTATTTTAGGGAGTTGTGTCCGATCCATCAGGTGCCCTAAAACACCAATGTGAGCGACACCGAACAGTGTTCCCACTGTCAGTAGCGCCCACTTAAAAGGTGACTTATTCGGTTTTGTATCTACTACATGATCTACTTCTTCCAGATTTTTCTTTACGAATCTCATGGGTCTTTACCTATTACTTTGGTTCGACTGCAGATACTACTGGTGGTTGTTCGTCTCTCTTTGCTAGGAGAGCTTTTTTACCATTACCATTACCATTTGCACCTGACTTAGCAGGAGAAAGTCCGAATGCAGCTAAAGATCCAGAAAACACAGAGGCTATAAAAGTTGGATCGAAATCCAAGATTTTTTGCCCATTAGGTAAACGAACGTAACTAAAAGTTAGAAGAGAAGCAGACCATATTAAAACTGCAACTTTCACTAGATTACCAAGGATTTCACTCCGATCAGGACCATCGTCATGGTCATCATGCTTTTCTTCTACAGATGCTGGTTTTGTATCAGGCATTTGTAGGGAGTAAGGCAGAAGTATTTATGGATTCAAACAGTCAACATCTATTGCTGTTGAGTGTATTTGATTGTATTTCTGACAGAGGGTTACACTTGATTCATGCTCCCATTTATGGTAAGTGCTCTTCAAGTATTTTGAATAATCAATTTTTTCATAATCAACTTGAGCATTAGCCATTTCAAAGGAAACGATGCTCTTGACGAGAACATCTCTAGTTAAAGGTGACATACGATTTGTTTAAGTATCCAACGAAAAATCTTTTTGCAAAGAGGTCAATTTGTAATGATGATCACAGAATTTTTCTTGGCTGGCGACCGAAATTAAATCGGATATTATCTATTTAGGCATAAAACCTTCTTCTTTTAGATATTTCTCCGTTAATGGTGTCGGTTTATACACTTTCCACATCTCTCCGGCAGCACATGCCTGAAGTGCTTTCATAGTCATTCCTTCAGTTTTTCCTGCCCAGGTTGCTTCTGCTTCCCAAGGAACTGATGCTTTATCATAAGTTCTTTCTGCCATTACACGCCAAATGATAGGAACTTCATCTTCAGGTTTGATGATAGCAATCAAACTATTATCGATAGTTCCTGCCATACAATCTTGTGCAGCGTGCCATCCTTCGTGACGCATAACACTCATGAGTACATGTGGCTTACCCATATGAGTGCGACTAAGGAAGAAGTTATTAGAAACAGTGTGGTAAACACCTCTGTGTCCAACGGGAAAGTATTTGGCATCCGCTATAAACACCCCAACTCCGACTTGCTCAAGAGCAACAAGCATTGTGTTGAACTCGTCAGCAACGTAAGTATAATCACTATCGGGATACTCATCAGCAATAGTTGCGATACTTTCGACTTTATCGACTCCATCGGTACACTCTCTAAGTAACATGCAACCCATGGCGTCCATAGTAAAATAACCTTTGGTTATCTTACCTTGATCTGACTTCGCTTCCATTACCGAAGAAACGATTGCCCAACTAAAGAATCCGAGAAGGAATGATTTAATGTACAAGTTCATGATAGTACCAATTTTTTAACGTATTCATATGCATACTGTTCTCTGTATCCCTTGATTCCCCAACCTAACCAATAATAAGCTGGAACCATATACTGAGAAACAGTTCTCCCACTACCTTCAAACTCTTTCAATACATTTTGAAAGATGTTCTCATTAATCATGTACCGTGTTTGACACTGGAGCGTTGACGGGTCGCAACCATATTTAGAGGCAAACTTTCCTAACCCCATATAACGACCCTCAGAGGTCCACTGAATAAGTCCGTAACCACCGCTATGGCAACTATCGTAAGGAATTCTAGCACCTCCCTCACAAATATTGGCATGGAAGTTAGATTCTGACTTAATGTTTCCCAGAATCGTTGCCAAAGCATTACGATCAGTAATCTTTGTTTTTTCTTGTAGTTGTTCAAGGACATACTGTTCTGCAAAAGTTCCGTCAGGAAGTTTCCATGTAGGTTCCTTGAACTCTATCACTGGAATGGGAACTTCTATTGATTCCATTATTGATTCCATTTTATTGTAAGTTCCAAAAAATGTTGATCCCGGAATCGAGATCAACAGAGGAACCATCATCAGAGTTTTAATCATCAGTGAACTGCGGTAAAGAATAGATTTCACACTCTCCAGCATCTGGATCAAGCCATTCAGCAAATTCGCACTTGATAGAATAGGCATCTTCTAGGGATTCTACCAGATCTTTATCAAGATCATACTCACAAAGGCGATGTAGTCGATCAACTGCCCATTCATGTGTTAGTTGAAGCGTCTCCATCAGGTCCTTTCTCATAGTCCTTACGCATGTAGCGCCCTAGAATGTTTGAATTATAGTATGCAGGGATGCCGCTGTCAAGTGACTCAGATAAGACATTGTTTAAGAACAACTGCCTCGTCTCCTCATAATTACAGAATCCCTTTGTAGTATGTAGGCTTAATATCTCTCTTTTAAAAAATGTCTTGTTTCCCGATTCTTTAATATCTTCTTTCAGTTCTGGACATGATCCGTAATACCGCTTCCAATCACTCTCCTGCTTGACCTTGCGTTTCTTTCCTGGAGGAGTTCGGAACGACCAAAAATACTTTCTTCCAATGTATGATCTACCGTTGAGGAGATTGGTAATTTTATAAACAAAACCAAAGTTATCCCCAACATGAGAGCTATCAAACACTCGTTCCATGTACATCCAAGGATTTTCATAACTCATTTAGATTCAGTATAACTAAATCTTATTTATTCTTATTCTTCTTATTTTCTTTTATACCTTTAATTCTTTTCCATTCATGATACATAGCAGCAAGCATCCAACTACTAGAAAGGTTATGTGGTCCTTTCTCTAATAACTTTACTTGTTCTTTTGTTAGTAGTTTACCTTTTATATCAATAAACTCTTCCTTCCATTCCTGTGTCATAGCTAGCTATATCTTGTCTTTAACTGGAACAAACCTATTCTAGAGAAAAAAAAGAGGTCTGTCAAGACCCCTTGTAATTAATTGTTAGTTGTGCTATATTCAGGACTCTGATGAAAGTTGAACAATCTTTTGAAGATGTTCTTCATCCATTTCGAGCATTACATAATTTGCTTCGTCCATGGTCTCTGCATGACCATTCTCAAGTAAGTAATCTAAGATAATATCATAAGCGTCATGAGTTTGATTGTTCATTTCGGTTACCTCTTTTTGTTCGTTAATGGTTTGAGCGAGTTCTGGATAGTTTTCCATCCACTCTTTGGTGGTGGATTTTTTAGGTTTATCAAAGTTCAGTTCTTTTCTCATAGATTCTTTATCATAATCCCCGTCAGCCATGGATCTACATTTTCTAGGATTCTGATAACAGTACGCACGTACTTTTTTGAATCTTTCATCTCTCTTTTCCTTCTCAATATCTTCCTGACTAGGACCCTTAGGAGCAGTAGGTTTAGGTGGTTCTTTAGAAGATGGGGATGGGGATGGGGATGGAGTTGTGCTTGAAGAACTTCCTTTATTTTTAAGGGAATTAGCACCAGCAGCAGCAAGTGCTACACCTGCTCCAACTGCTGCAACATCTCTCTTTTTAATTCTGAAAGGATCCTTACCTGCTGCTTTATCTGCTGCAACTCTTGCCTGATCTGCTTTCTTCTTGACTCTGTAATCTGCTCTTTGTGATCTATTCTGTGACGCCGCTGCTGCTCCAGGAGTTTGTTTCAATGCAGTTCCTGTAGTTGGTACACCTTTATCGTCAGCAGTGCTTTTGATAGATGTTTTAGTTCCAGAACCAGTACTTCTATAAGCACCAGTTTTTCCACCCGAAAGTGCTGCATCAGAAGATGCCTTTCCCATTGGTTGTGGTTTACCCAATCTTCTAGATCTATGCGCTGCCCTTACTCTCTTAGCACTTGATAGAGGACTTCTCTTAAGTGACCTAAGTAAAGTTTTTGCAATTCCTTTAAGAGCACTCTCCATTAATTCAAGTTTATGTCCCTCAACATTAAACAAGAGAAGATCTTTTTCCCATTTTGCTAAGTTATCTCCCCACTCTTCTGAAATTTCAATAGGTTCTTCAGTAAAAAACTCAAGAATATTTTCATCATTAACTTGAGTTTCAAGAAATTTAAGAATACCGGTAGCAGTATGACTCTTTTCTACCAGAGTGTTGACAATATTTAAATAAATTCCTTCAGCAATAGCAAGATCTTCTTCTGTAAGATCTACTTGTGCTAGTTGATTATATCTATCAGAAATCTCATCAAAACTAAGGTACGACATTTTTATACTTCTAACATATCAAATATTTATATTCCATAAAAAAAGGAGGTCCGAAGACCTCCCAGTGGACAGTTTGAAAAGTGGACTACCTAGGTTTACCGTCAGAAGTCATGGAACTTGTCGGTGCAGGTTTTCTACCAGTTTGTTGACCATGAACATTTTCGCCAGGTTTACGGAGTTTGCCTTGGGTGGTGTACTTCGTATTACGGTTCCAAGGGAGAGCATCAGTAACTTGATGTGCCATGGATCGAGTAGAAGATTGCTCAACAATCTCATTTCTCCACTCTTCGGTCATGTTTGCCATGATTGCAAGTGCTGCTTCTTCGGTCTCAGCATAACCTTCATCAAGTAAATGATATAATACAACATCATAATCATCATATTCTTCTTTAACCCTTTTCATGGGTCCAGAAAGTGCCGTTGCAAGTCTTCCACTTTTCATTACAGTTACATTTGGTTCTTTTGGACCACTTGGTTTAGTTGGTTGTTGTCCAGTTTGATAACCAAAAGTTTTTTGCATCAAAGGGTTAAAGTTTTTTTGAGGCGTTGGTGTGGAAGTTGTGGAAGCAGGTCTAGCGGCAGCAGGAGTAGCAGCAGGAGTAGCAGGTCTAGCGGCAGGAGCAGCAGCAGCAGCAGGTCTAGCGGCAGGAAATGCAGATAATCCAGATTTTGGATTAGTTGATGATGGACCAGAAGTTGGTCTTGCTCCAGCAGGTGCTGGTTTGCCCTGATCCATTCTAGCAAGATTTGCTTTACCTTGTGCGATCACTTGAGCGGTACTCTGTCCCATTCCTTGCATGGCCTTGGCATTTCCACCACCAGCAGAATATGCAGCTCGATCAGCAGCAGAAAGTCCAGAAACTCCAGTTGAAGTTACTGATGCTGCTCTCGTTGCTGTCATTCCCTTTTGCTGAATCTGTTGTCTGGTTAGACCACTTTTTGCTGCTGCATCTCCACCACCTGCTCTATATGCAGCATCTCCTCCTCTACCCTTGTCTGCTGCAACTGGTTGGTATCTAAAAGAACCACCTCTAGTAGGTTTGGTAGGAAGAGTTGGTGCTTGTGCTCTTTTGACGTTTTGTGCTTCTCTTGCTGCTTGTTGAGCCGCTCTTCTTGCTGGCCCAGGCAGTCTTCCTCCCTGTTCCTCAATGTATGCTTCATACATATCTTCCCAAGTATACTCACTGAGGTCATAACCTTCTTCGATAAGTGAATTTACCCAAACTTCAACTTCTTCCCACACCTGCTCTTCAGTAAGTTCTTGAGGAGCATAAACTGCGGAATAAGCTTCCATTAAATTAGCGACATCAAAACCAGTAATTCTAGTCATTTCTTCTTTATTATTCATCTTGATCTTTGCATCTTGCTGTGCCTTAGTGACAGTTCCTGCTCCCTTTCCTACAGGTTTTAGAACAGCACCAACTGCCTTGCCGACAGGATTTGTTTTCATAAACTTAGCACCCTTATCAAGTGCTCCCTTTACTGCACCTTGCACATCATATTCTTGGAGATTCTCTCCCTCAAGTTCGTGAGAGTTACCAAGAGTTTTCTTGATCATATCAGATTTTTTCTGCTGCTTCTCTTTAATTTTTCCAGCAACGTCAGATGCTTTTTTAGCAAGCACACCACCAGCAAGTGCTGTGCCAGCAGCCAGACCTGCTCTAAGAATATTTGCAGCACCCTCTTCAACTTCTTCAGCATCTTCAGCAACGACTTCTCCGTCGTGCTCTACGTGCTCTGAGTGCTCAACCATGGTAAGGACTTCCAGATCCTCTACGGATACATTCTCTACAATGCCGTGCTCGAACTGGACGTTGTAGTGAGATACGAATCCATTCTCATCAGGTGCAGCGTGCTGACTGAAGATGGTTTCTCCTTCACCATACTCTTCATGGCAGACCTTCTTAGCACAGTTGTGCATTCCTTTCTTATCTTTATCGACGCAATCTTTTTTCTTCTCATAGATTGAATCATAAAGTTCATACAGTTTTTTAGCGTCAGATCCAGTAAGGCGTCCCATGGGTTTTATTGTTATAATTTCTTGATATTTTTATTTATAAAATTAACCTGCCATAGCGAAGTCAGGTCTCAATTTATCATTGAGTTCTTGATTCTTTTTCTTCAATGCTTGTTCTGCTTTCTTTTTCGCTTCTGCTTTTTGTCTTTCTTTTGCCTGTGCATCTGCTTGTGTAGCAGAAGTATCTACATTCGTAGATGCAGGTTTATCGTTTTCAATACCTTGCTCTGCTTCTGCTTGAGATTTAGTTATCATGGTAGGAGAACTTAAATCAGTTCTGATTGCAAGTCCAGCACCAGGTAATTTTTTGGGATCAAATTCTTTTTTCTTTTCAGTTGATTGATTTGATTGAGAAGTATTAGAATTGGCAGCAGAAGTATTAGAATTGGCAGCAGAAGTATTAGAATTAGCGGGTGTAGCAGAAGTATTAGAATTAGTGGGTGTAGATGAATTCTTTGCCTGTGTAGCACCAGTTCCAAGCACTGCATTCATTGCCATTTCGGCACCCTTTTCAATAGGTCTATTTCTTGCAGGCGAAGACCATCTTGCAACACTGGTTGCTGCAGAAGCACCTCTTGCAAGATTTTTACCTGCACCAAGTGCTCTTGCTCCCTTAAATGCTAAACCTCCACCAGGAATAACGCCCAGCGCATCCAATGCAGCATCACCATACTTCCCTTTCTTTAAATTCTTTGCTGCACTATAAGCAGAATATGCAGTAAGTGCTGCGCCACCTAATTTAGCAGCACCAATGGCAGCAGGAATCAATAGAGGAACTACCTCTTGAAGATTCTCAAGATCTTTCAGAGCATCATAAGAATCGAATATAAACTGCTTATACGTCTTCATTTCTACAATTACTTTTTCAAGTATTTATAAAAAAAAGAGGGTCATTGACCCTCTTGCTTATATGCTTCGTATCCATCATAGTCACCGAACATGTAGGCATCTGATAGTGCTGCCTCTCGGTAGGATTCTAAAACATCTTCAGTTTTTAAACAGTTACATTTACAATTTCTTTTACAGGGAGAACCCTGCAAAAGTATCTTCGGTAACGTCTTGTTTGATTCCTCCAACGATGTAGGATTCGACTTCTGTTTCTTGGGGTGCCACTTGAAGACCTTTAGAAGAGATCCAATGCTCTGTCCAAGGGAGTGGATTGTTCTTTGCAGGAATGTCATAGATTTGTTTAAGTCCGATTGCCTTCATCCTACGATTGGCAATCCATTCTACATACTGCTGAAGCAGTTTATCATTTAAACCAATCATAGATCCATCTTTGAACAGATATTCTGCCCAAAGTTTTTCTTGATTAACACAGTTTTCAAATGTGCTAATCAACCATTGCTCTTCTTCTTTGAAGATCTTTTGCATCTCTGGATCATCACCCTCTCTCCATTTCTTCATAATATTCTGAGTGATAGCAAGATGCTGATTCTCGTCTCTTGCAATTAAGGAGATGATCTTTGCACTTCCTTCCATAAGTTTGAGTTCGCCAAATGCAAAACTGCAAGCGAATGATACGTAAAAGCGAATACCTTCAAGAATATTAACGTTTGCAACTGCTCTGAATAGTTTGCGCTTAAGTTCATATCTTGAGTCCTGTGCATAGGATATTCCTTCTAATGCGTGTTTCCAATCATTTGAGTTATCATACTGATGGGCAGCATTAATGAAGTCATTGTATGCTTCTGTGACGCTCATAGCACGTTCAACGATGCGATCATCATTGAGGATGTGATCAAACACATCCGAAGGGTCTGCGTACACATTCTTGATAATATGTGTATAAGAACGACTGTGGATCATTTCCATGAACCCCCAGACCTCCATACACGCCTCTAATTCAGGTAATGAACAGTAAGGGATAAAAGCCATCCCAGGACCGCGCCCTTGTACAGAATCCAGCATGATCTGGTATTTAAGATTGCTGGTAAAAATGTGTTTTTGCTCTGGGCGTAACGTCTGATAGTCGGCACGATCTTTCTGGAGGGAGACCTCTTCAGGTCTCCAAAAATAACCTAGTTGCTGTGATGTTAGTTTATCAAAAATTGGATACTTGTAAGAATCATATCTTTGAATTCCAAGAGGTTTGCCAAAGAACATTGGTTGTTTTTTAGTGTCTACCTCCTCTGAATTGAAAACAGTCATCTCAGTGACTGAACGGCGATCGTCGTTGTTAGTTTTAAATCTTACAAGACTCACAATCTTCCTCCTCTGAAAGTTCTAATAGTTGATCCATGAGTGCTTCTGCAGCATCTTTATCTGCAGAGTCCTCAACTTCGTCGTTTTTGTTGTCGTAAGTGTTCTGATAATAAGAGGTCTTCCAACCATACTTGTATGTAGTTAGAAGATCTTGTGCCATCACAGACGTAGGCACTTCATTGTTTGGATAATGTTCAGGGTTGTAATTCCAGTTACCTGAAATTGCCTGATCAAAGAATTTCTGCATAACAGAAACAATGTTGATATAACCTCTGTTAGAAGTCATATCCCAAAGCAATGTGTAATTGTTCTTCAGGGTAGTATACTGCGGAACAATCTGCTTAAGAGGTCCTTTCTTGGACTTCTTAACGGACAAGTGTCCTCTAGGTGGCTCAATTCCGTTTGTGGCATTTGACACAACGGAACTGCTCTCTGAAGGCATTTGTGCGGACAACGTGCTGTTCCGGACTCCATGTTCGAGAACTTCTGCTCTAAGACCCTCCCAATCATAGTGAAGCTCATTAGGGATAATTTCGTCTACGTCCTTCTTGTATGTATCGATTGGAAGAATTCCACTGCCGTATTTTGTTCGGCTGCTATACTCACAAGCACCCTTCTCTTTAGCAAGATTTACAGTTGCTTTAATTAAATAATATTGGAACGCTTCTGTTAGGTCATGGACCAAACGTACAGCACCTTCACTATCATACTTGACTCCATTCTTTGCTAGGTAATGGGCAAGTCCAATGTAACCGATTCCAAGTGACCTGCGTGCTCTTGTTGCAATTTCTGCTGCTCTGACGGGATATTCTTGGAAATCAATAAGTTCATCAAGACCACGAACAGCAAGGTCGCAAAGATCTTGCAGATCTTCCTTATCTCTGGTCTTGCCAATATTAATAGCACTAAGAATGCAAAGCGCAATCTCCCCCTGCTCATCATCAATATGTTGTAGTGGTTTTGTAGGTAGAGTAATCTCTTGACAGAGGTTACTCATTTCAACTTTATCAGTAAAGGATGAGTGAGAGTTGCAGTGGTCGATGTTCATGATGTACAAACGACCAGTTTCTGCACGTTCCTTCAGAAGATCCAGAAGAAGCTCCTGGGCAGGAATTGCCTTTTGAGGCACATCTGGGTCACCCTCGTAAGCTCTGTATAGATCATCAAATCCAGGAGTACCAAAAGCATCATACAAACCTGGAACATCGTGAGGCGAGAACAGTGTGATGTGTCCGTTCGTGATGAATCGTTCGTAGAACAGTTTGCTGATTTGGATTGAGTAGTCCAGTTTTCTGACACGATTATCTTCTGTTCCTTTGTTATTCTTCAGGACCAGGATGTCTTGGATTTCTTGGTGCCAGATTGGGAAGTGGACAGTCGCTGATCCACCTCGGATGCCATTCTGAGTGCAGCATCTGACAGTTGCTTCAAACTTTTTGAGGAAAGGGATAACGCCTGTATGCTGAACTTCTCCGCCTCGGATCTTACTGTTGATGCCCCTGATGCGACCTGCGTTGATACCGATGCCCGCCCTTTGTGCAACGTATCTGCCAATAGCCATATCAGAGCTAAAGATAGAATCGAGGGTGTCATCAACATCAACAAGAACACAGCTAGCATATTGTCGAAGTGGAGTTCGCACTCCCGCCATGATAGGTGTGGGAATGTTGATTTTGTGCTTGCTGATTGCGTCGTAGTATCGTTTGACATAATCTAACCGTGTCTCTTTAGGATACTTTGAGAAGATAGTTGCTGAAATCAGCAAGTACATAAACTGAGGAGTTTCGTACAGTTCACCAGAACTTCTATCCTGTACAAGATATTTATCTACAACTTGACGCAACCCGGCATATGTAAACAAATAGTCACGACCATGATCAAGGAACCCTTCCAGTTTCGTGAACTCTTCATCGGTATACAGGTCCAGGATTACAGGATCATATACTCCACGCTCTACAGCACGCCCTACGTGCTCTCTGAGAGTCGGGAACTCATGCATCCTACCGAAGAGTTGCTTACGCAGCGCAAACAGCAGCAGACGTGCTGCTACGAACTGGTAGTTGGGATGATCCAGATCGATAAGGTCTGATGCAGAACGAATCAGAATTTCTTGAATTTCTGACGTAGTGATTCCATCATAAAACTGAATCCCAGATTTCATCTCCACTTGAGATGCCGAAACTCCTGCAAGATCTTTACAAGCATGTTCTACCATTACATGGAGTTTATTAAGATCCAGTTTCTCAGTGGATTCGTTTCTCTTAATTACTTTGATCCCGTTGCTCATATTTTTTTCCAATTGTTGAACTTAACTTTTGCTTCCAGACCGGAGAAGGTATTTAATTTTAGCATGGTCTTAACGTCATGTCCAGCAAGAACCATGTCGTTGATGTCTTTCTGATCGACGTTGGTTGGCCAAATGACTACGGTGTCACCTCTATCGATTGCACCTTTGATTCTGTTGACGATTTCTCTATTGCGAGGTTCGTTATCATAAACGTAAATATAATTGCCCCTGCCAAGCGTCCCAAGATCAACGTCGGACCCACACATAGCAATAGAATTTTGGACGAACGTGGAATCGAAGGGTCCTTCAACAACGTAAATGGATTCCGAAAAATCAACTTTGTCCATTCCGTAAACTTTTGGCGCATCATCATCAAGCATAACGGTGATATATTTAGCGTTAGAAGAACCTAACGCTCTGCCCTGAAATCCAATCAAATTCTTATCCGCATCGTACATTGGTATAATAATACGCGGTTCATCCCTATATGTGGATTCAAATGTTTGTTTTTGAGTATTTGTCCACTCTTTAAATTTGTCAGCATAATAAAATTTATCCGGATCAATTTGTCTTCGTCTCAAATATTCTGAAGCAAAATCATTTGAAGATGCTGTAGGCAAATCAAACTTCTTTTTAAATACCGGTTTCTTAAAAGTGAATACGGGTTCTCCTACAACGAACCCTCTACCAGTGTGCCCTTCCTTAAACTTCTCCATGGTATATTGTTTATGGAGAACTGGATTAATCTTTTTTAGAAAATTATTCAGCGACATACTAGCACCACAGTTGTGGCACTTGAAATTAGTATTATTCTTCATGGCATAAAAGTATGCCCTTGCCTTATTCTTGTTCTTCTTAGAGTCGCCGCAAATAGGGCACCTAAAATTAAACAGGTCTGGTTTGACCTGCTTGAACTTAAGTAGCGAAGAGGATACTAAACTTACAAACTTAGAATCAACGAGATCCATCCACGGCGGAAGCTACTGGTTCCATCATAGCATTCGCGGGTGCTGGGGTCAACTGAAGTCCTAATATTGGTAGAATCTGAAGAATACCGATTAGTGCTGCTGCTGTCCAAGTGACTCCCCACAGCATTTTTTGATTATCTTCTACCTTCTTTTCTAATTCTTGTAAGTTAGTTTCTACTCTCTTCACAAGTTCTAATATTGCCTGATCAGCACGGTCAGATTCATCTAACCTACTTTCATGCTTTGTTAGAACCATTGCAATTTTATTATTACCTTCAGTTATCTTATCAACAGCAGATTCTAATTTTGCAAGCATCTCCCTCGACAATTCTTCATAGATGTCGAGTTTTGATTCTAATACTGCAACTTTAGGATTGAACATTTACCTTCTTAGAAACTGTAACCACCATTTTCTAGAATTTTTGCCGCCGTAAATATATTTCTTTTTCTTTCTTATCGGAGGACCCTCTGTTTCAGGATTATACCCCAAACCGGCAGTACTAGCACTATTTGTAGGTGCTGCTCCCATTGCCGCTGCTTCTTCCCTAATCTGTCTGACGGCATCAATTAATTTATCTACTCTGTCCATCAGATTTCGCTTAGTTGGATTAAACAGTTCTTGTCTTCATCAACTTCATGCATCTGTGTTTTTGGGTACTCTGGGAACCTATTTAAAAACAACAGAAAACTTTTAATTGATGGCCAAAGTTCCTTATCTAAGTTATAAAACAATAGAGGAACTGCAGCATCGTCAAATACATTAAACAATATAGTAAGATGATTCAGGATTAGATGAATCTTCAACTCACCAGTATTAATGTACTTCCTAAGTAACCTTTTAATATACCTTATCCTTTTCAAGTCAGATTCAAAATCCTCTCTGGTCACTGCCTGAGGATTATCATAAAACTTTATTGCAAATAATAAGTAATTATCTTCATTCAACTCATCAAATCTCATATCTCACGAATCACTTTGGTTATTTATCAGGTATTAGGGAATACAGTATTCTCAGCATCACCATCGATACCACCGTTGCCATCGGCATCTTTGCCCATTGCAACCAGAACTTCTGTCTTAACTCTTAGATTACCTTCACCATCGTTGTAGGTTGTGATTCCAACCCAACCACCGTGTGCTACATCGTACTTAGTAGTTCTAGCAACGGTTACCTCAGTGTTGTCTACACCGAAGATACGATCAGATCCATAATGGGTATCATGAAGAGTGTATGAAGGTTTCTGTGATACTGCATATGCAAGACCAGCAACTCCATCCACAGAATCGAGAAGATGATCTGTTGATTTGATTGTGAGTAATGTTTCGGAAGTGACTCCTGCAACTACTGCCTCACCATAAGTGTTACCAACACCGATAGAGATGACATCGCCTTCAGCAACGTTAGTGAACGTAGCACCATTACCGGTAACGGTTTTACCGGAAAGATCTACGGTTACAGTACCCGAACCAGTTAAACTAACAGCATCTGCTGTGCCCCAAAGAGACATTTTACCTTTCCCTATAATTTCTTTATATTGATATTTATAAAAAAAGGGCACTTTAACGTACCCTTTTGATCAGCGTGCTACCACTGCTTCTTTTACTTTAGAAAGAAGCCTGTCGTCCATATCTGTTTTGGTCAATCTAACTGCTTTTTCAAGAATAACAATACAGATTTCGATTAGCTTCTCACCCAGTTCTTCATTATCAGGAATTTTGGCAACCGCATCAACAATAATCTTTTGTGCGATTGGGAGTAACCATGATGCTAACATGATCTTACGAATAGAGGACTAATGTATATAGTAATCAACCCTCTTCAGTTGACATAATGATAGGATTCTTAATTCCCATAGAACGAATCTTGTTCTTCATTACTTCTCTTTTTGCATATCTATCACGCATATCTTCCGATTTACCTTCACAGCAGCATGGAGTTTTACCACATTTACCACATGCTTTTTCGGTAGTTACCTTAGGTCCCTTTACTTTCATAAGGAACTTGTCATAAGAATTCTCAATGATGACTTCCCCTTCAACTTGGTGAGAGTTAGACATCAATCTTCTATTATGCTTGTTAGGCATTTCAATCTCAGGATTTATCTTAATATTGTTAACACCCTTCATAACATCAAGCTTATTGGAGTTAGGTTCTCTGCTGGTTACGGATAATGACTCTTTGACATTCTTACCGCCCATCTGATCCTTTCCCTTAGCACCAGCAATTCTATCTGCCTTGGTTGCCTTGTCATAAGGAGGTGCATTATTGGCAAAATTGTTATCTCTCTTGCCGTTTGCCTTACCTTTGCTAAGGGCAGCAGCAGTTTGCTCACCCTTTTCTCTCTCACCTTCGTATGGAGTTCCATACTCGGTCATCTCAACACCCAGACCTTTTGCTCTCAACTGAGCAATCTTCTCACGATCTGCATATCTGTGATATCTCTTATCAGTTCTCTTGTCGTGAACTTCTACCTTATACTTTGCCTTCTCGGCAGTTTTCATTGCTGCTTTGCTCTTCAACTCTTCAAGGTATGCCTCATCCAGGATATCATCCTTGGTTCCTTCTACGAATACCTTATACATTGCAGACGCAACTGCACTGGTTGCAGTATCTGTAATATTATAATCTTCTTTCTTCTCAGTAGGTGCTGCACTTTCACCACCACCTTCTTTACCAAATAACTTTTCTCTGACGACTTTCTTCGCCATTTCACTCATGCCACTATTGCCGATATACTCGCTATATGCTTGGCGAAGAGGAATGTCTTCTCTTCTTGCACGATATCTAATATCATAAACTGCCTGGGAAATTTTCTTCTGCTCATTTCCCATAGAGTCATTAGGACCCTTATCACCTTCTCTATTTCCCGAACCTGCAGACATAGCAGCTTGTGGATGCTTTCTTGCAGGAAGATCCTCAGCAATATGCTTTTTCATGAGTACAAATTAAAATTTACTTTTTCCTACTGTTATTTAGTATTTTTTTGTCCACTAAGCATCCAGGGGACATTTTCATTGCATACTTAAGGTATCCAGAAGTTCCAACCAGTGTATTTGGTTTGCCAGGTTCTCTGGTCAATGAATCATTATGCTTTTCAGTATATGATTCTTGAACATCTCTAATCCAAGATTTGAACATAATGTCGTCTTCTGTAACACAAATCAAGTAGTTAGTTCCTCTACGAATGATCTTACCACTCAGTCCTGTATTCAAGTTTTCTACTAAGTCACCTACCTTAAATATCTTTTTACTAATATAGTTTTCTCTTAAGGTTTTCTGATCAAACTTAGGAGCAATCTCCCAGGTATTATATTCTTCTTCCATCTCCTCAACACCCATTCCCATACGGGTTGCATAGAAGAGATCGATAACATCTCTCTTTTTGATACCAGGTCCAAGACCTTCTCTGAATGTAAGGAAATCTCCTTCTGCTGCTGCGAGTCGTAATCTTGATGCAGAGATAGATTCCATACCCTTACCATCTGGATCAATCTCTCCAGAAGGAACAACTTCTATAGCTTCAAACTCATAGAGTTGTCCATTGTAATTATTAGCAAGTTTTTCAAACTCGTTAACTCTGTTAGATCCTGAAATAATTCTTACACTGCTGTAACCATCATTGTGTGCTCTTTTGAGTACATCAAAAATAGTTTCTAAATTATTATCATTTACAATTCTCTCACTATGCTGAGGAAACATCCTCCTCATAAAGTGAATCTTTGTATCAGGATCAAGAGGATTTTTATTCTTATCCTGCTGTCTAGAAGGAACAATTGTGTATTCTGATGTTGGATCTTCCATCATTGCAGAAGCAGCAACATCCATTGCTAAGAGGTGTCCTGCGGTTGGAGGGTTGAATCTTCCAAATACAATATTCAGAGTTCCTTTCTTCTTAGGAACTGGAGGTGCCATAGACATTGGTTCCTCTTGTGGCATTTCTTGAGGAACTTCTGCCTCTTCTCTCTGATATGAACCTAAAGGAATTCTCTTTTCAAACTCTGTTTGTGCTGGATCTTTTCCACGAACTTGTCTCTTATTATAGAACTTAAGTTCTCCATTCTCAGTTTTTGCTTCAAACTCACCAGTAGCTCTATTGTAATATGAACCATGACCATCTCCTTTCAGTGCAAGACGCTTTGCTTGAACTGAAGCAGAAGTTGCTTCTGATACGAACTCTAGAAATGATCTCATGCCTAAAATATGGTATTACAATTTACCAGTAACCTTTATTCTAATATTTATAATAATACCCAGTATAGGACTCGAACCTACACATCACATGGATAACAGGACCTAAACCTGTCGCGTCTACCAATTCCGCCAACTGGGCAAAGGGGAAAACCCCTCAGAGTTTTCCGTCAACAACGGCATTACCTACAACTCTAGTATAGAGATGAAGTGTGCCTTCTTGCTCACATTTTAGATGCCATCTTGTTATCTGAAGTACATCTTCTCTATTCATCCCAAACAAAAAATCTTTTCCGTTTTTTAGAACACTCTTCCAAAGAAATTTTGTTTGTTCCATGTAGAATGCATCATCGATCCAATCGATTTCTGCAATTTCGGGATGACTTGTTTCGATCATATTCTTGAAGTTATTTTAATATTTAGAGTTCATAAGCAGCCCACTTACCGTTTTCATCTTGCATTGCAACAGTTCCTGGAGGGACTTGTAATGCATTTCCTATAACTTGTGCTCCGTCTGCATTAACTTCAATTTGATCACGGATGAAACCAAAAGGACCAATCTTACCTTCTTCTTCCATTCGTTTTTTCATGACGACCCCACCAAGGGACTCCATGATTTTTAGGATGTCTTCTGCCTTTGCTCCTTCACCTAGTTGTTTTGCAACATAGAAGTATTTGTCAAAGAACTGACTACCATACTTCTCATAATCTTCGACTGTAATTTCACGATCCTTCATTGATAGATTCCTCAATCTGTTTGTCTAGGATAACAATTGCTTCTCTAATCTCAATAGTTCTCTGAGAAGGGAACTCGTAACTATCTTGAGCAGTGGAGCGGTACAATGCATCACGCACTGCCGCTGCTTGACGTAATTCTAATTGAATATTAATCAAAGGTCTCCCTCCTTACGGTTCTCGGAATAGTGGACATCAAAATTGCCACCAGGATAACGTGCAACTAGTTTTTCAACATTCATTTCCAAAATTTCATCAAGAGAAATATCAAGACCAATACATGCTTGAGCAACATACCACATGATGTCACCCAGTTCACGCTTCAGGTGGAACAGGTTTTCTTCATTGACAGGCTTGCCTTGAAAAATAATCTTTTTGATAATCTCAGTAAACTCACCTGCTTCTGCAGACATTCCTACAGATGCAGTAAGAAGACGCTCGGTAGGAAAACCTTGATCTTGGAGGATCGCAATCCTTTGTGCGAAATCGTAATAGTTTTTACTTTCATTTGACGTGACGGCATCGACAAACTCCACGTACTTTTTAGTGTCAACGTTACCCATTAGAATTTAAATCCCTCAAATGATTTTTTTGCTTTTGCTTCTTCGTTATTATACTGTTCATCTTGCCCATTGTCAATGATGTCTTCTTGTGCAGATTGCTCACAATCATAAAGTCGCATCTTGGCGCGATCAATACCAACAACGAACCTCTTGTTCATAGTCGGATCGTTGTATCGATTCTTTAATTGCTTCACCATAATCTGTCCCATGTTTTCAAGCTCATCTGTAGAAATAAGGGCAAACATAAGATCAGCAGTAGCAGGGAGACCAAAGGATTCGCTAGTGTCAGTAATGTCAACGTCAGAGCTACTATAACCAGAACGAGTGGTCTGCGTGGCAGAAACGATAGGGACGTTTGCTTCAACAGCCAGTCCTCTAAGCTCTTCTGCAATTGCCTTGATATAGCTATATGAATTGACAGAAACGCCTGACTTATAGCGGGAGGAAGCGCATATATTAAGGTAATCAATGAAAATAATATCAGGTCTAAATGACTTCTTAAGTGCAAGTTCATTAAGAAGTGCCTTAAAGTGTCCACTGTGTGCGCTTGCAGTAGGATACTCTTTAATTATAAGAGTACCTCTCGTTTTCTTCTCAAGCGTAGAGATTTTATTTTCAAATGTTGACTTTGGAAGTTCTGTAATGTCTTGAATAGGAACATCTAGAAGGTTGGCATCAATACGTTCTGCAATCTTTTCTTCAGACATCTCCATAGTGATATAGAGAACATTCAAGTTCTGAAGCAAAGAAGCAGATGCCATGTGACACATGAACAATGACTTACCAACACCAGTTCCAGCAAGTGCCACATTCAATGTCTTACGAGGAAGACCACCTTTAGTAATCTTATTAAAGTAATCGATATCAAATCTAATCTTCTCCTGCCTTCTATGATAGAACTCAAATCGTTCCTCATAGTCAGCAAGATAATCATGACCAATATTATTATCGAAAGATACTGCTAGAGCATTCGAAAGAATATTAGGAATGGCATCCCGACCTTTCTTATCATCTTGCCCATCAGCGATCTGAATAGATTCCATCAGTGCAAGATAAATTGCACGATCACGACACCACTTCTCAGTAGTATCAAGCAACCATTGAGAATCTACTGGAGTTTGCTCAAAATTATTAATCAGTCCACGAATTTCATTAACTTCAGAATCATTGATGTCGCTACGAGAATCAACCTCAATCATGAGAGATTCTGTAGTGACAGATGATCCATACTTTACAATAAACTTGGTGATCTCCTCAAAGATAACCCTCTCAGATCGAATCTCAAAGTAATCTTCATTAATAAAGGGAATGACTTTCCTCGAAAACTCCTCATCAAAGATAAGGTTACGAAGAATAGTCAGTTCAATCTTTTCCATCATTGATAGTGTAAGTACGTAGTGAGAACATATTTCGGGTTACTTTTTGGTGGCTCACCTATATGAGGAAACATCCAAAGAGGAGGAAATACTAGCAGAGATCCCTTCTTTGGTGTGATCTCCATATCATTGAAAATTGTTCTGCCACCAGATTCAACATCATTCAAGTACCACATGAACGCAAGAAATCTACGTGATGACTCATAATCCTTTACATCTACATGAGCATCGAATCTATCTACACCTCCAGGTTCATATCCTTTGATTCTAAACTGTTCAAAGGCATGTTGCTCTGGAAAGATTTCTTTGTACGTATAATGATAATACTCGTCACGATACTTGAATACATCCCTAATCAAATTAGTATGCACCTCATTAATCTGAGGTGACATATCTCTGTTCTGGGTGAGATTCATTTGAGTGAAGTTAGGTTTACCATCACACTCAACTCTTTCTGTTTTGCTTTTCTTTTGGATAAATAACCGAACCAAAAAATCACATGTATCAGAATCTAATGCATTTTCATGCACCCTGATAAAATCATTAAGAGTGTCCATAACTAAATGTTTCTTTGGCAATTTCATCTAACTTGTTCATGATATCTTCAGTGAAATATACCTCAGGTTCTTTTAGAATCTGTTTTGCATAGATCTTCTTACCAGATATTTCATAACGTCCGGCGACATTCTTCCAGAGTCCACCGGTTTCTCCCAACTCAAGAAGACCATAATACCTATCAAGACCGCGCTCATCGTAATAAAGGCGAATCTCAACTTCTTTGTTCTCCTTACTAAGGCGTGACTTAGCAGTTTTTGCCTTAATAATGTTACCAACGATTTCAGTTCCATCTTTCTCCTTTTTCTTGGAGAGATGAATAATTGTACTGGAGGCATACTCAAGTCCGCTACCACCACCCATTTTTTTCATTGGAACGTAAGCACCAATGACATCATAAGTATGGTTTGTAACGATCATAGGGATATCTGCTTGACCCAGTTTGAGGGTCAACATCCTGAATGCTCCTTTAATAAGTTGTGATTTAGTCATGTCCCGAACTTGCTTATCGTTCAGAGCATCTTCAATCTCCTTATTAGTGGAAAGCATACCCAAAGAATCTAGCACAAACATACAAGGTTTGCGCTCTTCTTCAGATTTCTTCAGATAGATATCTACCGCCTTAAGTGCCTTAGTACGAAACTCCTCTACAGTTACGACATTAACTACTATAGTCCTATTTAGGTCAACACCCCTATCTGTAAGAAGAGATTTGTTAACAGCGGCTTCAGTGTCAAAATATATGCAGTAACCATCAGGATTGGTATCCAAGAAGTTCTTGACAACTGCAAGCGCGAAAAAAGTTTTTCCAGTAGAAGACTCCCCAGCAATGGCAGTAATCTTATTCCTAGATACGCCACCAAATATACTACCTGAAACGAGTCCGTTAAAAATGTACGAACCGGTATCAACAAATTCTTCTTGCTCATCGATATCCGCTGCTAGTTGTGTATACTCACCACCAATTTCTTTTACAATGTCTTTAAGAAAGTCCATGATCTTTGTTCCTGTAGTTCATTTTCCAACACCAAAACTTACTGTAAAGTTTTGATTCTTCATCATTCTTTTCCAATATATCCATCAAATATTGTAACTCACTATCTGACAAATCATTAGGAGTCCAATAACCGATTTTAGGCGACCATGCCATACTTCTCCCTTAGAATTTTCTTGTATGGTCCATTGGGATTCTGATCTCTAATTTCCTGCACCAATTTCATTTTTTGATAAAGAGCGGCATCTCCCCCAAGGCGCAATGCACTAATAATTGTGGTAAGTTCTTTGTCGTTGATAGGAAGTTCCATTTAGGTAAAAAATGAATCGAGGTTAGCAGTTTTTTCGTGTGACCATCCAATACAGTTCAGGATGGTCTTAAGAGGTTCAAGAAAGCTCTTTTCAAATTGTAGGTCATAGTCAACGTACTTGTCAAGACCCAATTCTCTAGGAAAATCCTGAATGAAGGAGAACACGTTCTCCCTGATGATATTCGGTTTTTTGAGGTACACATACTTGATCTTCTCTCCATTCTGAATCAGAGAATACTTTCTATCCAGTTTATTCTCTTTGATATAGTGATTAAACAGTAGTGCTCCCCTCACATGAATGGGGGTTCCTTTAGTGTAGATATCTGACGAAGAGTAATATTTTCTAACATCAGAAACTGATCTTGGGAAGGCAACTTCTTCTGGACTCAATTGTTTGAATTCAGATCTGCACTTCTCAATAAATTCAATCGCATCACTTTCAGTCCCCTTCAGCAAAATGTGAAAGGAATCTTTAAGCATTTTTCTACACGGAGCAGGAGTTGAAGATTTGATTGCCTCAATGCCTTTGATCTTCAACTTATATCCACTTTCCAGATAACTAACACCTTCACTATTCCAGACACTCAGAATGTATCTTTTCTTAGCAGTCCAAATTCCACGTTCAGCGATACACTCTCGCTTCATTTGCATTTTCTGCTTATGCGCCGATACATACTCCGCCAACCTCTGGTAGTTCTTATCAATGAACGGTTCCAGCTGCTCCGCACAGATTTTGTCCAGTACATTAACAACTTTTGCCGTGTCACCATTTTTAGGACCAAAAAGTTTATCAACAAGAGGTCCAAGATTAATATAGATTGAATCGGTGTCAGATGCAATGACATAATCTGCATCTCCTGTGTCTAGCAGTTTATTTAGGTACTTGTTCATCCTATTTTCAATCCACTGAGCAGCAACTTGCCCAGAAAGGGTGATTGCTTCAGCGTTTGCTAACTTAAAGTACCTAAAATACTGATTTCCGATAGCACCATAAGCAGAGTTCAATTGAATCTTTCGTGCCATCTGAATGTTATTGAACTTAGAAATATCCTTCTCTAATTTCTTTGTGGGCGTCTTTTCATACTGACTTTCGGCGGCAAGCATTTTCTTCTTGTATGCCTTTCGTTCATCGTATAGGTTCTCCATAATCTGTGGAAGAAACCCCTGGACCCTGTGATACAGTGCTCCGTTTGCAGCAATAGTTAGATTGACTTCTTTCAAAGGACTAAGATCTATGTCCTCATTAAGAATTTTTTCTACATTGACATTTGCAGAAATTTCCCTGACTTTTTTTAGGTTTTCCAACTCAGATTGAATTTCTTCGTTGGACATTTTTTTAACGTCTTTCCACATAATCAGGTGAAGTATTTTACTTGAGCACACACTTCAGACATGTACTCTTTTATACTTGGGTCACAAAAACTGAATCCAATGGTTGATCTCATACAATTAGCATATTCATTTGGAGCAGCTCCGTAATGATCCCAATCAGAAGGTATCAGAACTCCTGTATTAGGCAATGCTGGGAAGAACTTGTAATCCTGTGCAGATTCATCATAGCATACAAACTCTCCTCCCCACTGCATGTTCCAGTTTTCATGAGTAAACATTATAAAAGTATAAGTTCTATGCTCAACAAAATCTTGGTGAAAACCTCCAGTTTGACCATAGACATACCCATTCACATGAGCTCTAATAAATGCCAAATCATGCTTTATGTATCTTTGAATCTTTAATTTAATGTAACTAGCGATATTAAATATTATAGGTCTATTTGCTGGCAAATCTGCCAGGGTAAAACCATCTCTTTGCCATTTTTGATTATACGATTTATTTCCCAGAGACCATCCACTATGATCAAATTCATCTTGAAGAGAATCAAAGAGATGTTGTGGTACTACATTTTTAATTTTAATAGGTTTGGAGAGCATCTTCTAACTCCATAATTCTGGCATTTAAATTATTCATGTCCACTAGAGTTTCTGGACTGATTGCATACTGCATGATGATGTGTGGATACAGAGAGTTGAGGTCAAAACTTACAACCCAATCATAAGATCCTGGGGTAGGTTCCTTAACGTATGCACCTTCATACTTTTTGTCTTTTTCCGACTTTTCTTTCGGAGGAATAACAATGTTTTGTTTCTTCAAATAGTTATATATGATTGTATCCCACATCCTAACCTGAGATGATACATCGGCATAGTTTGCCTTCGCGTCATATGCAAGAGTGATTGCAAGGTCAATTAGTTTCATCTTGTCTTCCAAACGGTCAACAAGTTCCACGTCAATGATGTTGTATTCTACAAACTTCTGCCATCCATTTGTATAGAAGTCCTTGAAAGTATCAAACTCAGAGTGATCAAGTTTCTTCTGTCCAAGTTCTACGCTAGCAATGTAATCCAGACGATAGGATTCTTGTGCCTTGTATGTAAATTTCTTGTAGAGATTTAGATAGTCAAGTTGAGTAATACCACCGATATCATATGCAATATTCTTACGACCAGAGATAAAAACTTCTCTCTCAGTCACAAGACCCCAAGGAGAAATTCTTTTCATAAGTTTTTCTCCAAGAACTCGATCCATACGACGAACCAGATACGGCATATCGTACAATTCGTTGTTCCATCCTGTAACAACCTCAGGGATATTTTCTTCCATCATCCACCAGTTGATAAATTTAGTGAGAAGATCAAACTCAGAATCACACTCAGTATAAATTACATTCTCCTGAGTATTCTTAAAAGGTCCTTGACCCCATGTACGAATCTGCTTATTCGTGTAATCTTGAATTGTAATCAAAAGAACTTCTTCTGCAGCAGATTCTACATCTGGGAATCCATTCTCAGATGCAACCTCAATATCAATAGTAGTAATTTTGATTCTACTAGTATCAAACTTGATGATTTCTTCAGGGTACATCTCAGAAATGTACTGATAGATGTACTGGGTGTTACCATAGATCTTAAAGTTCTGCACACCCTCGTACTTTTTTATGAACTCCCTACAGTCACGAACTGTTCCTGGTTGAACTGCTTCAACGTGATCACCTTCTAATGTTTTATATTTTGTCTTCTTTTTAGAAGGCACGAAGAGAGTTGGGTAAAACTTCTCCCGAGTCATGAAATGCTTTCCATTTTCATAACCACGGACCAAGAAGTGATCCCCGACCATTTGAACGTTTGTGTAAAATCGCATCAGGATGTAAGCTCTTTGTACTTGGCAACAATGTCTGCCTTTGCATCTACCATAGTCAAAATGTTGTAAGAGTGAACTCTCATAACATTTCCTTCAGAACCTCTTGGCCATGGAGTGAGTTCACCCTCCTCATCAATCTCATAGGGTTTGGTGAGTTCACACTCAGGTTCTCCTGGGTTATCAGGTTCAATCGCTTCAACTTCGGTTACGAGGACTGTATCAACTCCCAGTAAAATGCACTTGATCTCTTTCATTTTGTGGATTAACGTATAGGTCTAGAATATCAGAAATTGGATTCGCCATGTAAACAACCCAATCTGGATTTATATCTATCTCTTGATCATCACTGAGCAAACACCAAGGAGTAAGAGAGATATCAATAGTTGACTTCTCTGTTTGCTCTTCCGGTTCTTCAGTTAAAAACTCTACTTCCGAATCAGTTTCAATAATGATACGGGGATCTTTTAATCGATATGCGCGAAACTGCCCATCGACCAATCTATCTTTAACATCTGCGATCAGGTTCTCTCCTGACTTGAGCAACAGTATTTTAATTGCCATGGTGCCTCAGTGCCTCTCAAAATTATACCAAGAAAAATGAGGGGCGTCAACTGGATTTTGCCAGTTGCCCCTCAGCGACGACGATATTCAGTTTTATTTATGGAGTTGTTAAAAAGATTTCTGCTTTGGGTGGACCATTAGGGTAGTATGCTGCCAAGGGTCCAACTACTAAAAAGAGTCATTGTAGTCCCAATAAAAAGAGTGGCGGCTGTTAAGTTCATGAGTCGTCCTCCTAATTGTACATAACTATCTATATTATACTGTATCACTATGATACACTTCTGTATCAACCATAGCGAAAATCAGTTAGGATCTGAATATAATGTTTTCATTTAATAACTAGCACTAGGCATATGCAAAAAACTTGTGATTATATATTTCACATTGCTTAAAGGAACTGCTCCTCTATGCATAAACTGCCAAGATGCTGGAAATATAGCAAGTCGTCCAGTTACTGGAGCAATAGTAGTGCCAAAAGAAAACTCAGTTTTACCACCCTCATATACATCATTCAAGTAAAAGATGATTCCAGCAAATCGATATGAACGTCCATAATCTTCTACACAACTATCATGATGCCAGTGAAACCATCCATCATTAACGTCATATCTTTTAATCAAATAACCAGTATCTGAATACGTTCCCCCAAGCATTGGTTCTTCACAGAACATACTATTCATTTCTGAAATATATCTATCACAATATGGAGAAAGTTTTTCATATATTAAGTTATCAATTTCTCTAAATTCTGGTTGAGATGATATGGCAATTTCCATATCTTTCTTCCAACCATTATCTACAGGTCCATCTGGAGTTCCAGGAATCCCTTCTTCTTTCTTATCACTCAATTCAAATCTTCGAATGATGTATTCACACATGCTTTTTGGAAGCACATTATCGTAAACTTTTACATAATCTGAAAGGTTTTTCATAGATCAAAGATAATCTTTTCTCTTATGTGCTTCTGGGACAATTTTCTTTAACGTAATCGTCAGAAGCCCATTTTCAAATAAAACTGATCCAACTTCCGTGTCTTCGCTAAGTGTCCAGGAACGTGTAAAACTCCGTTGAGCCAAACCCTTGAACATGTAGTCGATTTTTTCCTCCTTATCTTCTTTCTGACCTTCGATAAAGAGTTTACCATCTTGTGTGTAGACATTTACTTCTTTTGTTTTAAATCCTGCTAGTGCGATCTCCAGTTGAGATGTGACATGATCTACTGCAATCAGATTGTATGGTGGATAGTTTGAACTGGTCTCATGTAGAGCAAAGATCCTATCAAAGTAATCTTCCATTCCAATACTATTCTTATGAATACGCTCCAACAGTTGATTAATGTTGGCTGCGTTATACTTCATGATATCAGGCATTGTGATTCTCCTTTAAAAGCGAGTTTTGATTGTATGGTCCCCGAAGGCAACCACATTTATTTAGGTTCCGATGTTAAAAATATCATATTCGGATTCCACTACAGGAACTTTACGGTAGATAGTTTCAACCTCTAATCTTTGAATCGCAATCTTATTATAGTCCTCAGAGACATCAATGCCAATGTAATTTCTACCTAGAGATTTTGCTGCAAGAGTAGTTGTCCCACTTCCATTAAAAGGATCAAGCACAAGACCTTCAGGAGGACAAAAGCATTCAATCATGTCATATGCAAGCATATTTGGGAATACTGCAGGGTGTTGACTTTTTAATTTACTTTCACCACCACAAGTATTTCCAAATGTCATAACAGTTCCAGGACATTTGGTAGGATTAATCTTTACTTTTCTAGAACCAGTTCTTCCATTTTTTGTTCTGATGTTTGCACCAGTCATTACTTTATTAGCATGTTTGGAAGGAATCTTTATGTTCTCTTTATCAAAGTATTGAGGTCTTTTGCCTTTTATAAAGATTGGCATATACTCATGATCAACCCTAAACCTCTTCTTCCACCAGGCACCTTCAGTTCCTTGCCTGTTGTAGATGTTGCATTCGAAGAGACGGAATCCGATGTTGTCACACCAGTCAACGATAGTCCTGAAAGACGTTAGGGTCTTCGCTCCATCCTTAGTAGCATCCTGGATCACCATGATGCATATACCGCCGTCTTTGAGGACTCTGAGGAGTTCTACCCCAAGACCATGGAGATCCAGGTCATACCCGTTGTAGTCCCTCAGATTGTCGTATGGAGGGGATGTGACCACCATATCAACGCATTCATCAGGAAGCGTTTTCAAGAAGGATACGTTGTCTTGACAGATTATTGAGTTGACCGGGATTTTCATTCTTCTTAGCTCTCTCCAGGTATTCTACAGCAAGGGTAAGGGACTCTAGGTTGTCTCCAAGGTTACCTAGACCTGTGTTACACTGCTTACACAACCATCCACGAAACTCTCCAGTTTCATGGCAGTGATCCAATTGCCAGTTTCGATACACTGGTTTTTTGCAGCAATCACATACCTCACCGAAAAAGGGAGGTTTAATATTTTTAAATTTTTTTCGAATTGCGTTTCTTTCTTTACTCTTTTCTTTTTGACAAGAAACACAATTTGTGTTGGTCATCAAACGATAACCGTTGTCAGTGTGACGATTCTTATAGAACGTGAACTCAGTGTTCTCCTTCATCACATCACAAACACTGCAACGTGTCTGACCTGGTGGGATATTCGTTAGATCGCGTGCCATGATATCATGCTAACAATCCAATTTTATCACAAAAAAAGAGGAGCGGCAACCCCTCTTAACTCATGCTTCAGTTTCTTCGGTCTCTACCTTCTTCTTCTTAGAACCAATATTGTACTTGGTTTCTAGAATCCAGTCCGACTTATCCTTGTATGCCAGGACTTTGATTTGATTTAGTGGTGCAATATCGACAATCTTCTCAACATTGACGATACCAATAAGACCCCAATCTGCAAGTAATTGGGCAATACGATTACGACGTTGAACGTCATTAACTGTAAGGTTTGCGTACTTTCCGTCCAACGCAAACAGTTCTTTAAAATGAACTAAGTAATATCTACCCTGCTTATGCAAAATATGACAGGACTGATAGATTTTCTTTTCTTTCCTAGATGCAACACCAATACGAGTCAATGTTTCACGAACTTTCAAAAAATCATCAGGTTCATTTAGAACCACTTCTACCATCTGTTCAGGGGACCATTTAACCTCTGGTTCTTGAACGACACTCATCTTCTTCCTCCAGTATCAAATTTCGATTTAATAAAATTAAGTTGTTCTTCTGTAAGAATTTTCAAAGCTTGTTTTGCCTTCTCATTACTATAACCATAGTATCGTTTGACATAATCAAGATCTTTGATCTTATCTTGTCGGATCCAGGGAGAAAATCTCTTCTTTTTCCTCACAATATTTATAAGAAAATCATATTGCAACTTTTTATCTAAAAAGTGATACTGATTTATTTCGTTGGCATACATGATCGTATCAATATGCCCAGAGAAACATCTATTGATGATATAAGGAGGATATTCCTTCTCTACAGAAGGGTCTTCATCAATCAAATGTTTCTTTGTTTGATTAATAGAATTCAACCAATCTTTCAGTTCCAATGTCTAATCACTCCAGAAATAATAAAACAGTTTGTGACAAAATAACTAAGGAACATGAATGTTCGTATTAGAGAAACTGCATTTGCTTCTCTATCTGTACGTCCTTCTTTCTGACCAAGTGCCTTAGACCATAATCGCCAGAATCGTCTCATAGTCAAACAACTTGTTTTCCTTAGTCATAGTTCATGAGAACAAGTTCCTTGCGTTCTTTTTGATCACGCATATATTCTCCAACTGATCTCATGGTGTATGTAAGATCAAACTCTGCTGCTTTCCATCGAGTGAATCTATTTTTGACCAATTGATCAGAGTTGTAACTGATCATAGAATCCAAAGAGCATCCATCACAATCCAATGCAAAAGTATCGTGATCAAATCCTTTATGCATATTACCTTTCTTCCCATACAGATTATCTTTGATATCGTATGGAGGATCTAAGTAAAGGAATGCTCTACGCTCAGAATTTTCATCAAGAAGATTATCGTAATGAACATTGGTAATGTGCCAATCTTTGATAATCATTGAATACTCTGGGAGTTTTTCAATACCACGCATCGAAAAATTACTATCAGATGCCTGCTTTGAGAATGAAGAACTTTCACTCAGACCAGAGAAACTACACTTATTAACAACATAGAAACTAACTGCCTTCCAGAAAGGATCGCCATCTTCTTTATTGAGATAGTCCTTTGACTCCAAGAAAAGTCCTCTGGCAGATCCTTGATCTGGATACCTTGACTTAAGTTCTTGGAGTTTATACTTCATGTCTGCACCACGATCACGAAGTTGAACCCAGAAGTTATAAAGAGGTTCATAAAGATCATTGACCCAGATCTTAAGATGGGGATACTTCTTAGTCATGTAGATAGCAACACTACCACCACCAAGAAATGGTTCACGAAATTCATCATACTCCCGAAGATCGGGAAAGTATGGTGCCATACGTGTACATGCGCGGGACTTACCGCCAGGATAACGAAGAGGAGTTTTCAAAGATTTCATAATTAAGAGAAGCTTTTAATGTAATCATACAGATGCTTGTCATCTTCTTCAAAGAAGTCCCTATAACTGAATGGAAGTTCTTTGCCCTTAAGATCATTTTCAAACATGAAAAAATGTTTTGCTTCAGGGTTGCAGTGCGCTTTCACATCTGTCTTGGTCTGTCTAATATTGTAGAGCATCTTGCCAGGGACGCAACATGCTTTTCTTTTTAGAGGTTCGACAAAAATGTAGTAGTCAGCAGGTTTAAATTCTTGATCTGAGTTTCCTCTACCATTTTTGACAATTACATCTCTGACAGACATTCCACCCTTATTCTTGAATGTAACTTTTTTACATTCGTAGTATTTTTTATCAGAACCTAGAAGATCTTTACCAGTAAGATTAACTCTTTGCAGATGTCCGTTACTGAAATATTCTAAGGACTTTTCAATTGCAACTCCTAGACGAAAGTAGCTTGTAGGATCGTTAGGAGTTTTCAAAGTAGAAAATAGACGAGAGAGATTATCAATCTCCAGGACTTTTTTCAGTTTCAACATGATAAGTAATCGGATGATATTTCAAATATTCCCAGAAGGTTAATTTCATTTCCTTATGGGTCATTCCACAATGTTTTGCGGCAGCAGGTAAAGTCATTGTGCAGTTGAACAATGCTTCATTTGCTTCTGCTACATTTTCTGGAGTAGTTTTTACTCTTGGTTCAGCAAGAGATTTGTAATCAATTTTAAGTAAACTCAAAGCACACCTCGGTACGGAGATTCTTGTTTATGAAGAAGAACTCCATCAACTTTCTGAAGTAGTTCTCTCATGTCTTCATGAACAAGACGATATCCTGTACCAACATACAACTGACCAAAGACAACTGCAATGGTCGCAGCACCCCAAAAGATGTAATAGAACCTGGACTTAACTTGTACTCTTAGTTTTGTTTTCATTTGAATTCACACTCTATAAGATAATTGTAAGCATTTTTTACACCAGTAAGATTGTCACCAAGTTTTCCTATTCCAATATTACAAGTTTTACATAACCATCCACGAAATTTTCCCGTTTGATGATCATGATCAACAACTAGTTCATCAGTTTCTTTTGAACAACACTCACATTTTGTTGGTTTTGGAGTTGCTAATTTTTTTGCCTCTCTTAGTTGTTTACTAAGTTTTTTTTCACATTCTTTACATTCTTCCCGATAATATTTTCGTCTTTGTTCAATTGGAACTCTCCAATTTCTTGAAGACTCAATACGATAATCAGATAATGGTTTATTAACTAAACACTTTGAACAAGTTTTCATTTAAACTTGCACTCCACCATGAGTTCAGTTAGACATGCAAGCATATTTATTTCTTGATCAGCAACGAAGGCAGATTGGTACTGATACTTAGCAATAGTAAGCACAGCAGCAGGAACGCTAGCGTTTTCAAGGGAAACATAACAAGCATCGTAAATACGCCTAGTAAGTACAGTAATATCATTGTCCAAATTAGATACGACCCATTTACGTACTTGAGGAAAGTTTTTCTCCTTAAGGTTTTTAATAAGATCATTTACTGCTACGTCAGAGAACGTTGAAAGAATGCCTGCATCGATTTTACCACTGACCGAATACCTTTGACATTCATTGAGAACCCGTCTCCAGTCCGGGAAGTGTTTGTTGATGAGTTCAACAAGTACTTTGGAGTCGTATTGTACGCCCTCAACACCCAAGATGTATTGGAGTCGCTTGAAGAATTCTGCTGCAATTGCCTGTCTCTCCTTTCCTTTGATTCCGAATTCAACCACTGTGGTTCTGGAGTGCAGTGGTTCAAGGATTTTGTTTTTATAGTTGCAGGTGAAGATGAATCTACAGTTTCCAGCAAACTCCTCAATAAACGCCCGTAGGAGGAGTTGTACATCGTTGGATGTGTTATCTGCCTCATCAATGATGATGACTTTGTGTTTAGCATCCGAAGTAAGCGAGACGGTCGAAGCAAAGTTCTTCGCATTATTTCGGACGGTATCAAGGAATCTTCCTTCGTCGGATCCGTTGATGACATAAACATCTACCCCCAATTCGTTACACAGTGCTTTTGCTACTGTAGTTTTTCCGATTCCGGGAGGTCCCGCCAGTAGCATGTTTGGGATCTCACCTTTATCTAGGAAAGATTGAAAGGTCTTTTTAGTTGCTTCAGGGAGAATACATTCTTCAATCGTCTTAGGACGATACTTCTCAACCCAAATGAAATCACTCATAATATTGTTTTAGGAATAAACCAATAGGATACAGATTGCCAGTATTTTCCAAGCAAATATGCTTTATAAAAATCTTGCAGATCTTTCAAACCATTACGATAATCTTTTGGATAAATCGTAATGCTCATTATACAAAATACCACAACATGGAAAAAATTTCCAGCAGGGTGATGTCCTAATTGAAAACCAAGAAGTTTAGCTTCATCATTGATACTGAATCCAAGATCAAAATGTATATGAAGTTGATCGTGAAGTTTAGTATCTTCACCTATTCCTGGTATCCAATTCTCCAAAAATTGAATATAGGGATCAGGTTCCATTGCTTAACGAGGTCCATAATTATCAATAAAGTTTGTCTGCCTCAAAAGCTCTCTTGGAAGTTCTTTCGACCACATATAGTCACAATGAGTGCTATCTATTTTGGGTACAAACTTTTCTGGAACTTCAACACTCAATAGAAGTGTAGGAGTATGTGTTGCTCTTGCACCTTTAACTTCAGGAAAAAAGTAGTTTGAGAATCCAATTAATTTGAATCCTGCATAATACCTACCAATCTCCCTCATCTGAACTCGTCTAGCAAAATTTCTAATTGTTTCACGGAATTGCATCCTACCCCCTATGACCCAATAAACACCCTTTAGAGGTTGTTCTGTTCTTTTGATCAGGAGATATTCATCGTTACAGCGGAACAAAAAATCCATGCAGAAGATGGGCATGGACTTAAGAATCTTCTGGTACTCATCTTCTGGTATGAACGTCATCAGTTCGGTTCCAGAGCAATGAAATACTTGAGGTTGTGCTGACTGTTACTGAACTCAGAAAGAAGTTTAGATGAAATCACAACTTCATAAGAACCAGGAATGATTTTGATGTTCTCAACTTTGAAGTTATAAGTGAACTCATCATCGGTTTCACCAACAACCTCACCAAACTCATTCGAAGTATCATTCTTCTTATCGCGAACGACAAGTTTGATAACTCCGTTCTCACCAATAGCAGAGAGATCTGGAAGTTGATAAACTGCTGCTGCTTTCAGAAGTTTCTCAAGAGTCACTTGCTGAAGTTGGAAGCAGACATCTTTAGTAGGCAGTTCCAGTTTCTTATCAGGAGGTGCCATGATGACCTGAGGGTCTGCATAAAAATACTTTACCCTACGCCTACCTTCACGAATCATAAGATAAGAAGGATCACTGAAATCAATGTCTGGATCCTGGTGAAGACCCAGACCATTCAGAAATTGATTCAGATCATAAATGGCGAACTCACGGGAAAACTCTTCACTGATCTCCGCTTCGGCAAGGATATTCCTTGCAACAGAAATAGTACGGAGTTGATTTCCCTCCTTCACAAGAATCGAATTGTTGATTCCTGCAAAATTTTTAAGGATGGTGAGGGTTTTTTCAGACAGTTTCATTGTGCGTTCTTTCAATTTCATATCAATGAGGATAGGTTTCGCGTTTGGCGTTTTTATCATTAAAGTTTAGAAGAAGAACTGCATAGTGCAAGATCTTCATAATATCGCGGCGGGCAGTGCCTTTCTTATCATAGCGAGAAGCGTACTTCAGGATGTTACTACGACAGAATGCTTCACCGTCACCACAAGCTTCGATAAGATCCAAAGTTTGAATCTTATCATCGCCAGCAGAATAATGCTGACTGTAAGTACCCCGGATGTACTCAAGGAGTTCTTTTAGAATTTCCTCTTCATTGTACTTCCAGGGAGTACCTTTGGATTCAGTGATCAAGTCAATGTTACCAGTACCTTCGCCCATGTACATTTCAAAAATACTCTCAGATTGATTGGGAAATTGAATCACATCGGGTGATTCGTTGCCGTCCAAAAATTGAAAATCGTTATCCATAACAATTTAAATTGGTACAACTCATTCTATCAAACTACGGCATTTTCGTCAATGACCGTCTCTTCACCACGGGCAACATTGATGTCGAAATTAGCATCAAGTTTGTCGTAGAGATCGATGAACTGTGCTTTGGTCTCGTCATCAAAACGATTCACACCCATCTGGATTGCTTTTTCTTTATTACCAAAGATGGAGTATGCCTGAATGATGTGGACAAGACGACGAGTGCTGATGACTTCATCAAGGGTCTGCTTCTTGAATGCGATACGGGACAAGTTTGCCCAATCACAAAGACGCTTGCAGAAGTCACGGTCTTCTACACCCAGATCCAGAGAAATACCTTCAAGGATACGCTGCTCAATAGCAACAGAAGGATAGTCCTGCTCGAAAGTCACGGGGAAACGCTCAAGGAATGCTTCGTTGAGAACGTTGGTGCCGATGAAACGACCGTCATCAGAACCTTTGCCCTTGGTGTTTGCAGTAGCAACAACGTTGAAACCAAACGAAGGTTTGATGAACTTGCCGATCTTCTTCAGGAAGACACCCTTTCCTTCGAGGATTGATTGAAGGCAAAGAATTTTGTTGGAAGCCAGGTCAATCTCGTCAAGCAGTAGAATCGCACCGCGCTCCAGGGCTTCGATGACCGGACCATTGTGCCAAACGGTCTCACCGTTAACAAGACGGAATCCACCAATGAGGTCATCCTCATCCGTTTCAATAGTGATATTGACACGGATCATCTCCCGACCCAGTTGAGCACACGCTTGCTCAACCGAGAACGTTTTGCCGTTTCCAGAGAGTCCTGTAATGAAGATTGGATAGAAGAGATGGGACTGAATAATTTTTTTAACGTCACTAAAATTACCAAACTTGACGAAGGTATCATCTTTTTCGGGGATAAGGTTTTGTTCCTGAGCGGGAATAACCGCAGGAGAAGATTGATAGGTTTGCTCAATTTTTTCCCGAACGGTAAGATTCCACTGCCCACGACCAGTTTTGCAGTGTGCAATCTTGTTAGTCACGGTCTGATAGTTAAGATCGCGAGATGCACAAAACCCTCGGATGTCACCAGAGGTGACGTTTGAACCGTAAAGGTCCTTGAGGGTGGCGATGATGTTGTCGGCAGAGAGTGCCATGATCGATTGGGTTTGAACTGATTCAAGTATACAAAAAAAGAGGCATCTGTCGATGCCCCCGTGTGCCAGTTTTCAATCTGTCTCATTTGCGGAGACGGTTTCTTCTTCTAGTCGATCGGGGAACTGGAGCAGATGGAATCTCAAAGACAGGATTGTTTAAAGGGGCAGGAACTTCTGGAGAAGGCATCTCCTCAATCACTGCAGGAATTGTTTCTTCTGCTGCCTCTGGGGCGGTTTCTGGTGCTGGTTCAGCAACCGGTGCGGGTGCAGGTGCGGGTGCTTCCTTCTTTCCCGCTACTAAATCTCCGAATCTGCTCATCGTAATTTTTTGCGTTTTGAAAGTATTTATTAAAAAAGGGAGGTCTAAACCTCCCTGTGCTTCATGCAATCAACTCAACAAACTCACGAAGAATCTTTTTGTTTGTCTTTTTACTGTCCAAATTTTTCATGAAAGCAGTTTTAATTTGTGCTTTTGTCGCATCATCAGGAACCGTAAACTTAGAATCATCAGACACTGCACTGGTAGAAATTCCAAAGTATTTGTGATACCCCGATGTAGTGATGGTAAAGGACTTACTCTTCCTCCAGGATGACATCGTGGAATCATGAAGATCTCCATAGTATCCACAATAATTCCTAATGAAGTTACCAGCATCGCGTGATTCAAGAAGACGGAATCCAATGAAGTTGACATCAGGATGATTGTCGCGGAGATACCTCAGGAACACATCAACCTGCTCATTCCAATCAACATTGAGGGAATAAGTTTTGCCGTTCTTGCGATTACGAATCATGCAGTTGGTCTTTACTCCACGACGACCCAGATAACGCTTATGAGTACGGTAGTCATAAAGATCTACATGATACTTAAGTGACTGTGCTTCACCGTCAGTAAGAACAATACATTGAACTTTCTGAACCTTTGTCCGCTTTCTGAATGCAGGAATGATCTTATCAAGAGAAATCATTGTCTCATTCAAAGGAGTTCCCGACAATGACATTCCAACTGGAGTAGGAATGTCATACCAGGTAGAGAAACTATAGGCAATCCTCCAGATGTTTTTCATCTGATCATCAAGAACCTTTGAGTTCACAGTGTGAGTGAGGATGTTCATCAGAGAGAACCACTGAGGAATCTCAATAAGACCACCACGCTCTTCATAAGATTTTGAGGAACAACCATATTCATCAAAGAGTTCATCTCCTTTAGGAAATTCGCAGGTGAATGCATAAACCTCAAAAGGAATAGATTCTCTCTTACAGAACCAAATCAAGTTGAAAAGTTGCTTTACTGTATCAAGCAGAACCCTTCCCATAGAACCAGACCAGTCAAGAACGAATACAAGACCATGATTCTTTCCATCAGAGAATGTAGTTACTTTCTTAAAAAGGTCTTCATTGTACTTGTAAGTATGAAGTTTGGAGCAATCCAGAACACCTGTGCGGGAAATGCTAGCGCGAGCATAAGCATCTGCAGATTTGCGGCATTCAAATTCTTTGATCAAGTAACTGACTTCACGCTTTGCACTTGACTTGAATTCTTGATATGCATTATCAATGTGCTCGAATCGGGAAGACCAACGTTCTTCGTGCTCAATATCTTCCCACATATCTTTACAGTTATCATGAATCAATTGATTATCAATAATCACATCATCAACATTGATATCAGGAAACTCAAGATAAACGTTCTCAGAACCAATCTTGTCCACCAACTGTTCCATGGACTCTTCAAAAGCATTCATTGTCTTTGCTTCTGGTTCCTGATCTGGCTGAGATTCTTCGTCTGATTCATGAGAAGAAGGATCAGGTTGTTGATTAAGATCTTTCTGATCTGCATTACCTTCTTCAGAATCGTCATCCTTAGAATCTTGAGTTTGATTCTCAACTTCCATCATGTCACCTGCACCAGGTGGTTCATTAGAAGATTGATTAGGATTCGAATTGACCTGATCATTATTCTGAATCTTCTGCTTGCAATACAAGTAGAGCTCTTCAGCAGCATCAAGAACATCATCAAAACTATTACAGGAATCGATTCTTCTAACAACATTCAATTCTTCTTCAGAAAAAGAAATTGTTTCGTGCATACCGATCTTGAAGTGCAGATTTACTCTGTCGGCAAGATTCATATCGTCAAGATCATCATCCTTAATCTGGAAGAAGTCCTGATCATGCAGTTCTTTGTATGCACGATTAAAGTTCTTAACAATTCCTACATAACGCTCTTTGATCTTTTTCTCAATCCGAACATCTTCAACAATGTTCACAAACTGAGGAGGGATCTTACGCTCAGCGATCCAGTTCCGATCTGGAGTGTGCAGAGCATGACCGACTTCATGACCAACCAGCATGTCATACACGTCCTCAGATGCGTACTTCCACATAGGAAGAACTAAGATGCGGTTCTGAACATCGAACGACGCAGTTTCGACATTGCGGTGCTCAACCACGATGTTCTCCATCGCAAGCAGTTTGGCGAGTCCGGACTTGATTTCTTGGTTGACGGTCATGGTGGGTCTCTTGTTTGATGTAGTCATCATACAAAAAAAGCAGGTCCTAAGACCTGCTAGTGGACAGTTTCAGAACTGGATCAATATCCCTTCTTCTTTTTCTTTTTCTTGGAGTGACCACCTCCACAGGAGGACTCAATGATTTTCTCTTGCCATGCTCCACTCATGTTAGTCATGATGATGAGTGCTGCCTCTTCACTACCAGCATAACCTTCATCGATCAGGTAACCCTTGATGATTTCAAATACATCTACATCATCTTTTACAAGAGGAGTTGCTGGTGTACCACCTTGAGCGATAATACGCTCCTGAGATCTCTTTCTCATTTGACGAAGTTCTGCAGCATCCCGCTGCATTTTTGACATCTTTGGAGTTCCCTTAGATTCAGGCTTCTTGGTTTCAGGTGCCTTGGAACCACCGCCAGTAGGTGCTTTAGATCCTCCGCCAGTAGGTGCTTTAGATCCTCCGCCAGTAGGTGCTTTAGATCCTCCGCCAGTAGGTGCCTTAGGTGCAGGTGCCTTATCCTTGGAACCAGGTTTTCCATAATTTGGATTGTTCACTGGACCCTCAGCAGGAGGAATATTCGCCAGTCCAGTTTCAGTTTTACCCTTAGATGCAGGTGCTGTAGATGGAGTAGTAGGAGCGGTATCTCCCGAAGCAGTTTTCTTACCATCTCCGGTAGCTAAACCAAGTGCTGCTCCACCAGCAATAGCAGCACCAGCTGCAACCTTACCTTTATTATTTTTAACAGCTCTTGCTAGATCCTTAAGACGTTGTGCAGTAGTTTTTCTAGAAGAAACTGTCTTCGCAGTTACATCAATTACACCATCACCTTTGAGAGTTCTTCCTCCCTTGTCAGTAGCAGATCTTCCAGTTGGACCCATGTCCTTGACTTTGACCTTCTGAACACCAGGAGTTGCAATACTGCTAGATGGTCTCTTAGTCATTGCACCACCTGGTTGTCTTGGTGGTTTTGGAATTCCAGAATTACCTGATCCACCTTTGCCCCATTCAGGTTTTGGTGCCTGTCTTGGAAGTCCAGCACCTGGTTTCTTGATAGTTCTTTGACCAATAGGACCACCTACTTGTGCAGTTGTCTTCAAAGGTGTAACAGTTCCCTTTGCACCAGGAAGTGCTGCTTTTGGTGCTGCACCAGGAAGTGCTGCCTTAACGCCAGTACCAGTAGATCCTACTTTTGCCTTAGCAAGCTTGTCTGCAGCAGCACTTTGCCTCATGGTCTTCTTAAGACCACCAAGGAAGGTCTGCATTTGGTTAACTGCCTGCCTGGTCTTTGTAGTATTACGCTGAGCAATAGCATTAACACTATTTGCGCCACTTCCACCTTTAGCAGGAAGTCGTTTTGTTGCTCCACTAATATCAGCAGCTTTCTTAACATTTGCCGCTGCTGCTGGTCCACCAGGTGCTCTAGTTGCTGCTGTAGTAGCACCTCTTGCAGATCTTGCTGCTCTAACGCTAGAAGATGCTGCACCACCTTTAATTACGTTACCACTCTTACCCATTGCAGCAGTTCCTGCTGTCTTGAGTGCTTTATTCCTAGCACCTCTGCTAAGTGCATTAACAAGACCTCTGACTAATGCAGCTCTTTCTGTCAGGTCAATTCCTTCAGTTAAGGTTTCTTTGATCTCAATCTCAAATACATCTGAAACCAGATCTAAGAATTCAAAGATGCACTCATCTTTGATTACACCTCCAACAAATTCTGCTCTCTCTTCTAAACTATTACCATACTCAAAATTCTCACAAAGTTCAATCAGAAGACCCTTTATCTCTGTATCTTCGTTGTAAACAGATTTGTATAACTCAAGTAACTCACGTTCGGTCTTATTATACATTGGTTTTATTTGAACACTATTTTCAAATATTTATAAAAAAACGCTCCTTATTGGGGCGTTATCTAGAACCATCAGTGAGAATGAATCACTCCATTCTCATGGACATGTGGAACCATACTATTGTAAAGGTGCATGTTGCCATGCTGGAATCCCGCACCTAGTAGTCCGAATACTACCGCGAGACCGAAAATTTTAATCATGCTCATTTTAGTTTCTGCGAAAATCCTTTTTGTTTTTGGAATTTGATTACGGACTCAAATTTTTCCTCTAATCCCACTTTGTGAGATATAACAAAAATATTTGCATCCTTTATTATATATCTAATAATTTTAAGGAACTCTTCTGTACCGAATCCATCAAGCGAAGAGTCGAACACCTCATCCATAATCAACAGGTTGGTATTGACAGAATTTTTTACCTTCGCAACTTCTCTCCAAGTGAAGAGCAAAGATAAATCGATTCTCATTTTTTCACCTTCACTGAATGAACTATAAGAAAATGATTCATGAATAGGAGATTCGATTGACTCATTAAATTCTTCGTCAAGTTTAAAGTTGATGAAGAACTCCATCATTTGTAGATATCGATTAACCTGTTGATTAATCAGAGGGAGATATTTCTTGATGATTTTTGTTTTTACGCCATCGTCCTTAAGTAAGGAATAGGCAAAATCGTAATAAACGACTTCTTGTTTTCTTTCTGAGAGATCTTCAATTGTCTGCTGGAGATTTTTCTTAAACTCTTCTAACTTCTCATGTTCAGTATTTCTGTTTGCAAGGTTGTCGGTAATTGTTTGAATTTCCGATTCCAGATCTCGGACTTGGCGTCTGTTGGACTGAATCCGAGTATTGTTTTGAGAAATGCCATGCGTTAATTTAGTAATCTCCTTGGATAGGGCATTGAATTGACGCTCTCTCTCTTGTTCTGACTTAATTGTTTTCTCAAGTTCAACATAACCATCTTTAAGTTCTTTTGCCTTATTTTGAGCATCACTAATTCTATTTACTCTAAATGATTCTTCAATATCCTGAGTACAGGTAGGGCAAACCGTATTTTCCTTAAAGAAGTTATACTCTTCAGTAATCGTTGAAACTTTTTGAGAAATTTTTCCCTTCATATTGTTAAGTTTTACTAACTTATCAGAGAACCCAGTTAGTTTTTCTTGTTCTTTAACTTTACTTTCTAACTCTTTTTGCTTCTTCTCATTCTCTAAGTTTGCAACAACAATCTCCTCATCAAGATCATCAATTTTTTTACTGTTAGATTCTATCTGCTGCTTACCACGGTTCTCAAGTTCTTCAATGAACTCGATCTGCATCTTTGCTTTTTCTTTCAGAGTTTGCTTCTTAAGATCCAGAGATTTGATTTGATCTTTCTCGTATCGAAGGTTCTCCTTAATCAAAGAACTCATAGAAGAAAATATTCTAATATCCAGAAGATCTTCAATAACTTCACGTCTGTTTGCAGTAGTAAGTTGCATGAAAGGAACAAACGTACTACTACCTAAGATTACAATCTGCGTAAATGATTTGTAATTTAACTTGAGAATATTTTGTTCAAGAATTCTTTGATTAGATCTATCATCTGCTTCTTTATGCAAGATGCTTCCATCCATGACAATATCAAACACATTAGGTTTGATACCTCTGCGAACTAAGTATTGTCTTCCGTTTGCATCGAATTCAATCTCAACTACACAGTCCTTCTCATTTACACTGTTGACAAGTTGAGGTTTGTTGATCTTACGGAATGGTTTATTAAACAGAACAAAGGTCAGTGCATCTAATATAGTTGACTTACCAGACCCATTAGTTCCAACAATCAGATTAGTACTATTTTGCTGGAAGTTAATTTCAATAAACTGATTTCCGGTTGATAAGAAATTGCGATAACGGATTTTCTTAAAGTTTATCATTTTTAGGAGGAATTACAATATCATTAGAAGTAATCACTGCATACTTATAGTTGTGCAGTTTACACGTCTTTATCGCCAAATCATCGTCAACTTCAACTACATCCATATAGGTTCCTTCTTCGTCTTCAAGCATAAGTGAGTATCTTGTAGCATCATCTTCCTCTTGAAAGAGGAAGAGAACTTTATGACCATACCTATCTTGAACGGCATATGCACCGTCATCTTTATTATCTTTGACGGTTAGAAGAAACATACTACTCTACCTCGCACGCTTTTTTGTAGATATCTTGAAAGATTGATTTGATAATGCCTTTATCAAGTTCAAAGTCAGAGTCATCAATGTATCTATTCAAAATAGACATTGTGTTCTCAGATTCTTCAACTTCAAAATCTTCTTTTTCAACTACACTGAAGTTTTCAATGACTTTTAAATCTTCAACTCCTGCAGTCGATAACTTATCTACAAACTTTTCAAATTCCTTAGGACTTGATTTTTTTCTTACAATAACTTTTACGATCTTATTTTTATACTTAGAAGCATCAAACATCTGATGCGGAGTATCTTCGTAATAGATGTTGTAGAAGAGTTTATATGGATTGTTGATAGTAGTCAGTTCTAAGGTCTCAGTATCAAAGATATGGAAACCTCTAGGATCATCTACATCAGACCAGAACATTTCGTAGGGATTTCCCAAGTAATGAATCAATCCGTTGCTTGATCTAGTGTGGTAATGACCGGAGAAAACATGACTGAAGTTCTCAAATAATTCGCATGAAATACCTGCTTCCATGACGATTTGTCGATTAACTTTAAATCCTCTGAACTCAAGGTGCCCCATCGCGACCTTGCAAGTTGTCTCTTTAACCAGTTTGAAAGTAACTTCTTCATTTTCAGAATTAATCCACGGAATTAGTAAAATATTTAACCCACCAATGTTAACTTCTGTAGGATCTTTATAGGTCTTAATATTTTCGTAAGTTTTCAGAAGCAACTCTGGTGAGTTGATTGAGTTTGTATCTTTGTAGTAGATATCATGGTTACCAATAACCATATGGACATCATACTTGCTTAGGGGATCAAAGACAACCCTCTTTGACCATTCTAAGCTTTGAAAGTCAATTCCCTTCCTTGAATCAAACGCATCACCCATATGAATGACAGTTTTTACTCCATGCTCTTCTAGAGATGGAAAGAAAACATTTTCGTAGAAGAGTTCAAAGTAATCGTGAAGAGATTTAGATCCTTTCTTAGCACCATAATGAGTATCCGTAATGATAGCAACCTTCATCGATTATTCCTGTACTGGATTTGATCTTTAATAGAATTGTATTCTGAAGTATGACCTGAAAGCGAGTTATCATCTACCATCATAACTTCATCGAAACCTGTTCGTTCAATGATCTTTGCTTTGATCTCTAACTGCTTCTTCTCTTTCTGAATACGTCTCAAAAAAGCGTAATGAATAATTTGAGTGAAGTATGCAAATGGATTGGATGACTTTGCTGGATCAAAATTATGAATATACTCAACACAGTTCTCAATACCATCCGAGATCATGTCTTCTCGGAACATATAATTGACAAAGTTTGGTTTGTATGAAAGGCGAGTAGCGATCTTAAAGAAGCACTCACCAAGGTAATTAGTAACTCGCGGTTTCGGAAGTCCATTCTTCTTGGACTCTTCCAGTTGTTCTCTGTAAACAATCAGTGCTTGTAGCAACTCTTTGTTGTTTACATAGTGTTCTGTCTTCTTCTTAGGCATGACATTTACTTAACCGCGTAGTATATGTTCATTATAGCATACTTTAGGGGGCTTGACAAAGTGTCCGAAACTCAGTAGAATATGTTTGTTAACGTTGAAGAGACAGATCTAGCTAGCTTTGAGTATCTTTATTATCCTCTACCGAAAGATCTCTATAGATACTCTCTAACTTCCTTCTTGCTTCCATTACCGAAGAGATATAACCCATTCTTTCATCAGGCTTTACCTGTCCTGACTTAGTGTAGACATCAATATCACTATTATCATCCTCTTCAAGAAAACGATTGTATATATTGATAAGTTTATCATTAGAGGTTTCTGTGCATGTGATAATTTTATCTAAGGTAATAAAGTAGAAATCATCTTCCGTCATTTCCATCCAGGGTTTTACTTTGATATGAACTCCCTGATGGTTATGGAAGGTTTTCATGACTACTGGATTCTGCAATACCATGATTGGTTCATCACCAGAGTCATCAACCATAACCAGAGATAAGATTTCTTCTCCTGAAACTAATTTTATAACTGCGTAGAATTCTTCGCCCATACTAGTTCTTTAATGGAATGTTTACAATGTCGTAATTAAAATTCTCTTCGTTATAAACTTTAATTCTTTCAATCAGGTGATTAAGTGTATAGTTCTTCCTGGATTTGTAGGATATGTCGTCAGCAATGTCATACAAAGTCGCTTTTGTTTTATTATTCCCTTTTCTGAGTACTCTACCGATCGATTGTAGATTACGTATTCTCGATTTGGAAGGAGAAGCAAAAATAACATTGTGGAGATTTTTAATATTAATTCCTGTTGAGAAAGTTCCATAAGATGCAACAATGATTGCATTATCTTCTTTCTCTGTAATCTCTCTAACTTTCTCTCTATCTTCAGTGTCTACACCACCGTGAATGAAAAAGACATTACGATCTTCAGTGGTACTACTATTTATTAATTCGTAAAGTGGTTGACCATGACCTTCTACTCTTGCAAAAAGAACAAGAGTGTTTCCTTTTAGAGTTAGTGTCAACTCTTTGATGAGATTATTGCGTTTATCATGATTTATGATATACTGAACCTCTTCCTCAAAGTTTTCAAACTTATGAGCAGGGTGTTTCAATAGAAGCACGTTGATATCAAGTTTAGCAACATGCCCTTTTGCCATTAGTTCTTTCGTCCTAATGATTTTGTAACTGGGGCCAAATAAGCCCTCCAGTACCCATTTATGAGTTTGAGTTCCATCAAGAGTCCCTGTAAAACCAAATCTGTATTTTGCATCGGAAAGTTTTGACATTATAGATATTAATGATTTAGATTTAAACTGGTGCGCCTCATCCCCAATCACAACATTAAATCTAGAAAAATATTTTCGGGGGAGTTTGTAGATTGATTGCCAGGTAGTGATAATCACTTGGGAACTTGTTTCCCTTTCTTTACCCGCATAAATTTTGTGGCAAAATGAACCTACATCCCAACCATAGTCTGCAAAATCTTTATACATCTGTTCTACTAGGGAAGTCGTCGGAACGACTATCAGAATATTTTGTTGCTTCTCAACGTAATATCTCACAACAGAATATATCATCAGTGACTTTCCAGAAGCAGTTGGAGATATCAGCAACCTTCTATTATGCTTTAGGGCGTCGTATACCCCCTCGACCTGGTAATCCCGAGGGGCATACCTGCTGATAGAAGTCATGTAATCTTTGACTCCTTCCATTGAAATATAATCATTTGTTTCAAAAGGAGTACCATAAAACTTATTATTTACAAATTCATAACTGTACTCATGATTCTCACAAAAACTAATAATTTTATCTAACAAACCGACATAGATCTCACCTGTCTGCGTGTTAAATAGACGAATTTTTCCGTCCCAGTGCCTGTTACGAAACTGGGGCATGAATTTTGCGCCTGGAACATCAAACGTAAACTGGTCTGCCAGTTCGTAATATACGTGAGGTTCCGCCTTGATTTGAAGATATACCTCGTTCTTCTTACCAATAATCAAATTCGACATAAATCATAAGATTCACCTACAGATATTTATCGATCTGATAAAATGTTTCTCTGGGTTCTATCCATCATTGCCTGTGCAGAAGATCGATCTGTAGGACCTGTTCTTGTTCTTCTTCTCTGCGGTTTTCTACCTCTCATTTTCTTTCCTGGTGGAAGTTCTCCTCCAGCACTGCCAATCACACCAGTTGTCCTTCTTGTAGGATCTAAATCAGTTACGCGATGACCATAACGATTTTTATAAAGTTCTGCACGTTTTCCAACACCTTTTGATGTTTCTCCTCTCATCATAACAGAGGGAATTCCTTGAACAATATCTTTTGGTTTTGCTCCTGCTGCTTTTAAATCTTTTGGTAAATTTTCTTGTGCTCTTCTAAAATTTCTAGCACGTTTGAACGCATATTTGTCCAAATCATTCTTCCATATATCTGCATCACTTCTTTGAATAAAATCTATCTTATGAACTGGATTTCTCTCATTTCCTCCAGTCCTCCTAACTCTACGACGATATTCTTTTAATTTCCCTACTAATTTTTCTGTTCTTGGTACTCGTCTTCCACGCCCAACAGATTTTGGAACTGGTCTTTTTGCTGTAGTATTTGCAGAAATTGCCGCAACTCTACCCGATGGAACGGTGCTGATATTTGTATCAACCTGTGTATTATGTCGAGGATGATAATCTAAACCACCTTTTTCTGGATATGTTGTATATTCTTTTGTTGAAGTTTTAAAATCTTTTCTGTTTATATTTGCACCACCACTAAATCCTGCTTTTCTTGATGCTGATCTTGTGATATTCATTGAACGTGTGTCAGAAGTAATCTTATCTGCTGACTGCGAAAATTTCTGACCTCTTTCTGCCCTAGACAATACGGCACGATTTGATTTCAATGCTTTCTGCACTATGCCTACTTTTCTACCACCAATAATTTTATTAGCAGATTTCAGTAGTTTTAATGCTGCTCTTGCATTTTCATCAAGATGTTCAAACTCATCTTTAATAGTAGCAACTTGTTTTCTTGTAATAGGGTCTTGTTTTGTTGCACCAAGAACTCTTCGATATAATGATCTGCGATTTTGTTTTCCCCTCTCTATATTTGTTGAACCGGGCATAACTTCCGATGCGGTTCCTACAATCTTATCTCCTCGTTTTGCTCCAAACCCTTTAACTTCATTTGGTATATCTGATACTGCTTTATGATATTCTTTTCCTCTAGTAATTAATTGTTTTGGATCATTTTTCATGAAATCCCCTCTTGGGAGAACATCAACAGCATGAACTCCTCTTCGTGTTCTTGTCCCACCCATTTGTCTTTTCAATCTTTTCAGATATTGAGAACGTTCAGATGTTGAACGAATTCTTCCACCACTTTCCAATTGTTTTGCAGGAACCATATCTTTTGCATATGAAGATTGTGACGGGTATGAAGTTGCCACAGTTCTACTAAACTTATTCTTTTCACCTGTCGTATTAAATCTTTGTCTAGTACCTCCAGTTTGAGTTCTAGGGAAGTTTGCTTTTCTAAATGCTGCTGCATCAGATGCATTTCTTCTTTGACGATCTAATCCAACTATACTTCTGCTTGGTCCTACTGATAAAGCTTTATATCTTGCTCTTCCCAAAGAACCAACATTTTTCCCACCAACAATTCTATTAGTCGCTTTCAGCAGTTTTAACGCTGCCCTAGCATTTTCATCAAACTGCTGAAAAGTAATCATCGTCAGAAGGTTTATTTTTATTTATTAAAAACCTGCCTGGAAATTATGCCAATCAATTGCGTTTTTGATCTGATAAGTCCTATTATTAATTGACTTAATAATGTCTTCAAGGTACTTTAAAGTAACATCATAATACCGAATCTTTAATTCTGCTTCATTCAACCTCTCATCGGCGTCTAGATGCCTCTGTATGGCGTCCTTTTCACGAATCTTATACGGAAATGGTTCTTCAGCGTAGACCTCTGCTGATGCCTTTCCTGTGTAGTAGTTATAGCGTTCTAGGCGAATCTTGTTATACTTTGTTTTAGAATTTTCTTTGAGAAGTTGAATCGTATTGTATACAGTATGATATTTTGAATGAAGTTGAGGGATTCTCAATGACTCTTCATGCAAGTTATCCCGATCCATCTGAGAGTCCCTTTCCCACATAGATTGAATTTTTTCAAGGTCCATAATTTAAACTTCGATATCGTATATAGTATACTTGAAAGATACTGTTGCTGTAAAGTATGTTAGATCTGAGTTAGTGGCATCAAACTCTAGAGAAGAGAGTGAATAAGGGAACATATCTGTGAATCTAACCTTTGCGGAGGTCTGATAGTTACTATTCAGAATAAACAGAGTTCCATCACTTCTTTCGTATTTGATGTCTTCTACACCATTTTTATCTGTGATTAGATCTTTATACTGCTTGGTTGATTCTGGAAAACCTAGACCATATAACCAGTTATGTACTGCCATGTAGTTTTCCATGTCTTCATCGACAATGAACTTCAATGTGAAGTCACCAAACTCCATAACATCTCCGGGTACAGGGATGTTCTTTAAATATGTCGATTGTGTCTCTACCTTGAGATTCAGGTTTGGAATCTGGGCAGCATTAGCAAAGAATGCTACCGTTGGTTCTTTTGATAAAGAAAATTTAAACCCAATCGGAGAAAGAAAATTTCTATTATCTATCTGATTCGGAAAGTTGCAATTTGCCATTAGTTAGACCTCACGTAAACGGTTCTTTTTCCCCATTGTGTTGGTGTGAGTTTTTGATTACCAGATAAATCTCTTGCTGTTTGCCTCATCAAATCAAAACTAGTACTTTTATTAACTTCACCAGCAGCACCAAAGTTTCCAGTATCTCTTACTTTAGTGGTAACAGTTTTAGTTTTTCCTGGAGCATTTCCAAGTGGTTTATTTGTAAATGTCACATCAGATCCAAATTTCCTTGATGGTGTTCCTGCCCAAACACCTTTAGGAACTTCATTCTTTTTATACTTATATGGAACTGCTACACCTCTTGTAGACCCTGTAAATGGAGTTCCATCTGCAGTTCTTTGAACTTTATCTTTTCCAGTATTATATGCCTGAGATGTAGTATCTCTGGGACCATAAGAACTTGTCTTTACTGGTTTCCAACCATATCTCTTTGCTTCATCTGGTGTATGATCACGTTGAGTAAATTTTCCAGTATCTTTGTTAAGAACTCCTGGTTTATAGTTTTTATATGCTAAAACAGTAGAATTTTTTTTCTTTACAGCAGGTTTTGCTTTTGGTTTTGCTAATGGATTCCAAAATTCTTTAACATCCTTCTTACACTTAGATTTCTTTGCCATCTTGGTGGCAGTAGCGTACATAACTCCTTTCCAATTGCCACCATAACGATCTTTAAAGTCAGAAGCATTCTTCTTCATGCCTTTGGTAATACCTTCTTTTCTGTCTTTTTCACACTTAGAAAGGGATCTTTCGCAAATATATTGAAATTCTTTAAACGTTCTCATTGATTTTTCGTCTTGAAAGTGTAATCCATTAACATTGCAAAAAGTTCAGATTTGGTCGATATTAAAAACTCCTGTTCTTCTTTTGGTCTTGCTGGATATCCTGGCCAATTTTCCCAGGTATAGTGTATGACATCATAAAGTGCTCTGACTTTATGAACATCTAATGTCCAATCAACCGACCAATCATTTTCTTCCATTGGAGCTTTCTTATTTATTTAGACAAAAAAAGGGATCCCGAAGGATCCCTCTGAGAAATATGTGACTGTGATCACATAAGATTTTGGACTTTGACTCTTCTGTAGTATACGTTGGAGTTGGTTGCGATGTTGTCTGGAGCAGATGCTTCGGTAGCGCCTTTTGCGAATGGGTTTGCGACGACCGCATAGCGGGTCTTAAAGCCAATCTTAGGCTGGAAGGTGTTCTCGCCAACTGCACGAACCATCTGGAGAGGAACGTATGGGCAGTAGAAGAGACCTGCGTCATAAGGGTTGGTTCCCTTATAACCAGCAACATAGAACTGGTTACCAGAAACGTTTGCAGAATAAGGATCGATGTATACACGATACTTACCTTGCAGAACACCAGCGAAGGTGTTACCGGTGTCGTCAACCTGGAGGTTAGCGTTGAGTGCAGGGGTGTAATCCAGAACGCCTGCCATGGTGAGTGCGGAAGCAACGTCTGCGGAGCAGAGGATCATGTTGCCCTTCCCTCTACGAGTTTGCTGCGCGATTGCGTTAGCATCTCTTTCGATCTGGAAGATCAGACCCTTGAACTTCTCAACAGACCATCTGCCGTTGGAGTCAACGTCGAGGTCGAAGGTTCCAGGGGTTGCGGTGTTGACCTGTGCGCCAGGAACTGCGACCTTGTAGATGGTACGGATGATCTCGCGGTTGATCTCAGCAAGAATCTCAGTGCTGAGGATGTTTGCGAGTTCTGCTTCAGCATTCAGACCGTGGATTGCTCTGAGGTCTTGTGCCAGTTCCAGGGAGTATTCTGCTTTCAGTGCTCTTGACTTAGCAGTTGCGGTCAGTTTCTCAATCGAGAATGCCATCTCGTTGAAAGCATCAGCGTCGTCGCCACGGAGTGCTTCTGCTTTGCCGGTGGTCATGCCGCCGCCAGCGTTGTACTGGTTAGCACCAGGACCTGCGTTATTTGCTTGGTTAGAAGGATCAAGGATTGATGGGTTGCTTCCGCCTTGTGCGGTTGTACCCAGACCAACTGCACCATCGGTGAAGCCGTCTTCGTATGCGAGTCCTTTTGCCTGACCAGAGAATGCGGAATCGACTTCGTTGTAGAAGGTCTCTGCACCGGTCTGGTTGTTGTAGCGGGAGCGCATTGCAAAGATCAGTCCGGTAGGACCGTTCATTGGCTGAACGCCACAGAGGTCATAAGCGACCAGGTTAGGCATCGAACGACGGATCAGGGAGATCAGTACGGGATCGAAACCTGCAACAGGGGTTCCTGTTGTGTTTGCGCCTGAACCAGAGAATCCGCCTGTTCCTGCGGAGTTGGTTGGGCCATTCTCGCTAAGGAATGCTCTTTCCTCGCGTAATTCTTTTTCTTGGTTTTCCAGCAGGATAGCAGTTACCGCTCTACGATGTGAATCTTTGATAGGATCCATACCCTCGTAATCGAGGATTGGTGACCACTTCTCCTGCAGATATTCGGTGTTGTACATCTGCATTTGAGTTAACCTCTAGTGTTTAAAAAAAGTTAGTTTGACTTTATGATTTAAAAATCACTTGTTCGCGGATCTGCGAAGTACCTGAAGATAAGCATCCATTGCGTTTGTTGCTCCCTCAGAGATCATTTCGGTCTCTTCGGTCAAAGTTACTTCTTCAGACAGATTCTCAGAATCCTCTTTCTGAGCACCGGTATTAACTGGGAAATATGATTCTCTCAGTGTTACCAGTTTCTCACGATAGCTCTCTTCACTATCAAACTCAACATTTTCAGCAAGAGAAGCGAGTTTGTCTTTCTGAGAAATTGCTAATCCCTCAGCGACATCTGCAAAAATTACATCAGCAACTGACTCTGCTAATCTACGATTCAGAGCGACATTACGTTCGATCTGCTCGTTGAGTTTTCCTTCCATTTCATCAAGTTTATCTACCATACTCTCGATTACATCATACTTATCTTCAGGAACGGTTACATAATGTTCTTCAAAAAGTGACTTCATTCCGGAGAGGAATGATTCAGTCATTTCGGTCTTAAGACCGTGCTCTACAGCGATTGAATTCTCAGAAATCCACTCGTCTGCAACATACTCAAGGTATGCATCGACACGATCAGTGAGTTCGGTTTTAATTGAAGAAACTTCCTCTACGAGGGATGCTTCGTAGGATGCTACGAGTTCTTCTTTGATCTCAGCAACCTTAGCGTTAATTGCAGTTTCAAAGATAGTACGTGCTCTCTCTTCGAATTCCTCAGAGAGTTCTTCGCCTGCAATCAGAGCATTGATGTCTTCTTCGACATCATACTCAATTACTTCTTCGGTTTCAGTTTCGACTTCTTCTTCTTCTGCTACAACTTCCGTGGTAGTTTCTTCTTCACTAACTGCATCCTCTTCTGCCACGACTTCACCTTCTACCTCTTCCTCTTCCTTCATACCCTTAGGCATAGGATCAGCAGGTTTTGCCTTAGCATTAACAACGTCTCTTACTTGAGACAATGTTGAACCTGGGGTCTTAAGTGTTGCGGACTCGTCGTCTGGACGATAATTTTCAGGAGTAGGACCGCCGAGATCTTCCCAGTTACCGGTTTGACCAGGAGCCATGACTCCAGATGCATTAGAACCAGAACTTGGCATTGGATCGGCAGCAGCTGCCCCTTTGGTTACTACGTTTTCCATTTCTTGTAAATTGCTACCAACGGACATTGTTTTTAGATTTTTTTAAGTATAATCTATATTTATTTATAATTTAGAGATTTGAGAGGAAATCTTGGAATAGATTTAGCTTATGCTCTTCAAGTGCTCTCTGTGCAACAAGAGTATTAATTCTTCTTTCTGTACGCTCAGCGAGTTGTTCACGAAGGATTCCTCCATCCCAAATCCACTCCTTTCCTTCCATAATTCCCTGAACAAACGCATCAGGTGCAGAAGGATCGGCAACGATATCAGCAGCAGTTGCTAGCATGAAATCTTCGCCAACGATTTTGTGTCCTTCGCTAGTGGTCTTAAGTGAACCAACACCACGGGAAGAAACACCAAGCATAACTCCCTCACCAATAAGTGATGAAGCAATTTTGCCCATCGGTGTATTTAGAAGTTGTGCTTTACCTTTAAAATTAGAACCTTCTCTAACCAAAGAAGTAATCTTGTGGGACACACGGTCAAGATTTACAGTTGGTCCATCAGGATGTCCCAACTCACCAAGAGCACGACCCTTATTAACGAAAGTTTCGCAATAGCGATTTACTTCTTTCGAAAGAGTATCCATTGGATACATTCTTCCGTTACGGTTTTTGATGTCGCCTTGAAGGAATACACCTTCAATGTACATCTTTTTACCGCTACCTTTACCTTCGGTAATAATTTTTACGTTAGATACTTCTTCTGTTATGAGTTTCATTTGATTAATTTGTGTATGCTACTTTATTTGCGTAAACAGTTCCTGCAGATTGAGCTGGGTCACATACAACAGTCGCTGCGTATTCTTTCTCAATACTAATTCTTTCCCCTGCACCAATCCAAAATGGGATTGATACAGATCCTGCTAAAGTAATAGATACCGCAGCATTGCTTGTATTAACTACAGAGATAACACTTGCCGAATCCAAATTACTTGGAGCCGTACTAACGTCAACAGCAGCTGTTAATGGTTTTACGATCATTCTTCTGTTCCTGTTTCGCTATCTTCGTCACTAAACATATTGCTAGCAACTTCAGGTCTCATTGTATTAATTCTTTCTACAGATTTTGCAAAAAGTTGTTGTTTAATACTGTCAGAAACTTGAGAAGGTGAAGCATCAGTTGCAATCAAGTCGATAATATCTTCCATGAAAAAAATTGGTATTATGTTGATATAATGTTATTTATATTTTACCGCCCTTTGGTTCAGGTATTTCGACTGTTTTTTCGTCTGCAACAGGTTCCATAGGAACTTCTCCGTTCTGTCCAACTTGTACTGATCCGTCAGTTGGTAAAGGATTTCCATTCTCATCTACCGGAGCATTAGGATCAGGAAGAATTCCTTTTTCAATTTCATCTTCAATCTGAGCATCAATGTCAATGATTTCGCTATCAGTTTGTCTAAGAACTTTCTTACGGATATATTCTGTAGAGTAATACTTTCCAATATATGGTTCCATAGTTGTAGCAAGCGTCATTCTATTTGTTAATAGTTCTGCTTCCTTCAACTCTGCAAAGTGATTATCATACAAGAAGTCATATTGAATATGATCACTCATAACCTCCCAATCTTCAGGAGATACAATATTCTTGAGGATTAATTGAGTTTTGAGTAGGTCATTGAAAAGATTACCAAATCTTTTTCTCAGACGACCAACAAATTTAGAGAACATCAACTCATCACGAAGAATTTCTGATGATCTTCCTAGGTTAAATCCATCTCCACCACCAGCGACTCTTGTTTCTGGAACTCCAAGAGATCTGTATAGTTTCTTTTGGAAATATTCAACGTCAGAAAGTTCACCAAGGTTTCCTCCACCAGGTAGAGTTGAAATCTCAGTTCCTCTTCCACCTTCCCTTCTAGGAAGCCAGAAATCTTCCAACATACTCATATACTTACGATCATCACGGATTTCTCCAGTGTTAGCATCGTAAACAAGTTTATTCCTATAGCGAGACATGACCTCTTTGAGGTATTGCTCTGCTTTTACTTTAGGTAAGTTACCGACATCAATGTAGAAGATTCTACGTTCTGGTGCTCTTGATAATCTGTAAATTACCAAAGAGTCCTCAATCATACGAAGTTGATTAAGTGACTTAATTGCTTTGTGAAGATATGAAAGAATCGTTCCTTTATTTCTATCTACTAAACCAGAGGTGCAGTATGCAATTGAATCTTTTGCAATTTTAAGTGTCTTCTTTTGAGCACCATATGCACTGTTATGATGAGAAGATGCCTGAGTATATACGAAATACTCTTCAATCTCTGGGAAGTCGAATGACTCGCCAGTGTTTTTAAAATTTGGTTGAAGTTGATTTGCGTCTCTCTTCTTCTCTTGTCTGATATGTTTGATCTTCAGTGGATCAATATATCTAATATCTTGAATACCTGCAGCAGGATTTTTCTGGTCAATTACCTTAAAGTAGAATAATCTACCATCAACATACCAGTTCCTAAAAATTTCATGAGATTTCCTGTCGAAGTCGAGCATCTCTTTGATCGACTTAAACTCTTCTCTAATAATCTGTTTTAATCTATCGCTAGCATTTAAATTGGATAATTCAATTTCAACTGGCGAATCGTATAGGTCACTTACAATTGCTTCATTTACAATGCTTTCGATGACGTTATCACATTCTGGATGCAGAGCCATTTCTCTGTATCTCTTGATGAGGTCAAACTCTGTTCTATATACACCTTCAATATCTACGTATTGACCGTAAAATCCTGACTGTACATAGTGATCAACCCCGTCCTCATTTGACTGAGGAACGGGGGAAGCGATAGAGTCCTTCTTCTTATTTTGACCATCATCAATCGAAAAACCAAAAAGTTTCGCCATTTTATAAAGTAAACTATCTTATCTTATCTATTTAGTCGATATTTTCGCCGCCTGCTTCAGGAGCGTTACCAACGATTGCTTCCCACCAGAGGATTTGGAACTCAACTGGGAATTCTTGGATGTTGCTGTTACCTGAATCAAGTGCGATAGCACCAACAGATGATGGGAAGATATCATAGAAATGATATGCTCTCAGTGTTCCGCCGTTACGATCAAGTTGATAGACGAAAGCATCTGCTGTATAAGTTGTTGGATCAGTAGCACCAGTAGAATTTGATACTCTGTTGATAGCATTCATCCAGTTTTCGAATGCAGATCTGATTGTAAAATCAGTATCGTTGATGACGGTAATAGTCCAGCTTTCGAATGATCTATCTCCAGCAACCTTTAGGGTTCTTCCTCTAAAAGGAACATCCAGAGGAGCAATGTTAGATGCAGGGAGGTTTGCTCCCTTCACCATAAATCTTGCTTTGTCCAGAGTTGTGGTGTCAGCAGGAGCAATTCCTGGGAAAGAAAGAACAACTTCAAAAAGGTTTGATCTTGCACCGCCACCCGTCAACTTGGACTTAAAGTCCGTAATTTTTCTCAGTGGGGGTGGATTAAATTGATTTCTAGTTGCCATTGTTGTTAAACCTATTAATTAAAGTTACCGATGATCTCTTCAAAATCAACGCCGGTCTTAGTGGCGATGAAGTTCAGACCAATAAAGTTGATAGACCTTGCTGGTTTAATGTAAATGTCAGCAACAAACTCATTATTATCAATGATTGCTGCAGTGTTGTTTGTCTCGTCGCAAACGACGACATAATCTTGAATACCTCTCTTCGCCTGAACATCACGAAGGAAAGGTTCAACGGTATTTACGAAGTTTGTTCTTGTAAGTTCGTCATTGAACTCAAACAGAGAATCTTTTGCTGCTCTTGAAATTGCCTCTTCGAGGTAGATAAACAGACGACGTACATTGATGCGATCAAACGCAGATGCCTTCGCCATTCCAGTTCTGTCACCGAATAGAATCATTCCAGAACCTGGTGAGAAGATTACTGGGTTAATTCTGTTGGTATACAGTTGATCTCTTTGAGATTTAGATGGGTTGTATGCAAGTTTGATTGCATTCAGGATTGTACCTCTAAGATTTCCTGCTGGTGAGAACCATGGGAAATTATTGATGTCATTTCTTGCACAGATTCCAGCGATGTCTCCATTCAGAGGGACATATCTGAACTGATTCGAGAAACGATCATACATGTACTTATGACCGGTATCAAATACCGCATAAGAAGATGATGTAATTGCTGAATAGAATTCTAGAATATTATCTGTGATCTTGTCTGCGGATTTTTTAACCGAAGCAGAACCAGAATCACCATCAGTGATTGCTGCTCCTCTATGTGGTGAGATGAAAGCAACTGCATCCTTTCTGATTCCGGCAACTGCAATGAGTTTATTTGCAAGTGCCTGTGCTTCTTCTTTTGCATATGCAGAAGATCCCATGATCAGGAAATCTACATTAATGTCTTCTGTATTCTGGAATAGGTCGTAACCAGCACTAAGTGATTGTAGTGATCCACCTAAAGAACCGGTAGTTGAAAAACCAGTTTTTCCATTGTAGTTCTTACCATTCTCAAGAGTTCCCGTTTCAGAACCCTTACCGTCAAAAATAACTCCTTCTGCTGGTTGATCCCAGTCACCATCTGCTTCTTGGATGTAACTGGTTAGACCCACACCTGCATCTGCACCTGTTACTACGGTTCCGGTTGGACCATCAAGACCAAAGATATATTCGGAGTTATCTTCTAAGTGCTTTCTCCAATACTGAGAACTTCCTGCAGAGAACTTAGCATCAGTTGCCTTGGAAAGTGCCTCATGCTTCTCAAGAATTGTTCCAGCATTTCCGGTGATATCTCCATTCGAGTCAATGACTACGATGTGAAGTTCATCGAATCTAGAGCTTCTTGATGCTGCATGAGTGGATGTTCCTGGTCTTCTTACAATGCTATTCCACTTAATTTGAGTTGTTGCATTGATGTCTAAGGTTTGCTCATCAAACCAATCTTTCTGGGAAGTAACTGCAGTAGTAAATCCGAGTTGATCCTTGTTAGTTCCAAAACCAACTAAAGAACCAGATCTAAATTTATAAGTTCCGTATGGAGTGTAGTCAATGAGAGTTTCTTCGCTGCCTTTGATAATTGCTTGAACTTTAACTTCAATTCCAGAATTATCAGATTTAGTAACAATACCTCTTAATGTTCCTGTTAGAGAAGTTGTTGTGCCAATACCAGCGATTGCTTCATCGGTAATAGTTTGGAATACGTTAGCGCCGAGACCAACAAACTGATCGCTGTCTTTTGGTCCGGAAAGAATCTGGTCTGATCTAGAGTCGATATATGCTACGTTGATGCCATTTGCCCAAGAACCTGGATTCTTAGCAACAAAAGTTTTACCAGCAAGGGTATTCTCAGAATATCCTTTGTTGCTGTAATCTTCAGCACTCTCAATATATACCGAAGCACCTGTGCCGATATAAGCATTCTTGAGACCATCGTCTCCTGCTCTTACGACTCTAAGTGATCCGCCATATGCTAGATAAGAGGAAGCAACGAGCCAATGCTCAAAGTGCTTATCCGTGGAATATGGTTCTCCGAAAGTGTTTAGTAAATCGTTCTCAGACTCTATTAGAGTTGGGTAATTTACAGGACCTTTGGCAAAAGGTGCTACAATTGCGCCAACTTTGTCAGAGGAAGGAGTTACTCTTCCTGTGGTTAAATCAATTTCTTTTACTACAATTCCAGGAGATGCTAAATTAAGTGGCATCTTTTACTCTCCTACAAAACCAGAATTAATCTAGAAATATTTATAATTTAGACCTTTTTAGTCACCTATAGTCCCACATGTATGATCTATCACCATATTCATCTACATTCCAGGTGTCTAAAGGGTTCTCTTTTCCTGACGAAACCCATACATCACCAGTTTCTTTCTCTACAAATGTTCCTTCGTCATCTATTCCATCAAGAACAAAACCAAAAGGTGCCATGTCTTGTTCTATCTGATTTTTCTGCTCTTCGTAAATTCTCTTTCGGACATCATTGTCCGTCATTTCTCTGAAGTAATCCTGAGCAACTAACCAAGAAAAGATGACAAGACACATTGCAAGGTCATCATTACAACCGTCTTCTGCTTCGAAAGAATTGTGTTTTTGTGAGAATGTTGTAAGTTCTGCAATAATATCGTAGTCAACTGTAAGAAGCTTATCGTCTTCCAGCAAAGTTTTCAGGTTTGAACATCCCAACTTCTTAACTGCAGATGTCATTCTGACACCAAGTTGGGACTTCTTACCACTAAATCCTGTACCTACAACTTGACCTGCACGACCTCTCATTGCACACATCAATACATTGTCGTATTCAAGATCAAAGTGCATAATACTGGCAACTTGATCACCAATATCATTGACTTCAATCAATAACCATGCCTGATTATATCCCTTTGCAACATCCTCAATGATGCTTGGAAACAGCATCGGTTTGATTTCATTATTCCTATATTTACCTACAACTCTATACGGGAACTGCGTTATATCAAATATAATGAATGCTGAATAGTCATTGCCCATACCCCGAGCAACGTCAACTGTAATTAGATATTCGTGATCTTCTTTTGGACCTTCATATATGTCTAGACCTTTGTTTCTCTTTATAGGGTCTTCGTATACAAGGTTTTTTAATTTTGCTGGATTGATCAGAGTATTGATCGATCCTAAGAATTCGCATTCAAACTCAACTTTGAACTGCTGTTCAGAAGTGTTTGCAATCGTTTGTTCCTTCCATTCAAGGTCTCTTCCAGGAACTTCTGACCAATGAACTTCTGTTGGTACGTATTCGTTCTTCTCTCTTTCCGCATCGTGCCACATACGGTAGAAATGATTCATACCGTGTGGCGTTGAGACAATAATTACTTTGGTTGATTTACCAGACGTAATAGTAGGATAAACAGATGCAAAGAACGAGTCAGCAATGTGATTTGGGACGAACGCGAACTCGTCGAGAAAGAGGATGTTAAACGACATACCTCTGACAGCACTTGCAGACGTAGAAGATGCCAATATTTTACTGCCATTTTCTAATTCAACCGATCCTTTATTCCATGATATGATACCCTGCTGCATCCATCTTGGCAAGTTTTCGTAAGCAAGTTGTAACCTACCAAGAATCTCTCTCGCAGTTGGTGCTTTGTTTGCTAGAATCCCGATGTTAACATTGTCGTTAAAAATAAGGTAATGCAGCAGATATGAAACACAAGTTGTAGATTTACCAGTTTGACGTGGCATCTTACAGATATTAAACCTATTATCATGGAAATTTTGAATTAATTTTTCCTGAAAAGGGTACATCTCAAAAGGGACTAGACCCTTATCGAGAGATACAATCTGAACATAGTTTTTTGCAAAATAAATTGGATTATCTCTACACTTAAGATATTCAATTACATTTTCTTCTGTAAATTGAATAGGGGTATTAGCTTTCTTAAGATTGGGATTACCAAGATAAACGTTGTCACTCATAAAAAATTACCTATCTGGTTTCTCGCCACTGAATAGTATTAAAGACATCGGTTGTCGTATTAGTATCTAGATTATTCACAATAACAGCAAAAATATTACTATCATTAGAGTCAATATTTTGTGCTATGTAAGATCTTCTAGCAGTCGTTGGATTAAATGCAACACTAGCAGATGCTTGTTTACCTGATGGATTATTAGCAGCAATCAAAGTTGCCTGTCTCAAATCTCCACCAGTTGTTGTGAAGTTAGTCCCTACCGTGACATTATATTCAACTGCTGAATCATTATCAGCATCCACCCAAGTTCCACCAGTAATATTACTATTTCCAGGTAATCTCCAAAGTTCAATTCTGCAATTTGTAGAATCACTCAAAACTTCAATGTCAGTTACTCTTACAGTTGTTCTGTTTGGAATTCCCTTAAATGTGTTCTTACAACGAATTGCCATAACACACTGTCTCGCAGTCGCACCACCAGCACTGGAAAAAGATATTGGACCATCAAAGGCAGCAAACTCAACACCAGTCTCAACATATCCACCCTCACTCATTACAGTGGAGCAGATTTGTTCCATTGATGTAATACCCACAGCAGCTCCAGTATTAGCAACCTCACAACGAATGGGAAGAGATGGGAGTGACCAGTATGCGTGTTCTTCAATGTTGGAATGATTAAACTCGTGGAAATAAATCATCTGTCCACCGATGACAAATCCACAACGAACTCTACCAACACCTAACCACTGAAAGTCTGCTGCAAACAGATGGGTTTTTGTGAAATCTATATTAATACCAGAAAGAGTTGTTCCATCTAACTTATCCAGATTCCAATCGGATTGATTGACAACTGTATCACTGGTAATTCCCGTGTTATATGATCGTCTTACAACAGAAACAGTTCCGTCTCCCTCCTGTTGAACAAATACTCCATTTCTATCATCAAAATATCCAATCTTCTTCGTAGTATTTTCTCTTACATCGGTGAAGTTAAAACTAGTAAGCACAAACTGTGACTTACCAGGCATGTAGTGGTGATACATTCTGGACTGGTGAATCACCTGATCTGTTGCACCAGTTCCAACAATCAGGGCAATAGATGCTGTATTTGGATTTACCTCAGTTGTTGATGCTGCACCAACAGTCTTTGTAAGAAGTTCTACCTCTTCACCATAAATATGAGAATAGTCGGCAAGAGTGAAAGTGTCGGATACTCTCATCCTACCAAAAGCATCAGACCCACCACTGGTAGGTCCAGAAGTTACTCCACAGTTTCCAATATTGCCGTATCTATCGGCACACATAAAAACTTCAAAAAGAGTCCTCTCTTGATTGAGATAATCTTGTATATTTTTATTCCACTGTGCCATAAATCATTCTCCCCAAGTCAATCTCTCTGGTTGATATCTTTTGATTCCAGTAATTCTCATAGTATTGTTATTGATTGTATTTGATGGGTAAATATTATGTACTATCGCACCTGGATAATCACCTTGAAGTTGTTCTCCAAGATCTTGTTTTGAAGGAACACCTTTACTATTAATATCCATACGATAAAGATTTCCTTGCCAAACTATATCAGCAGTATAATCCTCACCAAAATTTTGTTGTTGTTCTGACGGAGAATTAATATTCAAAGTTCCATTGAAGTCACCTTGAATACTAACGTTTTCTGTTATTTGATTGTTTTTTGACATGATCAGCAGTTCCAAGCTCTGAGTGATTTGTTAATTCTGCTATCTGGATCGCTAGCAGTTTTTTTCGAAGTAAGTTTTGCTTTCATCCCTTTCATTCTTGCACAGAATGATTTGCGGCGAGGATTTCCAACCTTCTTACTTGGTGCTTTAAGGTCTGAACCATGATTCTCACGCTCATAGGACTTACGTCCTTTTTCATTCAATCCACCTGATTTGTTTTTTCCTTCTTTTCTAGTCCAAGCAGCACCTTCCTCAATATCAGATCTCCAGTCAGAAAACTCTTTTACGCAGTTGGGAACCATTCTCTTCCCTTTTTTCTTCAATCCCTTCTGAACATATCCATCCCAACACTTTTCGTTTACAGATTCATGAGTATCACTTCCCTCATGACCATCCATATAATCTGCTGCAGTATCAATATAATCTGCTGCTCTAGTGATCTTTGATTGAACCCATGCCTTCAGGTTCCCTTCACCTTTTACCTTTTTCTTTAATCTTCCTGCTGCAGAGACAATTTTAGAGATTTCAGATCTTGCCATCTGATGCTCATGATCTTTTGTCTTTGCTTCAGCAAGACCTTTCATAGGTGTTGTTTTAATAATGTCAATAAATTCATATTCAGTTGGTTGAAAGTCATCTCTCCAATTAGAAAATTCAAATGATTCTTTTCTAGTTTTCTTGCTGTTTCCCCAATTAGCAGCACCTTTCTTACGACACTTCACTAAAGCACCAGATGCATATGCACTTGGCCAAACAGAATAACGCGACTTAACCTTATGATAGCAAGCGTCTTTCTTGCCTTCATCAACCAGTCCACCTTCTGGTTCATATGAATTGGACAGTGCATCACGAATAGTGTTTACTGCACCACCAACGTTTCCACTGGTAGCTTGATCGTAAGCTTTTCCACCAGTTTTACCACCTCTTCCCTTACCAATCATTCCACCAATAGGACCTGCCTTTTCTTTTCCTATTCTTTCACCAACTCTTTCGCCGGTTTTGACTGCTACTTTTCTACCAGCAGATTTCACCCTATCTATCAAACCACCAAATTCTTGAATATTTTCACCTTCTGGTTGATATGAGTTCTTTTGATAGGTTGGTGGTTTGCCCATACGCTTATCGGCAGCATTTCTCAATCTCTGCGCCGATTCTTTTGCTTTATTAACTAAAACTCCTCCACCAATAGCCGCACCTACTGCCCCACCAACTCTAATTGCATTGGCAAGACCCATTTCATCAAGTTGCTCTAAGTCTGCTCTCCAGTTTGAAAAAGATTCTTGTTTCACGTTCTTTGCCTTCCCTTTCCTATCAGGATTTGGATCTTCTTTGCGTTTTTTAGCAGCTCTTTTGTTTCTTTCAATCTTACTCATTGCAGCACGATCGTCTGCATCACGACAGAAAGGTTTAGTTTTTTGTCCTGGTTGTTTAGCACAAGGTTTTCCATCATACTTACCACCAGCCTGAACCCATCCACCACCTTTGAACCAGTCACGAAGAGAATATCCAGGATCTTTGGAAGATTTGCCATCACGTTTTTCAGTAATAGTACTTTCAAGGCATTGGCAAGGGTCAAATGCACAAACAGGACAAGTTTCTTCGGGAATGGTTACACTACCAGATGTTGTTTTCACATCTTTTGCCGCTTTTTTGGCAGCATCATATTTGGCGGCAACACCTCTCGCCTTATTAAGTAACCGTTGCGCCATGTATTCAGCTTTATTTTGCTGAGTCATTTGCTCATTCATTTTCTTTTTGCCTTGGCAGTGTGCTTTTTGAGAAAAACCTTTTGGGTTCTTACAATCAATTGATTTTTTATATTTACTAGACCAACCCATTAGTAATGAGAGATTACTCTTTATTATTTAGAAAACCTTCTTTTAGTAACTTGGAGAGTTGATTTGTAGGACCTTCAAATATGAAAGCATTATTAGTAACATTAGTAGTTTTATTGGATTCTTCTTCAACTTCTTTCAGTTTCTTCTGAAGATCAATCAATTTATCTGTCGTGTCTGCAACGTTCTTAATTAATTGTCCCGCAACTTCATATGCTCTTGGACTGCCACCTTCTCCAGCAAGTTCCATGATACCGTTGATTGCTTCCTGACCTTTTTCAATCAATGAATATAAATTTGCACGGGTATACTCATAATCTTTTGTGATGTCATCAGGTTTCTGCTTTTCTTCCTTCTTGACAATTGATGCTTCTGTTACATTCACGTCAATGGACATGTCATCTTCATTAAAATCTTGCATGGTTTATTGATCGAATAGATTTTCTATGGATTCGTTATATCCATAATCATCGTCTGGTGAAGCATCAATAGGATCTGGAGTTACTGTATATCTAGTTTCTCTCTTAGCAATTTGAACATCAGTATTGCTGTAGAGATCAACTTGAACCTTCTTGATGAGTCCATCGGTACTGTCTGCGATAGGACCAAAGAGATATGTCTTGACAGTGAAATTGAAGGTATAGATTAAAACTCTTCTACTTGAAAAATCTCCTTCATAATCATCAGTAAAACTAACACTATCTAGGATCACAGGAACATCTCTCTTCTCACCAATAGAATCGACAAGATCGACTGTCAAATTAAATGCTGGTTGGAAAAATGGTAGAATTTGTTCTACTACTTGATGAGTATCTTCTTCAATTTTGCTCATCATATTAAGTTGAAACCCAATATTATAAGGTATTGGTAGGAATACTTTCTTTATTTGACCTCCATCCTCACATGCTTTAAAAGTTTGTGTGATAGAAGTTTTTCTACTAGCATCATACTGAATGTTAGTCATTTCAAATGACAACCTAGGAAGAACGTTTTGAACCGGTCTTTCTAATTCTGGTTGTTGCTCAAGACGAGCAAGGAACTTTTGGATAGGACCATAACTCAGAGGAACTTTGATATCAGTAGTTTTATCAGTTCCTTTTTTTCTATGTCTGATATGAATATCATTGAACAACGTTGCAAAAGCAATCGTAGTTCTTCTGAGTATTTCGTGATAGTAGTATGTTCCTAACATTAATAGTTACCAAATGGATTTGATTCAGAGAAATCAAGAATTGCATCTGCTTCCGTTTCAATGTCTTTATTTTCTGCAAATGGATCATTAAGATCCTCAGAATCATATTCGGCAAGTTTGTAGTATGCTGAAGATGAAGAACCAACAACAACTTCACCTGGATAGAAGGATACGTTTTGTACGTTGGAACTGACGTTTGCGACTTTGAGGACTCTGGATGGAGCATCCCAAGATTTGACTCTTGCTTCTACTCCTGATGTTTGTCCGGTTACTATTTCGTTGAACAGATATGTTCCGAATCCGGCGTATCTTGGTGAAGATACGGTAACACTGATCTCTGTGGAAATACCTGCGCCAGTATATCCAATGCCACTGTTAAGAATATTTATAGAAACTACTTGCCCATTTTGTACCGATGCGATACCAACTGCGGTTACTCCAGCACCTGGAGCAAGATTTACATCGTTAGGAGGTGTAACTGTTATGACGGCATCTCCATCATCTAAGTAACCCTCACCTCTATCAAACATTTGGAATCCAATAATTCCAGTGACTCCAACACCTGCAATTGAAGCAGTTGCTGCAGCTCCAGCACCTCCACCACCAGCAAATGTAATGGTTGGTGGATTTTCATACCCAGAACCAGCACTAGAGAGGATGACATCGTATACAGATGATGCATCTCCAACACTTGTGGTTAATGCAAAACCTCTAGCAGTAAATCCTCCTGGTATTTCTGGAGGACTAAAGGTAACACTTGGTGGGAAGTCATAACCATTTCCATCTTCATTGACGAATACTTCAGTTACATACTGAAGTCCCATGATTACTTGAGCAGTTGCTGTTCTACCACCACCAACAAAACTGAGTGTGGTGATGATTCCTTCATCCTCAACGGACTTATCGATAACGTCAATGCTCGTATCGATAACTTCGTTTCCATATCTGAATGGTTCACATCTCAACTCGTAAACATAGTTCTTCTTGAGTTGATAAAATGGAGATTCGTGCTCCACATACTTAATTTCAAATATTCTGTCACCCAGTGGGAAGAAAATTAGATCACCTTCTTTTGGTCTTGTAGCAAGCTCAATATCTTCTAGATTCTTCTGGAGAGGGGTAATGTACAACTCAAAGATCTCTCTTGAGATGACAAGGGTAAGATCATCGACTTCAGTGATGCCAAACTTAGATAGTAAGGTTCCTTGTCCACCGAAACCATTAGAATTCGAAATATATGCTTCGATAGGGAAGGCAGAATCATACTGTGATTCAATGACTTCCTTGAGAACTGTATTCTTAGTTAAGAATTTTCTAGGGATATAGTGAACATCGACCCCATACATTTTGATCTGTTCATTGATCAAATCTTGTATGAGACCTTGCTCACCTTTGGAACCTGAAAGAAAAAATGGATTTAGTGGCATAATATCAACCGATCATGTCTAAAGGTGGTAACTCATATGTGCTGGACATCTTATCCATCAGAGCATTAATATCATTTAGTCCGTCTTCATATAACTGTCTTCCATTGAACTCCAAACCTCCTGGGAGTTTGACACCTTGGAATTTAATTAGATTCTGACCCCATTGCTTTTTAATTGAAGCTGTGATATACTTTTTAAGGAAAGAATCGTTCCAAATTTCTTCATATTTTGATGGGTCTAATGCTCTATAGCAGTCAATGATAAGAAACTCTCCTGCTTTTAGAGTATCCCAATCGATATCAAGATATAATCTATTTGATCTCTTATTAAATCTAATATTTTTCTTTGTTGATAGTAAAAAGTCAATATCTGCAAGATATGTTCTAACCATTTGATAGGTTAAAAGTTCTGTAGATCCCCAATAATAAACGTCATTCAAAAATAGTTGATACTTAATATTGAACATTCCAGCAGAAAGGCTGCTAGATCCTTCAAATTGCATAATCTGATTTACACCAATAATATGATCTGGGATCGGCAGATAATTCGCTGTTTCAGTGTATGTAAAAGTAGTTGCAGTTCCGACATTAGCAGTTACGGAAGTGGACTCTACTCCAGGTCCAGTTCCTTTACTTGCTTTGCCTCTGTCGATATCTTCTTGAGTTACCTGATACTTCAGGAAGGTTTGAGTTACACCATCAAAGTGCCTTTCCTGGAAATATTGAATACAATCATCTACAATGTCATCTATTTGATCTTCTGCGACATTGATTTCTAGGACAGGAGCACCCAGTTGCCTCAAACAATAATCTATTAACTCTTGTCTATTTGTAGGTTTTGCCATGAATGCCCCGTATTACTATTAAAGACCTCTCATAATATCTTCACGCATCATGTTTGTAACAACTTCTTGTTGTTTCAAGTACATCTTAAAAAAATATTTAGTTATTTTTTTTAATTCCTCCCCATCCAAAGTATCGATCTGTCTTGAAGTTTTTTCAAACTCAAAATTCTTAGCGATTGAATCAAGTGTTATTCTGTCGGGATCCATTTAGAAACTCCTTTAGTAGAGATTTGATTTCATTAATTTCATTCTTAAGATCGGCAATTTCTTCTTTGTGTTTCCTCCTATTATTCAAACTATTCACATATTGATTATAGGCACTACTATCAGTGTTGACAATAGCGCCAGAATCTTCATCACGATATAAGTTTGAATGTCCCTCTACTTTAATCATCTTACCGCTAGTGTTCTAAGATCTCTGAATTGTGGTGGAGTTGCCTGATTTGTAGATGACATGACTACCTTGATTCTGTATGTAGAGAACTCTGGAAGTCCTCCGACTGAGAATTCATATTCAAGGTATTCACCATCCCTGCTTGCAGGGATATCTTTATCTGGTTTTCCATTATTTTGAGATGGATCAATAACGTCTAGATAACCATCACCATCAGTATCTGCAGTTAAGTTCTCAAAACCTGGGAACAGAACATAAGAGTCAAGAACATCAGTTGCTGATGCACTTACGCTGTAAAGAACTCTAAAGTCCGCTGCAGAAGGTCTATTTGCAGATAGAATTACTTTCAGTGATGTTGCTGGTTGTGCTAGATTGACCGTGTTAGTAACGTAAATTGATGTATGTGGATCATCATCAACAGTATTCGTTAGAGAATCTGTAATGTAATTCGTTACTGGACGATTGATTCTGTAAGTTTGAAGTTCAGTAAAGGATAGATCAAGGAAGATTTGAGGACTTAGATACTTATCAGTTGTAGACAGTGCCAGAGCTGTCGTAAATGATTTATTTCTTGGTAAATCAGTTAGGAAGAACTGCTCATTTACTCTGGAGCAAATGATTCTAGAAGATCCTAATCTGTTTATAGTATTAAGTTGAATATCCTCATATCCATTATCTCGGAATGATATCTCCGTACCACTAACGCTAGTTCCGCTAACGGTTCTGATTTTACCAGTTACATTGGTAGCACCAGTTGGATTCTCAATATTATAGAATGGAATGATAGTATCAAACTGTATATTTTCTGACGCTCTTACGTCAGGACCTCCACAATTAAGTAGACCAGAGAAAGACAATGCTGGATAATTCAATACATTATTATCAGAACTTCTATCAACACCATTAGCAGAACGATCAATTTCTAAGAAATACGAGTCAATAGATAGACGTGTATCACTAATATCATGTACCGTATTGATTCTTCTAAGAGATACTCCCTGAGTTTCATACTTAACAATGGATGTTCCACTATCATAAGGAAGTGCAATAGTTTGATCTTGAGATCTTGATACTGTCTCTAATGCTCCTACTCCAATAGATTCGTACTTAATTAACTCATTCTCAATTAAAGCATAACCTGGATTTGCGTTGCCGACTGCAACTCCTTCAAAGGTATCGAATCCCTCTGTGCTTGCAACAGGAATTACCGATGCATTGTTAGAAATAGATCCATCAAGAGTTGTTGGAACTGCTGTTGGAAGAACACCAGATACTTCAACTCTATTATTGTTTGAATACATTCCGTGATTGAAATGTTGTACAAACATATGTGATCCATCAAATATTGGAGAAATAGTACTAGAAGTTAGAATTTCTACTCCAGAGAGAAGAACATTAGCACCATTATCTACGTAGATTAATTCTGATGTTCCGTCTGTATTGAAAGAATCTCCTTGAACATCTGTAAGGAAGAGAGTATCTAAATCAGTTACACCATCAACTCTAAGCTGAGCACCAAAACCAGTAGTTGGGTTAAGTGCAGCAGTTACGATACCAACAATATTTCCGTTCTCATAACCATTACCTTCATTGTTAACGACAGCAGATGTTATTTGACCCTCAGCATTAACTGTTATGTCAACTGTAAGACCAGATCCTTCACCAACAATATTGTAGGTTGGAATGTCTGCTGAAGATGGATATCCAGTTCCAGCAAAATCAGTTACTACACTAACGCTACCGACTGGTCCACCAGTTTGAATGATATTTCCAGAAACATATGTTTTTACACTGTCACTAACTTGTCTTCCGACAGATAGTGCAGCAATAGTTGCAGGATTGTTAGTAGGAGTGATACCAACTTTTAATCTTCTAGGAATAACCGTAATTGGATTTTCTGCAAGATTTGGAATATAACCATTACTTGCATCTAGAGTTGGATTGTAGAACCATGCAGTAGCAGGTGTATTTGGAGTGAATTCACAACGATATAGTGTGAACTTCATATCCTGATACTGATTTGCTGTCCAAATAGATCCGTTTTGGGATTTGAACAAACTACCAAGTGCAAACTGTTGAGTGTAAAGTACAGATTCAGAATCTGGAAGATTGCCTGTTTGCAATGTCTTTTCACCCATTTCTGCAATGAATACTTCGTAACCAGTAGTTTCTGGTGCTACGAGAACGATTGCATATTCTTGACCTGGAGCAAGATAAATTGGATATGGGAAATCAACGTGAGTTGGAACAGTGCCTGTTTCTGAAGTATTGACCTGATCTGGTCTCAGAACAACAGGAATACCAAGAACTTCTCTGGTTGGTGTTCCAAGTTCAACTGTTCTGACCTGAACTGTTACAGGGTTAGTTCCGCTATCCTTAGTGGAGAAATAAACATCGACACCGCTAAGGAATGCACCCTGCTCATCATCATTTGCAGTTCCACTTCCACCAACACTGAAAGATTGTGCAAGTGGGTCATAGAACTCAGTAACTCTTCTCTGAACAGTTCTAGTATTAGTTCTTGTTCTAACTGTAGTTGTTATATTGGTAATGGTTGTCTGGAACCTTTGAATTGTTCCTTCAGCAGTGTAATTTGTCTCTGCAGTTGAAATTGTAGTGCTTCCTGGAGTTGCTTCTGCGTTAGTTTTACTAGAACTTAAGATGTAGCTCTTTGTTCCAGTATTGATCCTTACACTAGGTGCTGGATTTCTAAGTGGATTTTTCAGGAAGAATGATCCAAATAGATCACCAAAATTGTCCGTAATGAGACGCTTATCCTTCAAATATGCTACTGCACCGCTGGTCTGACCAACCAGTTTCATACCTTTTTCGACATAACCACGATATTTTCCTTGTGCTTCTCTGCATAAGGAATTGATATCGACATTCAGTACTTTAGAGGTATTACTATAGTTAGAAGAAATAGTTCCTCCTTTTTCATAAGGATTTACTCCAAAGGTAGTACTTGGACTATCATATCTTCCAGTTTTATGATTTGATGCTGCAACTCTAAATTCAAGAATATTTCTTCCATTGAAGTATCCTTTTACAGTTTCACCTGGATTGAAAGATGAAGTAGAACCAAAATTAGTTAAGGAAGAGTTTGGAGAAATTTCCAAAAGTTTTGGAATAAAATCTACCTGAGAATTTCCATCTAAGAACTGATAGTATCTGGTGTATGGTTTCAGGTTAGAAACAGTAAATCCAGTGTTTCTGGATCTCATGAATCTTTCTGACTGAGTATCAACTAGGACTCTAGATCTAAGAGTAATACTATTACTCTGTCTATTAGTGATTGCAGAACTTCTTGTAACTCTACGTCCTGTAACTTCGGTATCTCCTCTTCTTCTAGGGTTCGGAACTCTTGTTGTAATATCTGGTCCTCTTCTTGTTCTATTTTCAGTAACAGTAAATCTTTGACTTTCGTTATTAACGATATCTGGTAGTTCTACTGTTCTAGTCCAAGTATCTCTAGAGGGACTTAATTCAATTGTTCCACGGTATACTACAACATGGAATGGGTTTACATTTTCTACACGGGTTGCTAGAGGTTGCTCAATCCACTTTTTGCTAGTGTATTTGAGCATAACAGTTTCATTTCTCTTAACTACTCCTGGATCAAACAGGTCGTAGTCAACAGAGAGGTCAAGCTGTTCATCAATAATGCTCTCTGAAGGAGCAAGATAGTTTGGAATGCTATTTCTTGATATTGTTGGAACAAGACCAGCATCAGTATCAGTATCATCAATTTCTGCTAAAGTATATCCAAGATTAGATCTATCAAGAGATCTAAAATCATCTACAAAGAAACCAGATTTAAATCTATTGAAACCTTCAGAGTCCTGAACTTCTAATGTTTGTGTACTCAGTTCTAGTAGAGATAGTGATGTTACATTCTCAAGATTAGTAACTCTACTTTCAATCGCACCAATATCTCTCATCGTATATCTTCTATTTTCACGAAGAGATACTTCAACCTGATCCATATCATAGAGATATGGTGGAAGAGTAAAGGTTGCCAACTCCATCATGTCACCATCTTTTACTGGTGCAGATGGATCTGGTGAATCATTCCCTTGAAGGTATACAAACTCACCATCTTTACTGATATAAAGTTTGTCTTGTCTTCCAATATAATATGTGTAAGAAACTTGAATTGTTTCTTCTGGAGCAACATTGACTGGAACTGAATTTGTAAAATCTCTAGAACCAAAGAAGAATGGAGATGAAGTAGTTCCGGTAAACACAGGAACACGAGGTCTAAAATCTAGAGTATCACTTGCTCTTAATTTTTCTGGTCCAATAAGAGGAACTCTAGTTTTATAATCTCTCTCATCATAGCTCATGACTGTGAAGAGATCACCTTCATCCTCATCATCTACAACAAAGTGGTCAAATATAACCATTAAACGTTTTGCTGGAGAATTTTCTCCAGTTTTTCTTACGATTCTAGAATAATCGTAGAACTGTTCTCTCTGAGAAGAATCTAATCTAAATTTATTGGAGATGTTTAAATATTTTCCTGGAGTATTGACATCAATCTCTGCTTGAATATTGGATTCCTTGAATGTTACTAACTCATTCTTCAAGAATCTATTATCATTTAGATATACAATATCAACACTGTTAACTGATCTTCTTACTACTCTTGCAAGAGTTTTTGATTCTGGACCTAAGATATTTTCACCAACAATAGCATTATCTCCAATTGCAAAAATGCTACTGAATGTCAATTTGTCTAAAATTGGAGCATCAGAATTCAGGGATTCATAGACAGCAAGAACAGAGTTTACATCTGGGTAGTTCAGAGAGATCTCTCTATCTTGAACTCTTAATCCATAGTAAGCATTATATGTCAAACCATCATTAACTGTAGATCCTTCTGTAGAACCTGATTCTTGATTTTTAGAAAGTGTAATTTCTAAAATTTCAGATTTTTTATTTACTTTAACTTTACTAGAGATTGTTGGTTTTTCAAACGTAGCAACAATCATATTAGTGGTTTTTCCGACTTCTAAACCTCTAATAGTTACTGTTCCACTACCGTAAGTAAATTTTTCAGAACTTAAAGTTTCAATAGATCCATCATCATATTGAATAAAATATCTCTCTTGGTCAAATGCTAAGAAATTAGATCCGATTGGGACATCAAATTCAGATACATTAAGAGTAATCTGACCACTACCACCTGTCGCTTTTTGTAGAACTCTTTGTTTTGTAAAGATTAAATCAGAATTGTTTAGATCTAAAGTTGCAACATTATCTTGATTAAGGGTTACATACAGACCATCAATATCGCTGTTCTTAATTTCTGCTTTTCCGATTGAGAAAGATGATGCAGTAACACTTGCTTGAACAGCACCTTGACATACTCCAGCAACTGCTTGTACAGCATTTAAACCAATACTATTACCAGTTGGTGATATTGATCCAACTACGTTAAAAATTTCATCAGTTTCGGTAGGAACAGTATATCTTACAATGTCTCCTACTTTAACTTTACCATTGAAGAACTTACCTGGGCAAGTTGCGTTTCCTGCACCGTCAATAAACAAACTATCGGATGCATTGAATCCTACAGGTAATCTTCTTTCTAAAATAGTATCTGCAAGGAAATTAGAATTAAATCCACTTACAGTACTGCTCATGTAAAATTGCTTTACATCATCAATACCCCAAGCAGTTACTGAGGCAGTAGATCTCTTGATATTTTCATTTTCATCAATAATAACTTTTTCTCCCTTAACAAAGGTTCCAGATACCTGAGTTACTGTAAGCGTAGAATTTGCTGTAGCTGCTGCGGCAAATCCAAGAGCACCACTGCTCTCTCCTCTAACTCTAGAACCTTCATGAACAGTTCCTGCAGCAAAGTCAGATGTAGTTTGAATTGTTGTGAATAACTGGAGATCATATAGGTAGCAATCCCAGGAAGTTGCTGCATTAGTATAAGCGGCATCAGTTAGAGAGAAATTATATACTCTTGCTTGACCAATATACGTTGATGGTGCAGGAATGTTTGTTCCAGAAGTTCTTCTTACGGAGTGCAGTTCAATAGGAGCATTCTGTTTTGGTGTTCCAAGAACATTATTTACTCTAAGTAGATTTCCTAACTGCAAATTTACAGTTTGTTCTGGATTCTCTACAGTTTGCCTTGGTTTGTTAACATCAATAATAGAAGTTACTGTTCTTTCAACATCATAACCTCTAACATATACTTTACCTGGGGACAACTTAATTGACATTAAGTCATCTGTAGGTATATTACCTTGATCTGTGGATTCACCTTCAAAGAACAGTCCATCATTTCCACGATTATTATTTAAGGTTTCATGAACAGAAATTCCGAAAGGAGTAACTGCATAGTTTCCTGATTCATCATATGTTCTCTGTGCAAGATAATCTCTGATTAGATTGTATTGAGATTGTACGGATACTTTCTTAATTTCTCCGTCTACGATTCTCAGAATCTCAATAAAATCAGTATCAGTATCGACACTATCAATTGATTTTTTGGTAAGAGAGAGATTTAATTTAAATCTATCCGAACCAGGTGCAGAATAGTTATTGAATCCTTTTGCGTTATCATACAGGGAAGGATCATCTTTTGCACTGATAATCTCTTCCGATACTTTAATACCTACTCTGTAGGTTGGAGTATTTGTGTAATAATCTAGGATAATTGTTTCTTTGAAGATCTTAGCAAAAGTTCCTCTAACAAAGTAAATTCCTTCAGTAACAGAAACTGCAGATCCTGTCGAGGTAGCATCTAAAGAAATGAGGGATGCAAAACCTGCTCCAGCATTAATTACTGTATTATTGCCGTAAATAACACTTTCGTCACAAGTCAATATCTCCCCATCACTGAATGGAGAGATTTCGTTATTATTATCTGCTGCAAGATACTTGACATATAATGTAATAGAGTCAAGATTATTGATAGCATCAGGAATTTCTATTCTCTGAACTGATGCAGTGACTCCAGAATTTTGACCTTCGATAGTTTTTCCAAGATATTGTCTAATATATGCTTGGATATCAATATTTGAAAAGTTTTGATTCAGTTTAACTGCATAATACTGAGGATCATATGAAATAGCGCCAGGAATTACTAACGATCCTTCCTTGAAGATATGACTTCCAAATGACTCAATCTGATTTTGTAGAATCGACTGAATATTATTTAATTCTCTTGACTGAACTGGAGTTCCAGGCTTGAATAGAACTTTGTAAAAATTCTTGTCCGCATCAAAATCGTCAAAATATGGATTTACGTTTAAATCTGTTTTTTGTGCCATTTCTTAAAATTCGAGAATAATTTTGATGTCTTCTTTTTGCCTATCATTCCTAAAGACAAGAGGTCTATTATCAACGTAGAGAATATCTCCTGTCTTTTTATTTATCTCAGAAGTTGCGAGTCCATTATTAAAAGAGATCCCAAGATTAATAATTGAATTGTTTACTGATGTAGTAATTCCTGTAAAATTAGCAACAGATCCTGAGAATCCGCTGTCCGAACCAATAATATTCTGACCTGAATTTACAAATTCTACGTTTGCCTTAGCACCTAATGAAACTCCGATATAATCAGTTTCATCTTGAGTGGTTGAATTAAATAGAGATCTATCTTTAAAATATTTCAATACTTTAGTATCAGCATCATAAGAAGCAACATAACCTTTAGCGGTATCTATTGCATTTACAGTTTGAGTAATTTTTTCTCCTACCTGTGGAATAAACTCATTAACTTGGTCGAACATCACTGCTCCAAGGTTTGAAAACTCTCCATCATAGAAAGTTTGTCCAGAACCTACGCTAGATGGATTTTTAATTAGACCAATCTGACAGAATGATGTATTTGTTGGGAAATCTCTAGTAGTATTATCAAATCTAGCATAAACTAGAACCTTATCAGCACCCAGTTCCTTGTAAATATCGTAACCGTGTCCCTTAGATGGTGGGATGATTGGAATTAACTTTGCTGGATCTGAAATTGATCCTTGTGGTTGAAGTGGTCCTAAATCAACAATACCATAAGTATATCCACTTCCACCTGAAGTAACCGTTGCATCGGTAATTTCCCCAGAAGCATTTACTTCAATGAATACTCTACCACCCGTACCATCTCCTAGAATATCAACTTCTCCAGAAGAATATCCGGTCCCATCATTATCAATAAAGACCGTTTTAATTTGATTCTGATTATCATCAGAGTTTCCATTCTCTCTGACAGATACAATACTGCTGTTTGTACTATTTGACCAATTATCAGGAAGAGTAATATACTCAGTAGAGTCAAATTTAATAATATCTGATGGTGAGATAGAGAAAAGATACTTCCAAATATAACCATCAGATCCATTTCCTGCAATTGATGGTTCTAGATCTGTGAAAGTTGGTTCGTATTGGGACTGATTTGCTTGATTTGATGTTCCACCAGAACCATTCGAAATGCAAATGTATACGTTGAAGTCACTATTGATTACATAGAACTCTGAATTATACAATCGTGCAGTTTTAGAAACTGTAGATAAGTTAGCATCACTATAATCGTGACGATACATGTCGTATTTCTTACCCTTCACCCAATCAACTCTCTTCACAATCCTCTTGACATTAGAAGATGTGATTCTCTTTCCAAAGAGTAAGGAATCTTTGTATTGGGATAGATAACTGCCGTTATCAACTGGGTTAGGTACTACGCCTACAGTTACACCTTCAGAACCTTTCCAATTAAGATTCCTGGCAAAACCAGTATAAAGGTTGGGATTTGGTAGTCCCAACCAGACATAGTAGGAGTTATCTGAGTCATTTACTGACTCAACAAAGTTCGCGGAATTTTCAATTCGGAACTGGTCTGTTACAAGTGCGGACATCTATATAACGTTTTTTCTTATATTTATAACTCTAGGGCACCAGTATCTCTGAGTCCCGCATCACGTCTTTGTAGAATTGGGTATGTAGATAGTCCACTATTGCTAGAAGTATAATTAGAAATGTCAATGCTGAGAGGATTGTTAGGTCTTCTTTCAGCTCCGGAGAGGCGAGCAAAAGATAGTGTTCCACATGGATATAAGAGAGTTCCTGTTGATGTAAGACCAACTACTGGACTATCAGACCTTACGTTTGCTTTAATAACTCCTGTAAGTTCAGTCCATTCAGCAACTTTATAGATGTTGTCACAGAATGCTGTAGATGTTGCAACAATCTCCGTGTCATTATCTTCAATACTGACGTTTCCAGAACCTACAGATGTCTTTGAGATATAGAAGTAATCACCGACTGCAAATCCAGGGAATGTGAATGGATCTCTTTCAATTGTAAATTGAATTGCAAGATCTGCTCCACCAACACCAGGAACAGTTGTTATTCCAACAACTTGTGCTACGAATGAATCAATATCATTGATATTTACAACTGTTTCATAATTGAGTGATGCCATAGTTGTTCCCATACCAACTGCTTCTCTATTGGTGTATAGTAAAGCATCAGTTGTAAGAACTGCATCATCTTCATAGTTCCACAATTCTCCACTATCTAACCAGAAAGTAGTTGATGTTGATTCAATGGAGGCAATAACATTTGATGTTGGATAAACTTGTGCTGCAATACTATCTCTCGCTTTAGAAACTCTTTCATTATTAATAATCAAATCTTCTTTCTGTTTTGTCCAATGTACGGGTTTGTAATTTACTGGATCAATTCCTTGGAAAGGATATGCATCAGTTTGAATAACATCAGCACTATCAATAGTGTAAACTCTTCTCTTTTCTTGAGCAATCGTGTCATCATTCTGATTTGATGCCATTACTTGGACGATATCTCCTACCTTAATAGTTTCATCAACTTCGAACTGAGTACTATCAATTCCTCTAGTTCCTCTGTAGAAGAATATTTGAACATCATCCAATGCTCTTGGAGCAACCGCAAAGATGAAAGTAGATCCTCCATCAAAGAAATAAGAACTACCTGGTTCTTGAAGAATTCCATTATTGAATATAACTAAGACATTATTAAGATCGATAGAAGAAGATTCTGGATCTAATTCATCTGTCTGGAAACTTAGATTCTCACCTTTGTAAATTAGAGGGAATCTTACTCTTTCACCATCTTGATAAGGTGCAATAGAGTCGATATAATCAAGTTCTCCGAATTGTGTGGCACTGAAGGAATCGGTAAATGTATCAAGAACAGAAATTTGGAATTGCTCTACAGGTTCAGTAAGATGTCTGTCTGTAACAAGACCATCAACAGTAAATATATCACCACGCTTAAATCCATATCCAGTTCTAGTAATTTGGAAATTACTGACTTCGAATAATGTTGATCCAATACCGACAGAAGTTTTTGCTGCTCCAATTTCAACATTAACTAGTAATCCAACACCAGTATCTGTAGTTGCACCCTCCCCTAAACGAGAAACACCAATGATTTCCATATTTTCATAAACAGGATCTTCAATATCAACAACAGGATCAATATATCCTGTTCCAGAATTATCGATGGTGAAGATAAGAGTTCCTCCTACACCAACAACAGCACTAATAACTCCATCAGTTCCTGTGCCGCCACCAGGTCCTACATTTACAGTTATTGTGTTATTTGTAAATGAAGTGATTGGAAGATTAACACCAGAAGCAGGATCAGTTGGTCTTGGATACGAATGCTCAGAAGCAAAGTTGTCTCTAGCACATGTAAAGTATATCGAATTATCTGCAATTAAGATGGTATCAGTTCCAGCAAGACCATGATCTGCAATTGTCAATACAAGAACACCAGTTAATGAGTCATAATCTGCTCCACTTGGGGTAAATGGACCACCAGTAGTTGCACTAACAGCATTAGTGTCAGATCTTACAAATCTATGCTCATATGAAAGATCAGTGACTGCAATAGCAACTGGTTCTCTATATCCAGATCCATGATCTAGTACATTTAAATCAATTATAGAACCGCTAGAATTAAGAACTGGAGTTACTCTTGCACCTTCAAGAGGTGCGTAACCAAGACCAGGTGTAGAACCATATGAAACAATTAGACCTCCTCTAGGAAGTTGATTCTGGTTTACATCATTGTCTGTAATGAATATTTCATCATCAACTTCAACTCCACTAAATGTAATTGAAGAAATTCCAAGATTTAGATCTTCTTCGATGATATAGTTATTACTAGAATTATTTTCTGTAGTTGGTGCCTGGAATATTCCGTTAATGAATACTAAACCACTTCCACCACTAGTCCCAAGACCAACAGTATTCAATCCAGATCTTGTTAGTGTGAATGTTTGTCCAACACCAGTAAACTGTTCGGAGATATCATCATATACTTGGTTACTGTCATAATCTTGACGCAAGAATACTCTTCCACTAAATGTAGCTCTTTCTCTTGGAAGTTTGCTTTCATCAGGTCCAAGAAGATCTAATTGATTGCCTCTTGGAGGTTCTGTAAAGTGAATATTATTCTTGACAATGTTGAATGAACCTCTATAAAGATCACATCTAGTGCCATCTAAATGCTCTGCAGGATCTGTTCCGAGAACACCTCTAGAAACTTCTACAAGAGGAACATTTCCAGAGAATGTAATTGGTCCTGTGGTATTGTTGGATAAACCTACATTTTCAACTCTCACATATTCATCTTCAATTAAGAGTACATCAGATGGTTTTACGGAACTAATTCCGGAAAGTGCGAAGAACGTTTGTCCAATAGAAATATTTCCACCATTTCCAGCAAGATCATGCTGAATGTAAGTAAATGCAATTGGTGCTTGTACAACATTGCTTACTGTTATAAGTGCCTTCTCATTTTTCTTCTTCATTTCGAGAATGTGAGCATTACCAACTCCAGGACTGGTAAGAGTTATTGCAATTCCTGCAATGGCATTCTCTCTTGTTGTGGCAAGTTTGAAAGTATTTTGATCGATCTTGATTGCAAATACTTGAGTTGGTAGATGAGTTGTTAGTACGCCAGCACTAACTTCTAGTTCTTCAATTTCTATAGGTTCTGTTCCGACACCAATAAAAGATGATTGCGGAGTATAAATCAGTTCCTCATAAGGTTGGAAGAAGTGACTATTAAGATTGAACTCATTAGTCGTATAATTTACTGCAGATGAGTTTGGATTAAATGTCTTAGCAAAGATATCTACACCATCAACCTTTGCTGCAAAGTCAAAATTAATTCCAAGATCAACATTGACACCATAGTAAGAAGATAGTTTTACATCTTCTACAAATGGATCATATTCTAAATCTGGAGTTGGATTGATAAAGTCAAAGTCCTTATAGAATTGTGTATTCAATGCCTTGACTCTTGTAACATCAAAGTATGAATCTGGAGTGAATATTAAACTAAATTCTCCAGTATTTGAATCGTAGTTAGCTCCAAATGTTCCAATTCCACTTTTAGGTCCAACTGATAGGAATGGATTTTGCATAATATATGCATCTTCTCCATCACAAATTGTCGTGATTTGATGGACCGCACTGTTTTCACCTTGTCCAACACTAACTACTGATTTAACAGCAGCAAATTCCGATGCTTCAAGTTCAAAGATAGCAGTAGTTCCTGCAGCAACTACAGTGTTGAATGTTTGATACATCAAACTTCTTTCAGATCCAATTGGTTGATCATCCAACTTGAATCTATAATCTCCATCACCTTCGGTTACAGTTCCAAATCCAATTGTTCTGGATCTTGCTACCAAACCTTCATTGATAGTATTTTCATATTCAAGAATAAAGTTTCCATCTACAATGTCTGCAGTAAATTCTCCTAAGATATCAAAACTTTGTTCTCCATCAGAATCGAAGAAGAATTCGTTCATGTAAGTGTCTACATTGTCATGAGTGACATATAGTTCAATATAATTCATCTTAGAATTATCAGCATTCTTGATGTGTACAGAAACATGTGCAGCATCAAAATCATCTGCAGGTAAACTGAACAGAGTTGTGTTTACTCCGACAGATGCATTACAACTAATTGCTTCAATTTGAATCATATTCAAATCTACATTACCTGATGTGAGAGAAACACCAGAAACAGTTTCATTTAACGTCTTGAATACAATAGCAGCATTATCTGGGTCATTAGCAGTAACTCCTAAGAAGTATTCAAAATTAGCAGAAAAAACTGGTTCAATATCTGCAATATTGTAGTCAAAGTTACTGAGATCAGATTTAAATAAAGTATAGATCTGATTATTAGTATTCAGAGTAATAATTTCACTAAATTGAATTTGATTTGTGATTAAATCTCTAGATTGAATATAGAATTTATTGTAATTATTCGCACTATTGAGGAAAGAAAGATTTTGAGTATCAGATTTGACATCATTCCTACTTGAGAATTCACTGCTGATATCATCAATAGCAATTACGTTATTTGTCTTACATAAGATGAAATCAAGAAGATATGTATTTTTAAATTTCAAGAATCTTGAAACATTTCCTGAAATATTAATATCAATAGCATTATCGAAATAGTTGATTCTATCAACTCTTAAATCACTTATATAAGAGTTTGTTACTGTTATAACAGATTCTGGAGATTCTGTACTAATACCAGATTGTGTGCTCTCAGTGAATTGCATATCAGCAAAGTTTTTCATACCACTGGTATGAACTAAACTATTGACGTTTCCTACAATTTCTTCCCAAGATTTACTACTCTTAATTGTGTAAGATAAATTCTGATAATAGTCATTATCAGGAAGAACTTGTGCATTCTCATTTAATTTGCCAATGTTATACTTCCAATCAAATTCTTTGAGATTAGTCCATGAAGTATTATAAGAACCTGTACTATTTCTGATAAAGTCAATAGTTCCTGCACTATTAGAAGAATTTCCAGAAATCCTCTCACCAACTTTTAGAATTCTAGATCCAAGAACTCTAATAATATTAGAATCTGCCGAAATAACTCTCAAATCATCAGAAGTAATCTGAGCATCAGAAATTACTGATAATGATTCATCAATTAAGAATTGAGATCCTTTCTGATTAACCTTGAACTCAGGATAATTATCTTTGTTGATTACAGTTGCATAACCTTCTTGGATAAACTTAATGTTACCGCCATTATTAGTGTAATCAGAAACATCATATTCAAATTTTACTGGGTTTGTAGCATAGTATTGAGTAATTCTAAAGAAATTAAATCCAAGATCTGTAGAATTTATACCATCTCCAGTTGAACCACTTACTTTTTCAATACCTTCAACAAAAATTTCTTGTCCTTGTTCAAGAGGTTGTTGAGTGAATCCAAAAATTGGTGTGGTAATAGTACAAGTAACAATACCTGATTGAGAATATTCAACCTTATCAATATTAATACCGTTACTGTTATTAATGGTCTTCATAGTAACTGGTTTGATAGGAAGTCCGTTTGCTGGGAACTCAATATCAAGATCAGTAATCGAAGCACCATTAACTTTTGCTCTGATATATCCAGAGTCAATAATTTCTCTAGTATCAGTGTCGATAAGCACTACATCTGGTGCAGAAGCATAATCTTGTCCACCAAATATGATTTCAATAGTGTCAATTGTGTTGGAATCTGCCAGGAATACTTCCTGAGGGATGATTGCAGAAGGTCTTACAGTATTATCTGATGGATATTCATAACCTTCATTTCTGAGCTTATCAGAAATAATATTTCCGATGCTATCAGAAACTGGAACAATAAATGCACCAGCACCATTAATAGATTCAACTCCAGAAAATACTGGAAGCGACTTCATGCCATACCCTTGAGATACGATGTTAATGCTTTCAATTCCACCAGTAGCTGTTTGAGATTTTGTGGTATACTTAATTACATCACAATCTTCTTTCAGGTATACTAAACTCTCTGGAAGTTGTCTGAGGGCAACACTAAACTCAGTTGTTGCTGTTCCCATTACTTTATGGTCAGAATTATATAAACTATCTTTAAAGAGGATTTCAGAATGGTGAGATACGTCATTATCCGTGGTATTAATAGGAATTCCGTCTTGAGCGAGGTTATAATAAAGTACTTCGGGAGTAGTTTCTGAGAAATTGAGATTAACTCTTGCAATACTAGAGAATCCTACAGATCCGCCAACACCAGTTACAACAAAAGTTCCATCAGATGTGAATGAATCAAATTCATTTTTGAAAGAATTATCATAGAAGAATTTAAAGTCGTATCCTTGAAGAGAATCGTCAGAAACATCAAATATCAAGTTATTATTCTTGTAATTTGCAATTGGAGGATTTACTGCCGCTACAAACTGCAGATCTCCACCTGTATTTCCAAAACCTACAAGAAGTGGTGGAACTGAAGTTGCATCTACATATGTTTCTGCAAGTCTAATAGTATTTTCGTCTACTTTATAAACAAAATATTCTCCTGTAGACAAACCACTAATTATATCGTCTCCAGAATCATAGAATACCTTCTGACCTGTGACATATGAATGTTCTTCTACAGTTATCGTATTTTTCTGAGAGTTTACTTCAGTAGTACTAAAACTAATTGGATTTACGATTAGATTATTATTGAGATATTTTACAAGAATCTTGTTAGTAGTACCTATTCCAACATTAATATTTGGTTTAACTTCCAAACTGATCTCATCACCTCTTTCAAGATTGTGTGAGGTAGATACCGACACAACCGCATTGATTCTTTCGCTAGTTGCAGTAATATTATCTTCAATAGTTTCGATGATATAATCGAAGTTATCAGAACCATTGTTTTCAAAGAAAACACCTTGAGATTCTGAAGTAAGACCAACAGTGGTAACAAGACCAATAAAATCTGATGTCTTTCTGATAACGAATAGTTCATCAATAATATCTGGAACATCTACAGTACCAAGATTTGGAACTCTAATTGGTATTGCATCTGATGCTGTTGGTTTTTTAATCGTTACCTTATCACCAGTTTTAAATGGGTGATTTTGTAAGAAGATACTCTTAGTTTCAACGAAAGTTTGATAGGTAGTAAGACCAACAGTATAATCTAAGGTAACACCAGTTCCTGTAACTATACCAACTCCAACAGATTTTTGTGGGTTGAAATTAACTCTCTTCGGAATATTAGAAGTAAATGCTTCCATTTCCTTATTAATTTCAAATTGATAAGGAAGATATCTTACTTGAGTTCCAAAAGTGTGTGCTACACCTAAATTATCTCTTCTTAAGGTGAGAATATTTTGTTTTGAATTTACGCCAATAATTTGGAAGAACTCATCGTCAATTGTAACTGTATTTCCTACAGAAACATTTTCTGGCACATAATTGACAAAAACATCAGTTGCAAATCCAGTCATATTGAATTCATTCAACTGAGATGAAAGAAGTGACGTTACTGTAGTCACTCCAACTTCATAAGATCCTTGAATATCAATTTTATCTGTAGATACACCAATAATGTTGATATTATCTCCATTATTGAAATCATGATATGGGTATATTGTGAAAATTATCTTACTACCATTCTTCCAAGTAATAATAGTATCATCATAACTTGTGATGTCTGTTCTTATTGTCTCAATATCTTTACCTTGAATTTCAGATACTTTTATGAATGGAGAAGTTCCAGATTCAAGTTCAAATGTAACTCTATCACCAATAGAATAGTCAGTTCCTGCTTTAATTACTTCATATCCATTTACACCACCAGCAGAAACTGATTCGATAAGTGTTTCTTGCTTAATAACTTCATTTGATTCAATGAGGAAATCATTGTCTGCAAATTGATTTGAAACTCCATAAGGTAATGTGTTTCTGAGAACATTAGTTGAATTTAAATCAAAAGATTGATCTAAATTATCATTTTCTTGGATGTACTCCGACTTGTAGTTGTGTCCAACAAAATATGGAAACTTACCAACCGTCTGCCCATCAGCATTCAATTCTGTGGTTGCAAAGTATGCATATACGCCATCAGGGAAGTCCTTGGTTTTACCAAATCTTCCATTATACTGATCTAGATCGTTAGTAGCAGTATACTTATAATCTTCTACAAAGTAACCCCGTGGGAATATACTAGTACTTGGGCGATTTTCTACATTAGTAATCTCATAACTAGGAGTCAATCTCCTTACAGTAGAATTAATGTCATCTGGATTAGAATAACCGAATGAACCATAAATTGGGTTTCCATCATATGCCCATCCGATAATATCGGAATGCTTACCCTCTAAATCGCCATTATCCCCTAGTTGATTTTTTATGTTTTGAGAATAACTTACTACAGCATACTGAAGACCATTACTTCCCGTGGTTATAATTTCGGAAGCAGGGTCTCTATAGAACTGATTCTGAACTCCAAACTTAATTGAACTATTTACAGTAAGAGGTCTTACATTTGCCTGGAAAATAGCACCAGAACCTGCAGAAACTGGATAAACTGCTGTTGTTCCATTTGCATAATTAAGTCCGCCAGTAACGATAATGACATCAATGATTGTGCCACCTTTAATTACGGGTCTGAGAACCGCACCAATTCCTGTAGGTGATTCTACAACTAAATCTGGAGTAGAATAATAATCTAAACCACCGTATAAAATTCTTATTCTAGAAATCTGACCATTTTCTACAACAGCACTAAATTGTGCTTCTTTACCATTAAGAACAGAAATTTTTGGTCTACTATGTACATTTAATGTGGTAGTACCATAATCTTCTCCTTTATCAAAGATATAAATTTGATCAATAGATCCTCTGATTACTGGAGTTGCAATAATAGATGTGTTTCCAGCACCAGGAGATGAGAAATTAACAACCATGTTAATTTCTGGATATGAGAAGTGATGTCTTCCTGTTCCTGCGTTGTTAAATTTTACATATTTGTGTCTATCATAGTTTGTATTGTCAATTCCATCTACACCGGCATCAGAAATTCTAAACCTATTCTCATCAATAAAGAGTACCTTGTACTTAGTTGTGCTAGAAACACCTGAGATAGGTGTTCCATCAGGAGTATACTCAATGATTTCTCCTTCAGAGAAACCATGATTCTCAAATTCGATAAAATGATTGGTTGTAGATATTCCAGAAGTATTAACTTTCAGGTTTCTATAGGCAAATCCTTCTCCACCTGCAGTAACTCTAATTTCAGATAATCTGTTCTTAGTTTCTAACTTAAACTTATGAATTCCAGAAGCTCCAATCGTAGAGAATCCTACAGTATTGATTCCTGCAAAGAAATCGGAATAATTTCTATAGATTCTAATTGTTTGATCGTTAATGATTTCTGGATAGTAAATTGCACCATCAATCAAACTTTCTCCAGAATCTGTATTTGGACCTTGAAATGGTTCAATGCCAATAGCAAGATTGTTTACTTTATTATAAGTAATTTCTTGACCATCAATCAGACCGTGAGGTTTTGTAAATGTAATTCTTTCATTGACGATATCCAATCCTCCACCAAGATTGAATTCTCTAGCATCAAAGTCAATTTGACGTGCAAATTTTTCTACAACAGGTTCAAATTTTGCTCCAGAACCATTTCCACCGGTTAAATCGATAGAAATAATTTTCTCAAAGTCAAAATCCTGAGGATCAACATAAACACTCTTAACACTACCGATAATGACAGGTGAGATATCTGCCGTTCCTGGAATCTCAAGAAGTGGTGGATTGATTACGTCATAATCTTTACCACCATTCAATATATTAATACTTTCCAGAGGACCATAATAAACCTTATCGTTGGTTTTAAAGGTGAATATTTCTGCACCATTTTTGAGCATTCCTAATGCTCCAGGAAGAATGCTACTACTTACATTATCTTCGACTTCCTGTTTAAGATCTATCTTCTTGAGAATTTTTTGAGGATTTATAGTTTTAGTTCTCTGCTCAAACAAGATAATATTATTTCCAGAACTAATAGTATCAGAAGTTCCAAATTTTAAGAAATCTGTTGAAGGAATTGTAACACCGTTTTGGTATAATTTTATACTTGTTTTATCGGAAAGAACGTCTACAAAATAAAATTCTTCATTTAATCCTTCAATAGGATCAGATTCATTTGGAATATATTTTACTTTATCCCCTGTTAAGAATGATACTACGTCATTAAATCTAATAACACTATATCCCTGGGATACATTATCAAATTCATCAAGAGATGATATTTCATATTCAAATATAGGAGATGTGATTTCATAACCAGGTAAAGAGTTTGAAGCTACGTATACAACATCTTCTTTATCAATATAAACGTTCTGTACATCCGAAGATACGACATTATTACCATACTGAATGTCTGCAGTAGATGAGGTTGCTTTTTTAAGCAATCTTCTAACATCATATGATGTTCCAGGGATCGCCAGAGGCGTCGTAGAGACGTTCAGAGTGATTGTACCGTCTTCTGCAATACTTAGGATGGTTATATCATCAAACCCCACAGGGACGATCTCAGTGTTCCTAGAGAGGATTTCTACTTTATCTCCTGCCTTAAGAGTATTTCTATCAATAGAAACTTTTGTTGTTATAGTACTACCAGAAAAGGTATCAATTTGATATCGAGTACTAGTATTATATAACCATGCATTAGTAAAGATAGACAATTTGCTACCATCTTTACTAACGGTAGTTCCTAAACTCTTTGGAGAAATAACGTCGCCAGATTTGAAATTAAACTTCTCATTATCAATAACAGCATTAGACAGTACACCCGTGATCAGGAATTCTACTTTTTGATTTTCATCACCATCAGCATACCCATAGTAAGTGTTGCTTCCATGAACATAATCAGTTTTGTCAATGAGAATTGGCTCACTCTCATTAGTGTAACAACCTAAAAACTGGTTTAAGGTCTTTTCAGTGTAATAAATTGGTTTGTGATTGGAGTAAATCAATCCATTATGGTCAAACCCTACAGTAGAATCTACTGAAATGGTATGAATTGGTTCTGTTCCTGATATTGTTACGTCATCAACAACTCTAGTATTCTGAGTAACGTCAAAAGTACCAGTAATCGTTGGGTTTGTATCGTCATAACCTACAAAAAGATTCAGTTTATAGTATGTTACACCCTTCCTGGTAAACGACTCTATCTCCGACACAGAAGCGGTTGTAACGTTGTCTGTACTCTTGTAGATAGTTTGACCCTCTAGATCGTTAATACTGCCTGAGAGCGGTCTTACGATGACTACAGACCTTCTGATATATGATGCATCAGATGGTTTCAGAAGGAAATCTTCAAGGTTTATAATGGTTGGACTTTCATTATAGAGGACATTAAACAGAATTCTGAAGGATTCGTCCGTTCCTTTGGACTCATAGAACCCTCTTGCCTCTTTTACGAAGTTTGCAACGTTTAGGTTTTCTGCAAAATCAAGATTTTCGAGTCCTGGAGTGAGAGAAAACTTGAGTTTTTTGTAAAATTCTTGTAAAAATAGAGAACTCAGGTTGTAAATGATGGATTCATTGGCATGATCTGCTGCAGAAGTGCTCTCAAATACCAGTTCTTCCTGATTTAGTTCAGCATGATAGTCGGTAACACCACTAAAACCTCTAATACAACCCTCAAAAGTGGTTTCAGTACTTTCGGTATAGGTGATAATTTCGTTATCAATACGAATTAGACCGTATTTTGGCGGAAATCCCTTCGTAGAAACAACATTAATAGTTTCTGAAGTGGATGTTATTGATTCTGTTAGGTGTGTATTACCCCTAATGACTTCTGGAGTGAGGTTATCAAGCTTCAAATACCTATCAAGGTTGTCCGCAATGTCTACTGGACCACCTTGATATTCTTGAGAAATATAATATTGCTTCAAAAATTCGACAAATTTAGGATTTTCGCCTAAAATGAACTCAGGGAGTTGATTTTCAATGATCTGCTGAATCTTTACTCTTTCTCCAAAACCTGCGTTTTGCATATTATGACCTCGTTAAACTCCCGTTGGAATAGCTGGATGTATAATAATTTTTATTGAAGACAACACCTGAATTATCTTCCCCAGAAGATATAGAATCTTTAATCATATTTATTTTACTCTTCTCAAGATTGAAAGAAATATAGAGATCTTTCAATCCAATAACGTCATTTGATTCTGGGAATGCCTGAATTTCAATAGAATCGTTCTCAAGAACAGTTGAAGTAATGATAATATTGTTAATATTGACTTCTCCCTTCTCATAATCCACCGTTCCGGCAGATTTTACAAGAATTTCGGGTGCAAATGGATCCTCAGAGTCAGTTTGGATCTCAGTTGCTGGTTTTACGATTGAAAGAACACCTGTTTTTCCGTCATTATTTGGCGTATCAGTGAAAAATACGGTATCAGTGCTTCCAAGAATCGTAAATCCAGTTGATTTGATGTTATATCCCTTCTGATTGATATGAAATCTATTGCCAAAACAGATTTCGTACTGTGCAAACTGATTAATCAGTGCTTTCAGGTCTCTTCTAATGATAATTTTCGTGATATTTGATGTAATTGCAGAATCTGTGTTGTCAATAATCTGTAAAAGTTTGGAATATTTGAATCTTCCACCAAATTTGTTCAAATCTACCGATTGTGAGTAAGAAACAAGTGAAGAATTGACTCTACTCTTCAAATCAGACGCATTTACGACCTTATTAAAGTTATAATAGACCGAAGCGTCAATCTCAACATAGAGAATCTTGAGATCGACGATCTTTTGGTTGATTCCGGAGACCGAATATTGCTTTAATTTTGATAAAATCTGCTCTTTATCGAAATCTGAGATAAAAGTACCATTTTTTGGTTTGATACTGATCAAAACATTGCCATATTGTGGTGGTTCAAGCTCTTCTCCACCAACAACGGAGACAGATTCCGCATTTTTGAAGATTTTTGACTTAATAATCGTTTCATAATCAGTCGTTGTGACTGCTCTGTTCTGTGCAGAGTACAATCTTGGTGCAAAATAACGAATTGAGTCAAGATTTTCAATTTCTGCGCCATTATATGAACGATCTATGGTCGTTATGGTGACTGTATTAGTAGGAACGACGATATTATCGTCTGCATCACGCAATGTTCCACCAAAAGCAAAGGTATCAACACCATTTCCGTCCTTTCCAGACGTTACAATGTAGTTTACCGTTACAATATTGCCATTTTCTAGTGCTTTTCCAAAAATACCGTTACCGAACAATAACTGATACCTTTCATCCGCTACCTCTTGAATAAGATATACTAATGAATTGGAATCAATATTGATAATATTCTCTACCAAGGAGTATTGATCACCTAAACCTGTCTCTGAAGGTTCTCTTACATATGCTCTAAGAGTAGATGTATCTACAAATGAGTTATCGACGATATATTTCTGATCTATTGAGGTATCAACAGTAAATCTCTTTGTTAGGAACGTTCCTTCCCTGACAATAACATTATCAAACTTCGCAAGACCGTTCACGACTGGTGCCGTAATGGTCTCAGGAGAAGAGAAGACGAAAGAAGACCCTCTCGTACCACCAGTACAGACAAGACCTGCCTGAAGTGTTACTGTAGGGGTATAAATGGGTGTTCCGTCTTGTAAGGTTGCCTGAGGATCGACTCTTACTTCAAAAGAAATCTTTGCACTCGCCGCAGTTCTTGAAGAAGGTACATATCCAATATTTCGTGCAAGAGCAACGACATTCTCCCTAACCGTTGCAGAATCCAAGAAGGATTCATTCACGACCATATTCGTATTGAATGCCGTGATATACGTATTATATGCTAACGTATCAATCAAAACAGAGAAGTTAGATCCCTCAAAGTCAAAATCCGTAAAGGTGGAGTTTGCACGAAGGTAATCTTTTATCGATTCTCTTATTTGACCGTAGTCGAGATTGGTGAATTTAGTAAAAGGCATTTGTTTATCTGGTTGCCTCTAAGATGAAGGTAAACGATTGGGTAGGAACATCTTGTCCAATAATATCGAAAATTACAGTAACCTCAAATTTATTATCATCAATGCTTGGTTCTACTTCAACATCAAGATTCTCAACTCTTGGTTCATAATTGAGAATAACTTCCTTGACCTGATCTTCTAATACTGTTGCCGTTGCATAGTCAACAATTTCAAATAAACTATCACGTACATCTGATCCTAGATTAGGTTGAAAGAATCGTTCTGTTTTGATTGTTTCAACTAAATTACGTACAGACCTTATAATAGCATTTCTATTTGTAAGAATAGGTAAATCCTTTGTCACAGGATGTGGTTCAAAGGATAAACTAATATCTTTGAAGGATCTAGATACCCTTGTTACTGCCATTTCCGAGAACTTTTTAGTTATTTAGCACTTACCTCTTATTTATTGGCATAAAAAAAGTCCCCCGAAGGGGACCTCTTCAATCATTTATAATCTCTAACGTGTTCGTTGCCTGGATGACTGTGATGATGGTCATCATGAGTACCTAGAACATATGGATGTCCAAACTCCCAGACAATAACTGAAATAACACCGACGAAGACGTAACTAAGGACTTTATCAAATGTTTTCATCGTCCCTGCCCCCGATAACGCTTCTGCTTACCATTACGTGAGGTCGCAGCACACTTGGTGTGCTGTCCTGATCCTTGCCGAGTTTTTTTGGGTTTCCCCGGCATGAAACTATCTTTTACAATTCCAACTTTAGATCGTGCCATAATTAATCTTCAATAATAACTTTGTAGGTGATTTGGTCTGGTTTGATGGTTCCGTTATCATAGAACCCTTTGGCGTAATCTTCCATCACATTAAAAAAATCTTCTTCAGAAAGATTACTGTGTGTAAGGTCGCCGTTTACATAAACATTGTACTTCTCTCTCATTCTGGTGGATCCCATATTACATCGACATGCCATGAAATAATGGTCTTCCGCTCGTGACCGAGATTAACTGGTGCGCGGTGGACGACATAAGATGGGAATGTCATTATATCACCCTCCTTGAGTCCTTCAATGACTTTGACCTCCTTTGTCCGCGTATCCATAAATTCCGTACACGGAGCGCCCTCAGGAAACTCCAAGTACCATACAGACGTGAAGTTACAATTGTGATGGACGTGCCATCCGTGCATCTGTTGATTGTAATAAATCTGATACCAGATCTCAGATACGTCATTCACATCATGAAAACCCATGTCCTCACGAATTACCTTGACCATATGTTTGTTCAAGGGTTTCCGAATCATATCATAATACGGTAAGTCCTCAAGTTCCGAGGTGTAATCCGTGAAGATGTCCATATAAGGAATATCATATTGATCATAATAATCGTATCTTCGATCATTATCCTCCGCATCCTTCAAGATCTTTTCCAATACGAGATCCCGGAGCGCCGCGTGGTCCTCAAAAGGTCTTATAACACAAGGCGCATCATACATGAATACCCTCGATGTCATCAGATCACCCTTGTCTTTTCGTGACCAACTCTGATACGTGGGTCGCACCAAATTTCAAAGCCCGCCTGAATTGCATCGAGACAGAAAGATACGTCTTCACCGCACATGTCCTGTACACTGCCAGATTCAAAAACCTGCATCTTTGGTGCAAACCATGGATACTTCATCTCTTCATGTTCAAACACTCCGTGCTTGATCAGTACCCATCCAAATCCTGTGTAGTCCACAGTGAATGGCTTACGACGCTTACCAATACTCTCCAGGGTTTCATGGTTCATGACACCACCATTACCACGGAAGTCCTCTTCGTCCAACCAGTGGGCAACAGATGTCGTGCGCCCGTCCTCGGTACAGTACCATCCGGCGGCAATGTCCTGATCCATCAGAACCAACTGATAGAACTTCTCAGTGTTGAATACAATATCACTATCAATCCACAACTGATAATCATACTTCAACTTTCCATCCCAGGGAATCTGATCCGGTCCACGCAGTACATTCGCTCCCAGACACTTGCATCTTGCAAAGTTGACCATTGAGGAATAATCCTGCGAGATCTGGATGCTTGCTCCGCATTTTACCAGGTCGAAGCAAAGTTGTACAAAACTTTTGAGAAATGCATAAGATACCCCTCGACCGGGTAAACAGAAAACTACTGCCTTGCCTTTCAGCATCTCTCTGGCAGCATCGTAATCCCATTCTGGGGCGCTCTCTGATGGTTTGGGTGTCTTTGCCTTTACTGTAAATCCTTTAGCCATAATAGAAATTGGTTACTTCAGTATCATACCGTATTATATATGAAGTGTCAATCGGTGATGCTAATCCACTCCACGGACAATAATGCAGTTGCTCTCTACCTCAATGTTTACTTCTGTGCCCTCATACCAACCCTGCTCGTCACATATCCATTGCGGAATGATTACGTAGTACTCCCCCGTCACTGGATCGATCTCTACGGTCGAAAAATTTTCTGCGCGATTTTTTTCCATAGATCGTTTTCCGTTCTTGCATTATATATGACTTTGACGGTTTTTGAGGTGGGGGGCGGATTTTTTTATAGGCGCGTTTTTTAACAGGCGTTCGTAACACTTTATAGCTTAGGGTAGTTAGGCGTTTTATATACGGGGGGGCATGGGGCGGAAAATATAAAAAATCGCCCCCATATTAACTGCCAAATACTAACATTTAAGGGGGCAATATCTGCCCCCGCTAAGTGTAACTTAAGCGCCCAATTCTCCTAATCTTAGTGCTATCTTATGACACGCAATCCGTCGCCCGTTCAGTGTAAACGTATGGCGACGATTGCCGTTCTTGATGACTTTAACCGTGCAACCTAGCACTATGTCGTGTGGAGGATTGCCCTCTCCAGCATAACCCTGGCAGTGCAATTCTGCCTGCCCGATCATACCATCACCGTGCAATCCGCCGCGATTAATAGAATCAATGGCGAACTGCTCAACATCACGAATCCGTTGAAAGTTGGTATCGAAAGTAGAAAGCATGGGTCTAAAGTGTAGGGGAGAAAAATGTTAATTAAGGGGGAGGATTCTCCCCCGCTAAATGTTACCGAAGCGGTTGCAGTTTTACAACTTCAGGTTTAGTTTCATCAATCCAGATTGACATAATGTGGAACTTAGGATTGAGACGCTTGCATGTTGCTAATGCTTCCTCTCTTGTTGATGCAATGTAACTTAGAACATCCATCCTAGAGTAACCATTAGGATAGAAATGTTCGCCGTAAATGTTGAATTTAAGTTCTGACATTGTGGGGAAAGAAAAATGTTAATTAAGGGGACAGAATTGTCCCCAATTGTGTTCACTTGATGATCACGTAATCGGCGCCTTGTTTTTCAGTGCAGCGCCCAGTTCTAACGCCGCGTTCTTTAATTAAAGAAATTTCAGCGGCAAGCGCCTTGTCAGTGACGCTGACTGTCCGCTTACCCTTGCAGACAGTGACCTTACCCGCCTCACTCTCAAAGGTCGCAAGGTTGCTTTCGACCATCAGGGAGAGTATCTCGGCGCGGATCTGCGCCAGATACTGTGCGGCATCATCGGCGGCACGCTTGGCGATTTTCGCTTCAGCGACGTAGCGGTCAATCCGCACGTCGAAAGACTCTGTGTCGAAAAGCACATCGCAGATCTGGTCGATGGCATCAACGGTCTGGGTGAGAGACGCGGCGTAGTGGGCGGCGGCGGTGGTGGTGCTGGTGGTCATGTCGGTGTGGTGTGATTAACGACAGGGTTAATCTACACGGCAGGTCAGGATCCCGCAAGGGAACAATGGTATCCGTTGATACCAAAATCCAGATCCGTCTGATTAGCGATGCTTATCGCCAAACCGCTTGACGGATCGGGCACCAGTGTGGTTAGAAACTAAAAAAAATGAGTTAGGTTAAAGAATTAGCGACAATTACGATTACACCTAACACAAACACAAGAATAAATTACGATTACACCTAACACAAACACAAGCAACGATTGTGATAACAATTAAGGAATTGTGAAAATGTTATCTTAACATTTTCTAAATTATGT